TTACCTCCTACCATCTCATGCCTGACTCTGGAGTTTCCACAGGAGGAGACGCATTATTCACACTAGATAAAGATCATGGATATTTACCAATAAATTATGAAACTAATTCTCTAAAACAAATCCCACTTAAATTTTTATTACCAAGTGAATATTCTAGTTTTGATGGATATTTTACAACAGGCAATTTCTCTGTAGAATTTAGACAAGATGCAGAAACGAAGCCATCAGGGAGATTATTATATACATTATCAAGTATTCCTGATACGCTAAATATACCATACTCTAGAATTACCGGTCTTCATATTAAAGACGAAACAGACGGCATTAGTACTACTGGTATAATATCTTTAAATACTTCATTTATGTTTGATGATTCTAATATCATAGTTTTAGAAAATGATACATATAATGATTATGAGCCTCATATTCCAGTTATTACTGGAGATATATGTTACTATACATATATTGAAAAACAATATTCAGTAAATAATTTATCTAGAACACCAAAGTCTGGATTATTCAATATAGTAGCTGTTACTGGACATAAAATAGTAATAAATGACGATAAAAATCAACTATTAGAAGAAATAAATAAAGATAAACTTTGGAATGGAGAGTTACCAGCAGATTCTTGGACAACGGTTCCAACAGATACTTTCGGAATTTATAAAATCAGGATGAGTGGACTACATGACTATTTTAACATTAATGATAAGCTATTAGTTTATTTTAGCGATTTATCTAATAATCTTAATAATAAACCATTGAAATTTAAAATAAATGATATAGATAGAGAAGAATATGATTATATTGATGCTCATTTTGCTTATAGAAAACTAGCAGCTACTGGAGTTGACACTGCCGTTAGATTTGAAGGGAAATTTTTTAGACCTTTACCCACAGGTATTAATCCGAATGATCTTGAGGAAATATCTTTGAATCAAGGTACTAATATTGGAAATTTCTATACCGAAGATTACGGTCCAAACTATTATACTACTCTTCCTCATAATTATTTTTATGGTACTATGACTAGTGGTTCAAATACCATAAGTAATTTATCATTAAGTAACCATAAAACATTTTTAAATATGCCAATAAGCGGATTATATAAAAATAATGATACAAATAATTTTATATTTTTTACTGGACTCATAGAAAATAAGACATTAAATCCTGATTCGTTAACTCTGAGAGAACCATTTGTCGGCCCAGCAGATACTGTTGTAGAGGCAACATTGTTTTATCTTAGTGATTATTCTTACGAAATTTTTGGTTACTCAGATAATAATTGGAATATACCGTATACTTTTAATGATGATCAATTATTTAATTTTAATCTATCTGGACCATCATTAAGAGTTCAAACATATTTTGAAAATGATGATGCTGGAGTAGATTTATATGGTCAGGGATCTTTGACATATAGATCCAGAATTCCTGTTCCAAGACTATTTTATACTCTAGAACTAATAGAAGATGATCCTGCATTGAGACTAAAGACTATAAAAGCATTACAAAAAAATCTCGTTGGATATGATATTAAATATATTGGATATCAAGACGGATCAGTTTATAGTCCATTAAATAATATATACTTTCATTCTCATGGAACAAAAGATGAATACTGGAAAAGAGACTCTACCGGCAAACTTATAGACCACCCTTTAACTGGAACATATTTCGTACATAACGCACCATCATTATGTAGAAGCGGAACTATGTGTGTGCATATCACTGGCATATCGAATATAAATAGATTTGATCCTGTGGATTCTGTTTATCTAGATTTTATAGATGGTGGATCAGCCTTAAATGGATTGTATACAGTTAATGATAAACTATTAAATAATTTTATTAGTTTTAATATGCCATATAATTCAGACTATATCAATAGTTATGGATTAGTTTATTTAATAGATAGCTCTACTGATAATATAAAAACCAATAAAAATCCTAATTATAATAATATTTTTACACTTCCATCGATAACAACAGCTTCTTCAAATATTTACTCTAATAAATTTTCACAATTTAATAGTTTTAATAATAGATGGAAACATTTGATTGAAATAGATAACCAAACAGAACCGCAAGTATTAGAAAATGAATCAATTTCTATAGGATATAATGGAGATACTTCTCAGGAGTCTATAGATATTATAATTTTGACACCTATTGAGCTGGATTTTGAAGTGGAGTATGGTATTAATGATATCTTTACTGCTACTATTGATAATAAAATAGAAATCAATATTAATCAATCATACCAACTTAAAATCATTACTACCGGAGGCGCCGGTAATTGGGCAGATCCGAGTCAAAATCCAAGAAAAGATATTCCATATATAAATATATTGGGACTTAAAAATTATTCTATAAGAACTGATGATATAATATATGATGATATAAATAAACAATGGGAAATAATAGTTGATTGTGAAGCAATACCAAAAGAATATGCTCAAAAACAAATAATTATCAGAGTTGCTGATCAAAGTGATCGTAAAAATAAGAATTATTATCTGGAAGTTATAGCTCCATTAACCATCACAAACATTGAGAATACTATATACGGCATAACAAGTTCTAGTACTAATTGGAGATTATACTTTGAAGTCTATGATAATGGACAAAATCCTCTAGAAGGAATAGGTATTTCTATAGATAATATAGGAAGTAACTCATATTATGAGCCACTATCAGCTGGTATAAATGATAATGGTATTAATGGAGACTGGAAACTTTATTGTGTCAATGGACAATCTAGCCAAACTGGAATTTTTGCCCCAGTTATAACTGCTACCAAAGGAGACCAAACGGCTACCATCACAGGGGTGCTCAAAATATTTGATGATAGTTCAAAACAAAAGCCATATGATATTTCATTTAGGGCTCTTAAAAGCAATTATAATATAAACTATAGCTCAGACAGTAGCACAGATCTATTTTTTATTGTGCCATTCAATGAATTTATAGATAGTGATAATTGGTTTAATTTAAGTTTTAAAAATGTTTCGAGTAATCTATCTATAAATAACGTTACCATATCTTATCCAGAACAAGATTTTCCAGCTCTATTATATAGGGCTAATATTAATGGAAATATAGGATTTTATCAGCCGATCATATCTGGTTCAATTCAACAACCGTCTGGCGATCAACTTATTACAACAACTAAAGAAACAGGATTAAATATAACTATTTACGATCCGATATATGTTGATTCATCAGAACTAGTTCAGCCTCTTGATTTTATAGATACTAAACCATGGGCTGTTGATTTTTATGTCAAGGGCGGAGGATCTGCAAAAAGATATGATTATCCACCCAAAGTATATTTGGGCAACATTCCAAACAACGGTAATTATTTGATGGATGGACAAACAAAATTAATAGAGTATAATACTGGTTATGAATATGATTTTACAAATAATTGGTGGAAAATAAAAGTAACAGGAACACAAGATCTTTACGGAAATTATGCTGCTGTGACAGGATCTTATCCTTTGTATATTTATATTGAGGATGATGCTTCATCGTATTCCGGATATATAAACTATATTACTAGTAAAAAACCATATATGGCTAATATCAGATTAGATAAATATCTTACTCCTAATAATTCTTTAGAATTTAATGTTGATATTAAAGATACTCCTTATTCATCATCAGAAAGTCCATCTATTTCGATAGAAGATGGAGGTACGCAAGGAGATCCGATAGCTAATTCGGTTGTAATACACAAAAAATATGATAAACATACTAATGTATGGGAAACATATTTTAGCGGTCAACCAATTACGAATAAATGGGATGCTAGAACAAGAATTAATAATAATAATAATGATTTTGAAATATCATGTAAAGGTATTCTTGATGAAAAAATTATTGTTGCTGGTAAATTAAATATGGTAGAAACAGAGGGTGCGTATGCTGTTTTTTCTCCATTAGTAATTAATAACGTTCGAGCCATCAGCAATCCTTATGAAGCAGAACCTGGAGGTGATCCATGGGCAATAACGTTTAATACGGCCGGTGGATTGGAAGACTTTAATTATCCTCCTCAAATATTTTTCCAGGGTTTTCCAACCCCCTGCACAGGATACGACCCTTCTCTTGATAATGGCAATATAAATACTAATAATCAATGTTTTGGAGAGAAAAAATGGGACGCATCAAGCAAAACATGGGAATTCAAATTTAGTGGTATCCAATCATGTATAGCAGATACAGAGTTCCCTATCACTATAATTGCAAGAGATAAAAAAGATAATCAAATAATTACTGGATATGGTCACTATGATATTAAATATAGTATGATCAAGTACAAAAAAGATCAAGCGTTTCCAAATCCAGTTTGGTCAGGAGATTCGGAAACAACACTTTATCCACAATGTCAAACATATTCATCTGATAGATGGTACTATAAAACCGTTAATAGAGATAAGTGTCCTAGTCCTACTGGATTTTCTGGATTAATTATTTGGGGATCATTACCACAAGGATTGAAATTAATTCATGAAACCGCTTTCGTACCTGAATTTAATCCATTAAATGCTGGTAGAATAAATTATTCATTACCATATAGTAATACTAACCCTAGTTATTTCAGAATAACTGGATATCCTACAGAATTTGCAAATGGTAGTAATTATCCTAATGAATTAAAGATAGCTGTTGTTGACGCTAGGGGTAATTCTGGTGTAAAAACGATAACTTTCACGGATGGTTCTAGAGCTATGCAAACATCAGCAACAGATATGACAATATATTTTGCTAATAGTGGATATAGCTATAGTCCAAGATTAATATCTGATAATGGAGCAATTGGTTCCTTAGGCTCCAAGATTATTGGTCAAAGTGGAGATAATTCACAAGATATCTTAAGACCATCAATATCACCACAATCGATGATGTGTTTGAGTATACTTCCTCATTCTAATTGTTTTTATTCTACTGGAATTTATAGAGTAGAGACTGGAGGAAATGATATTTCTTTTAGTGGATATGGAACAAAATCAAGTTTATTGCCAGAAAATAAAATTATAACCAGCTCAGAAGATATATATCTTGAATTCGATAACACACTTAGTGCTCAAAATGGAATAAACACAGCAATAAGATTAACAGATAATGGCAGCCCAACAGACATATTAAGAATAACCGCAAATGGTAGTTATTCACAAAATACTACAGGATGGGTAAAAATATTAAAAATATACAATAATCTTATTAAAAATAAACAGATTGATGATATAGACTATAAGAATGGTTCAAGTGACGGTTTTCAAGTCATATCACCTTCTTTATTAACAACTACGGGATTGCTTGGTGGAGGATCTTATGTTTATCAACAAGATAAGTATGGCTTTTTAGGAAAAATGAAACCATCCTTTACTTCGAGAATAAAAGTGGATCAATCAACAAGTTCAAGGATATATTCAGGTAATTTTGATTTGAATGATGCTATAACAATGTCATTAATACCAGGACAAAGATCAGAACCATATATTATTAAATTTAGTAATACTTGTTACGAAACTGGATTCTTAAGAGTTAGCGGCATAGTTATACCAACACCAACTCTAGATTTAGCTGACGATCCTCCTGGAGCCGAAAATTATTCTTATCCTAATTCAAGTTTTTCTGTTGTTTCCAGATTAGCATATGGCGAAACTTCTAATGATAGGGCTATACAGGATAACCAAAGAAATAAATCTTTTTATTACACTATTAAAGATGCTATTACTAATTTACCAATATCTTCATATACAACTCCAAAAAATAGCACCTCACAAACGTCATTTCTTATTAATAATTCAGATATTGGACTTAATATTATTCCTTCATCTACAGTTTTGGCTTTATATATGAATTATTATTCTAGTATACCATTTCCTACATATGATAAACAAGCTATACCAGATTTACATAATGTTTATTATTGGGTGCATTCAACAGGTAATACCAATATAGGATACAATTCATTTCCTGCTCATATTATTGTTGATAATTTTGATATTATCACTAATAGTGGTGCTGTACTAAATAAATCGTTAAATATAGTAGGAGGATATATTAAAGAATATAGCAACACAGCGCCTTATCAAGAATACATTAATTATCCACCCAATATTACTGGTTTAATACAAAAAAATATTGGTAAAACTTATTATGCCGGATATGTACAATCTCCTAATGATTCAAATGTAATCATTAATCTGCCAGCAGATGCTGCTTTCCAGTCAGGAGATCCTATTAGCTTATCGTTTAAGAATGACCCATCGATAACATTACCATATATAGACAATATTCCACTAACTGGAATTTTATTATCTTCAATAGATGCTTCTAATAATATAATTATTCAAAATGATAGTTCAAATAATTTAAGAACCGGAATAGTAGAAATAAGAGATTCTTTCTTAATATCCGGAGTAAACAATAATAGTAATTCTGAATTAAGAATACTTGTTAAAAAAGATTCTTTATCATCCATTTCGGTTTCTGGAACTCAAATAGATTTATTAAATATCTACAATAGTAGATCTACACAAAATAATTTATTTAGAGCAGATTCGTCTTATTTTGATGATAATAAAATTACTAAGGACTATAGACTTATTATAGTTTCCGGGGATAGTAATAGTGTTTATGCAAAAGTTAAGGATAAAACTCAAATTGTGGACGCTCAGAATACTTGGTATCTAGATCTACTTTCAGATTCCAGTGGCTATTGCCACATGAGGAAAATTATTACAAATACAGAAATTGTAACTACCGGAGTATCTTTTAATAAAGTAGGACACTGGATATCATCCATAACTGGAATTCCACTATCTTTATATGGTCAATATATTTACAAAACTATAACATGTGAAAATAGTAATAATCCAGATAGAAATAATGATTATGGAAATGTTGATGCAAAAATATATTCTAAAGATTTTAATTTAACTATAAATATTCCACCAAAAATTATATCAAGCAATCCAAGAAGTGTCGCAGTAGGAGCAACCGGTTGGGCAATGAGTTTTGCTGTTACCGGAGGTAATATTCCCAGAAGTTCTTACCCACTAGAAGTTGAATTGGATGGATTTGTCCACATATTCAATAAGTCTGAAAATGTGGTTTCTGACTCAGGAGTAATAGTTACTTTAACATCTTCTTATTCTGGAATTTTTAATGGTGGTCATTCACCAGTATTAACAGTGTATGACATGTCTGGTGGCGATTCAATAACTTTAAATAAACTTTAGGAATAGATTATGGCCAATATTGTAGTACAATCTGCTCCAGAAAGAGTTTTAGTTATTAACCAGACTACGGATAAATCTGATGAGTACGGAGTTATAACAACTAATTTAAGAATCACAGACAACTTGAATCATTTGGTATATTTAGTGGCTGTAGATAGAGGTTTACCAGGAATTCAAGGAATTAAAGGAGATACTGGAGATCAAGGAGAAATAGGTTTACAAGGAGAAAGAGGTTTACAAGGAACGCAAGGAGAAAGAGGTATACCTGGTAGTGGAATAAATGAATTACTAGTAAATAATATATCATTAAGTGGAATTTCTTCATCATTAAGTATAGTAGGATCAGGATCAACTATAGTGTGGTCTAATAATGGTTCTAAAACAGTAACAATAGGAACGCCACCTCTAAATTTTGCTCCAGAAGTTCATGGACATACCGCTTCTCAAATAAGTCAGCTATCAGAATTTATAGATGATAGAATAGGAGGAACAGATCAAACTGAAGCATTATTAAAATCTGGTTCAGGAATAAATATACAATATGAAGACGATCAATTTAATAGATTAACTATAAGTGTTACTGGATTAGTTCCAGGAAAAGATATTCAATCATATAGCAATTCACTATCTAGTATAGCATCTTTAAATTTTACTTTTGGAGATATGATCTATGCCACAGGAACAAATAAATTTGGAAAATCATATATTTCTCCATCTGGAAGATTATTGGTTAGTAAAAATTCCATAGGAGATCAGAGAGATTTTTTAGGTCTTGGCTCTATTGTCTCTTATAACTCCGGAGACTATGCTAAAACTAATGGTGGAAATAGTCTAACTGGAGATCAAAATTTTGGAGATGGCAAGATAAGTCGATTTTCAGCACAAACAAATACAGTATCTGCTACCGGCTATAATATAGTTCAGTCAGATAATGGTAAAACTGTTTTATTCACAAGTGACAGTGTAATTAATGTTGGAGTAATAGATAGCAATATTAATGTTGGTTTTAATTGTTTAATAGTTCAACTAGGATCAGGACAAGTTATTTGCACAGGAGTTAATCTATATAATAGGGCAAGTCATTTTAATCTTGTGGGAAAATATTCTATGGCAACACTTTTTAAGCCAACTAATTATGTAACGATATTAAGTGGAGATACAACAAACCTACTATTAGGAGATGCTCCATGACATTTTTACCTACTTTTTTTGGACCAATATCCAGAACAACAGGAAATACTTGGGAAAATTTAAATCATACATTCTCAAGTTTAGAAATTTTTTCATTTTCAAAATCCACAGATCAACTTAATCATACATATTCTTTAATAGATATAGCATCATATTCTAAAAATACTACTAATCTTAATATGTCTTTTGGATTATTAGATATTTTAAGTTTTAATAAAATTAATAATCAACTGAATATTACAAGCACTTATATTGATATATTATCATATAATAGAGAGAATATATAATGAGTACATTATTTTTTGAAGGATTTAATATTAGTAATACTAATAAAAATGTTTTTCTTGATCCAAAATATTGGTCAAGACCACAGAGTAATATTGGTCCAAAATATTCTTTTAATCCATATATGGTCACAAATAATGCTATTGCTGATCAGTATTTTCCATATGAAGCGACACAAGGGTTTATTCTTTTAAGTGGAGTTAATATTAATAGTAATCAAAATAGATTACAAACCCCTATTCAGCTTAGTGGAATTGGTAATTTAGATAGTGATAAAATATATCTTGGATTTAGAGCAAGAGGATTCACTCATGCTCCTATAGAATTAACTTCATTTCCTTATGAGAATAAAATTATTAGTTTTTGTTCTGGTAATAAAGAAGAACTTACAGTTGAAATTGTTAGAGTTGTTGGAGAGACATATATGTCATGGCCATCCGAAGATGATGGTTTAGGATTAAGAATTAAACAAAGTGGAAATATCCTTGGCACTTTTGATCTTAGGTCTGATGTAGGAAACTACTATATAACTCCTCCAACAAATGCAAATAATAGTACTTTAACGCTATGTTATCAAACTCAACAACAATTTAGTGTTCAAAGATTTAATCATTTTGAATTTTTAATTGATAGGACCAATAAAAATAATAGTTTTTTAGTTTTAAAATTAGAAGGAATAGAAATTATTATTAATAATTTTGGCGACTATAATTTTCCAATTAATAATTTTTATTTTGATAATATTAAATTCTATAATTTAAAAATAAATGAAACATTGCAAACAAATAGTACATATAATTATGGAACAGTTTGTTATGACGATATAACATTAATTAATAATAGTGGATCAGACCCTAATTATTGGATAGGTAATTATACTAGAATTTTACCTTATTTATATACAGACAGTCCTAGTCCTTATAACTACCTAGGTGCAACAGTAGCATCAGGAGTACTACAAGAATGGGAACATTATGGAGGCGCGAATCCTTTATCTTCAAGAGATTCTGATGGAAATTATATATACACAAATACAGTAGGTTCAATAAATTCATATAGACCAGCATTTTTTCCAACCTTTTATAATGTCCCTCCATATGTCGCATGGACAGGTAATATGATTGGTGGTATTAAAATTAGTAATGAAATTAGAAAAACATATCTAGATACTGACTTTGTTAATGTCTTTTCGAGTGGAGAAGGATTAATTAAAGAAGACTATTTTGAAATAGGAGAAAGACATACTATCAATAAAAGTTCATATAATATTATTACTGATTTTATAATGAAAAATCCTATAACTGATGAAGTTTGGACTACGGGTAATCTATTAACTCCTGATGGTAACATAAGTGGTATTTTTGGAGTTAAAAAATTATGAAAGAAAGAATAAGATTACGCAGAGACTCTTATCAGCAATGGTATGCTAATAATCCTGTACTAGGAACAGGAGAACCGGCAGTAGAGTCTAATTCTAATAGAGTTAAGATAGGAGACGGAGTTTCAAACTGGAGAGATCTGCCATATTTATTTGGTAATCTAAGTGGCTTGCCAGTTTCAATAGGAGATGGATATGTTACTTCTTTAATTTTTACTCTTGATGAAAGATTGAATATAGTAGGATCTGGTGATACCACAGTATCATTTAATGATGCAACTAATACGATAACTATAGACACGTCACTTGATCCAAACTCATTAAATTATCCTATAATTGTTGGTGGTTTAGGATACGTTCCTCAAGCTACGGGAAACTATGCATCAGGATTACATTATCATAGCATATCGCACATTTCTGGATTACAAACTGCTCTTAGTGGAAAACAACCAACTGGTAATTATACTCTTATTGGCCATAAGCATAATATATCAGATATTAGTGGATTAATCAATCAATTAGCTAGCAAACAACCGATAGGATCATATTCGCCATTGGTGCATGATCATGTTTTAAAAATAGGGGATGGTAAGCATGTTTATATCAACTATTCTACCAACGATACGCTAAATATCGTTGGAGGTACTGGAACACTCATCGGATATGACGAAAACACAAACACTATAACTATTAGTTCCGTTGGTGGCGGTGCTGGTGCAATAACAAACTTGGATTCTTTTAATATTGTTTATACTTCTGGTAATCAAAATATTTCTGGTAATAAAAATTTTAATGATTATTTACAATTTAATAATGGATTTGGAAATATTACATTACAGAATGATAACGGAGCCTTAAGAATTGATGTTGGCTCTGAAAACTATGCCCTAGGTCCTACACTAGCAACTTTTGATGTTAACTTTTCTTCAAATAGCGGTTCTTTTACCGCATTAACAGTTGGTAATACAGGAGTTAGTTTGATTGGACATTCGCATATGCTATCTGATATTAAAGATTTTGGTAGTGGAATTAGCGGATTTATTAAAGGGACAGGTATAGGATCAATATATTCCGGATTTATACCAAGATGGATTAATGGTAGCGGACTAAGTAATAGTATAATATATCAAAAAAATAATAATATTGGTATTGGATTTACAAATCCTGTTTATGAACTACAAGTATCTGGAAGTGTTGTTGCAGATTCTGGTATGTTCGGTCGTTTAGATACTTCTTCAGCTGTTTTTACTGATGATGAATATATATATATTGATAGTCATAATTTACATATTAATACTGAAACTAATTATGCAAATTTCTATAATAAATTAGTTGTTAGTGGATCTAATATTGATATTGGAGGATCCTTAAAGATTGATGGAAACTTAACTGTTAATGGCACGACAGTAACCAATAATGTAGATACTATGACAGTAGAAGATCCAATTATTACTCTAGGTTTATCTAGTGGTAATCTTATAGCGACAGATTCCTTTGATAGAGGACTAGCTCTCATAAGAGGGTCTGGATTAGCTGCTTTTATGGGCTGGGATACTAGTGCTAATCAATTTGTGATGCTTAGTAGTGGCACTCCAACAAATAATAGTGGAAATTATAGTGCTGGAACTTATGGCAATTTACAAATTAGTAATTTAAATTCTTTTAGTGGTATTTTTACCAGTGGGATAACAGCTAATGAAGGTATTTTCGAAAACTTATTTACTAATTCTATAGGATTAATTGGAGATACTAATAAAATTTTCTTAACTGCTGGAACAGGAATATTTTTAACTTTTCATGAAGAAGATAATATCTTAGAAATATCTGCAGATTCTAGCGTATTGCCAGTTGGTGATACTATGGTATTAAGAAATATGCAAGGAGATATATTTGCTAGAGATGCGCATCTTGTAGATATTTATGGCAATCATATATATGCTACTGGAGGTATTGCTTTTGAAATAAATTCTCATCCTGGAATAATACTTGATCCTAGTAACATGAGCACCAATAATATTGGTACTGGTTTAAATAATGTTATCATCGGTAATTTTAATGATGGTTATGGAACATATGATCTGCTCGTAATGCTCGGACAGGCGAATCCTTACCTCTCATCATATAATTTTTTCTGTTTTGGATCGAATAACAAGTTTAAAGATTCATCAGAATCTTTTATTATTGGAAATAACTCATCTTCTTTATCATCAAATAATTCTATTGCTATAGGTAATAATGCATTAATAAGTAATAGCGGTCAGATGTCATATAGTAACGGGAAATTTCAATACGATGGAGATTCGCAAAAAATAACATATTTAGCTAGAGGAGTTACGATTGATGATAATTCGTGTATATTAACACTAGATGGAAATCCTGTATCTAACAATAATATATTTTTAGTACCAGCTGAAACAACTTGGGCATTTTATGGACAAATTAGTGCATATGACTATATCAATGGATATGGTGCTGCTTTTAATATTAGAGGTGGAATCAGAAGAAATCATTCTAATGAAACTAAATTAATTGGTAGTTTTATTAAAGAAAGTTGGACAGAACCTGAAATAGAAAATATTTATGTGTCAATAACAGCAAATGACTCTGATAATGCATTACAGCTTGAGGCTTTTGGGAAAAATGGATCAAGTATAAAATGGACATGTGAACTTAATATTATACAAAACTCAAATAGTGGTACTTTATAAATGACATATTTATATTTAGAAAAAAATACTAAAGAAAATTCTTTACAAAAAAATATAAATGAATCTTTTATTGAACACTTGAATATTAGTAGCGGAGATGCTTCTGTAAGATTAAGTATTTATTCTGTAAAAAATACTGGAACAGATACATATATAAGAAATACCGGGAATTGGCTAATGAGATTAAATTCTGTTCATTCTGGACTAGATTTGACAGGAATATCTCTGAATCTTGATCATTCTGCATATAATAGAAACACAGAAGTAAAATATGGATTGTCATATAATGATGGTGCAAAATTAATTTTTCCCATAGGATATCCTTATGGTATTGAAGCTCAATGCTGTACACTAATCAATCCACAGTATGCTATTGGTGTTAATCATTATGCTGCTCCATTAAATAGCAAAATTAAATTTATTAATAAAAATAATGAAACTATTGAAAGAACAGTTGTTACTGGACTACGCATTACTCCTAATGGGATACGTAATTATGACAATAATTATATATATACTCAATCAACTCCATATCCAAATAATGAATTTAGTATAATTAAACTAAATAATCCTATTACTGCAAATGATAATATTAAATATTATCCATTAATGCCTAAATTTTATCATAAAATAGATAAAAGATTAACTAAAGGAAAATTTATTTATACTGCTTGTATTAATGGGTCACAAGACCTCTTTCTTGCAAAATTTTATGCTGGCAGCACCTATTTTAAAGATAAGCAAATATATACCATGTTTTCTGGAGAAATTAGAGTTGGATCTTCTAGTCATCCAGTATTTACTATCATAAATAATAACTTAATTTATATGTCATCTTGGAGTGGGAGCACGACTAATCCTGATTGGGACGGTATTGCTGATGGTGTGTTTCAAGATGGTATTATACCCGTAATATCTAAAGCAATAGAAATAATGGGAAATGAATATCAAATTACTACAGCAGACATATCAGCATTTAATAAATTTTATCCAGAGTAAAAATAATGCCAATTAATTACGAAAATAATAACATAACTGGTAGTGGCTCACTATTTATTAATAATAGTGGCAATTTTGCATCAGGATTATATGTAAATAGTGTTCCAGTTAGCTTGAGTGGACATACCCATCTAGTAGCTGACATAACTAATTTTGGTAGTGGAGTTAGTGGATTATTACCAATAAACTTAGTATATAGTACTGGCAATCAAAATATATCTGGAGTTAAAACATTTCTTGATAATGTTATTTCTAGTGGACAAATATCTGCTCCTAGTGGTCGATTTGACTATATCACTTCTGATAAAGATTTTACTATTAATGGAACAATGAATATAAGTGCCGCTGCCAGTATTCTTGCTAGTGGTCCGATAATTTTTCAAAGTAATCAATACGTAGTTAGTGGTACAGGATATTTTACTAGCGGACTATATGTTGGCAGTCCAGACGCCGCAACACCAGTATCCTTAAGTGGACATAGTCATGTTGTTTCTGATATAACAAATTTTGGAAGTGGCGTTAGTGGATTACTACCTATTAATTTAGTATATAGTACTGGCAATCAAAATATATCTGGAGTTAAAACATTTGATAATGGATCTAACAGTGAGTTAAGAATTAAAACACTTAATAATGGCACAGGGTCACTTTATTTTGTTGATGGAACTCATGTCGGTTATTTGCAATGGGATGGAACTAATCATGATCTGATATTTGATAGTACTGTTACAAATTCTACTTTTGATTTGAGAAAAAAACTAAAATATAAAGCTCCGTCAACAGGTGTTGTCGCTACTAGTGTGCCTGTTTTTACTGGTGGAAATCCTTCAGTTTCAGGAGAAATAATATCAGCTAGAAGTATTAGTGACTTTAAATTAGATCTATCATTAAATAATGTTCAAAATTTGGCATTGTCTGGAATTATATTTACTGCTGGCAGCGGTTTAGTTGGTGGTGGAAGTCTTAGTTCTGATAAAACTTTTGATATTGGCCAGGGCGATGGTATATCTGTTAGTACTGATAGTATTGCTGTAGATAGTAGTGTTGTAAGAACAACTGGACTTCAAAATATATCTGGCACTAAAACTTTTTTGAATCAGGTAAATGTTAGTGGTAATATCGTAGCTCTAACTGGATATTTTACTAGTGGTCTTTTTGTTGGTCCTACAGGATCAGCGACTCCAGTATCATTAAGTGGACATCGTCAGTCTTATAGCACTATAGATAATTTTTGTACTGGTGTTGCTGAGTGTGTAAATACTCCATTACTTGCCGGAACCGGAATCACTCTATCTTATGTGGATGGTACTGGTCTTTATATCAATTCTAGTGGAATTCAAATTTCTAGTTCTAGTAGTGGATTTGTTGTTAAAACTGGTATAAATAATTATGTAACTAGATATATAACTAATGGAAATAATATAAATATTAGTTATGCTGATGGAGTGTCTGGAAATCCAGTTATAAGCTTAAGTGGTAATTTGGACTTGATTCAGAATATCACATCTACAGGAAATCTAAAAGCTAGCAGTGGTATTTTTAGTAGTGGAATTAGTGTTAATGGCACTGGAGTTGTTTTAACTAATAGAAAAATTAACACATCTAGCGGTCTTGGCGGAGGATCAGATCTAACTAATGATTTAACTATTGGATTAACAGGATTAGCATATAATTTAAGTAATATTAATAGTAGTGGATTTATAGTAACAACAGGGAATAATGGAGTAACAACTCGAATAATTTCTGCGAGTGGATCCAATATATTAATTGGTAGTGGAAATGGATTAAGTGGTAATCCTATTATCGGATTAAATCCTTACACAAGCGGATTAAATACATTACAAAGTTCTTATTTATATAGTAATAGTGGATATTTTAATAATGTTTTACAGTTAAATGGGACAGGCGTTAGTATTACTGGCCATTCTCATACTATATCTGATATTAGTAATTTTGCTAGTGGAGTCAGTGGATTATTGCCAGTTACTGGAATAGCTGCTGGTTATGATATTTCAATAACTAATAATAGTGGACTTTATACAATAGCTTCTACTAATCTGGTTCATGTTGATAGTAAACAGCCTCAAGGATTTGTAAATAGAACTGATAGTAGAATTAGTGTTAGTGGAAATATATTTAGAATAGAACCCACAGGAAGTTCATATAGTTATTATAATAAAGGTATTAAAGTTATTAAAACTAGTGGCGATAGTTTAACTATACCTAATCTTACTCAAATTAATTATATTCATTTTGATACTGTTAATAATCAAATATCAAATAAAACTACAGCTTTTGATTTTAGTAGCGACATCCCTGTTGCATATATAGCTTGGAATAGTGGAGTTGGTCCTAGTGGACAAATGTCTTTCTTTGCTGAAGAGCGTCATGGTATAGTGATGGATACCAGCACCCATAAGTGGATTCATAATACTTTTGGCGCACAATATGTTGATGGTTTGAGTATTGATAATTATGTATTAGGTGGTAATGGATCTAGTAATACTCATGCAACTATATCAATTGGTAATGGTACTCTTTATCAAGAAGATATTGAGATAAATATTACTGATAGTTCTAGTACTGATCCATTCTGTCAAGAGTTGAGTCCAACTGGTCAAATTCCCGTTTACTATCACCAAGGAAGCACTGGTCAATGGGTTAAGAATACCGCCACAAACTATCCTGTTAAATATGGTGCTAATGGACCACAATATAACTTGTTAAGCGGTGGAACTTGGACAACTCCAGATGTTAGTCCCGGTGGAGCAACAAGATACTTCGCAGTATGGATTCTTGCAACTAATCAGATTGATGATCCTATAATTAGTATTATGGGTCAGAGAGTAGATAGCAATCAAGGATCGGCCGAGAGCAATAACTCTTGGAGTGATGTTAATCTTACTAATCTTCCATTAAGCGAAGTTAAACCTCTTTATCGACTAATATTTGCTGGTGATAGCGATTATACAAATGTTCCTAAATGTAGTTTGCTTAGTATTCTTGATATACGAGTATCTGTAATTAGTACTATTGCTGGAGTTAGCCAGAATGATCACGGCAGCTTATTCGGATTAGGTGATGATGATCACTCTCAATATTTACATGTGGATAATGCAAGAACAGTTAATGCAATTCATAACTTTGTTAATGGTATTAATCTTACTAATAATCAAGGAACACTTAATGTAATAAATGATAGTGGAGGAGTAAGTATAAATTTTGGAAGTAGTGAAGCGTATAATTTTGGACCAAGTGTTGCAACATTTGAAAATTCTATTTCAGCACTTGATGGTAATTTTACTAATGCATTAACTGTTGGGGGAACTGGGGTAAGTATTAGTGGCCATACTCATAATTCATCAAATATTACTGATTTTAATAGTAGTGTTAGTGGATTGCTACCAACGGGAACTGCAAATTATATAGTAAAATTTGGAACTGGTGGACACGGACTAAATAATAGCGTTATTTATGAAAGCGGAGATAATATAGGTATTGGTACAAAAAATCCTGATCAACGCCTAACTGTTAATGGGGTTTTCAAATCAAATGAGATTTTAACAAAAAATCTTACTATTAACAATTCCTATGGGGCTGATCCTAGTTTAGACATTGATGTCTATAGCATAACAAATAATAATAGATTATTAATTGATCATACTAATGGAGTGATAAATTTATATGATACACTGAGTCTGATTGGAACTAATAACTCAGTTTATATAGGACCAAATGCTGGATCAAAGACTCCAGCATCAAAACTTGATGTTAGTGGGATTATTACAGCAACAAGTGGAAATAGTTCTAATTGGAATTCTGCATATAATTGGGGGAATCATAGATCGTTTGGATATGCTTCTGGAACTGGAGTAAGTGGATATTTATCTAGATGGAACAATACTAGTGGATTAAACAATAGTTTAATTTTTGATAATGGAACCAATGTTGGCATAGGCACCACCACCCCTAGCGGACAATTACACGTTGTTAGTACTGGAATTGGCGCTATAATCGGATCATATAATGAATGGACAAATGGTGGTAAATTAAGGGTTTATGCTGATGATAATGACTCTCAACCCCAAGCTATAAAATCATTCATATCCAGAACCGGAGTAGGCCTTAATATTGGATTTAATGCTACATCTTATACTATTGGTGGCAATGGATCTGGAACCAATATTGGTCTTTATGGATATGCAGATAATGGCAAAAATAATTATGGATTATATGTTGATGCTGGATATGGATATTTTAATAGCAGAGTTGGTATAGGAACAACGAATCCAACAGCAAATCTTCATGTTAATGGCAGTGGATTATTTACTAGTGGATTAAATACTAATGGATTAAATAGCTTCAAAGATATTACAATATTAGGCAAGAATGATATACCAACATGGAATCAAAATGCTCTTTATAATAAAACTGATGTTGTAAAGTTTGAAAATCAATATTATGTAGCATTAGAGAATTTTACTACAGAATGCCCTAATGGAGTCGGACCAGAGGGCTGGTACTGCTGTGATGGAGGCATTATAGCTCTGACACCGGGTGATTGCCCAGGAGGTGTCGGTGGAATTTATTCTAGCTCATTTAGTCCCACAGGATATAAGCCTGGTTGGGCACTTCTAGGATCCGGAGACTTGGCTGTACAAAATTCTTATTCCTATAACTTATATAATCATAATAATATTACTTCCTCAAAGATAACAGTTAATGATTTATTAGTCAAGGAAGGTGTGATTCGGGTTAATAACAGTTTTTTAAATACTTTTAATATGACTATTAATTCTAGTGGTATTAATATTGTTGATACTGCAGCGAATACTACGGTAAATCATGTTAGCACAATTTCTCTGCCTGCATACTTATTATCTAATACTAGTTGGAATGCAGGCACACTATTCTCTATTTGGGAGACTCAGGCCAATATAGCTATAGGAGATTTGGTATTATTTACTAATTTTGATAGTAGTATTTATAATGGAATATATAAAGTAGAAACACCTCTTCCTACTGGCGATGGCTATTTTGGTAATATACGATTTGTTAGAGCTTCTGGATTTATTAATGGAACAGTATTAACTAATGGAATATCTATTTATGCTACTAAGAATAGTCAAAAATTTATTTTAAATAAAGATATACCAGGAACATCTACGGTAGGGTCTAGCAGCTTATTATTTACTGTAGATGATGGTCAGTCTGTGATGAATATCTTAGATAATAAAGATGTAGTATTTTCTGAAGGAGTATCCTCCCAAGTAATCACTGCAGAGCAAAAATTCTTTAAAATTAAACATCCAGATCCAGAGTCTGGATACTCTCATTTACAGTATGGATCATTAGAAAGTCCTTATAATGGAGTTAGGCTCACGGGCAAGAACAAGCTTAGTAAAGGGATATGTGAAGTTTACTTACCAAATTATTTAAAACACTTAATTTATGAAGAAAATATTAGTATTCAATTAACTAATTATGGTCATCATAAAATGCTTTATGTGGATAAAATAGATTTAAAAAATAATAAGTTTATAGTTAAGGGGTATAGAAGTAAGAGCGGTGGACCATTTAACTTTTATTGGAGCTTCACGGGAATTCGTAAAGATGTTCCCAATTTAATACCGGAGCAATAATATGGCTAATAGTGATAAAAAAATTGGTATTTTTCCAGAAACTGGCACTTCTGGATATCCTAGAATAGAATTTACCGGTTCTGGTAATATTCCTATAACTATTGAAACTTTGGATGATAATAGTTTAAACTTTAAAAGTTCTTTAAATAGTAGTATTTTACGTATATATCCTAGTGGAACCGTTTCTGTGCCTAATAGCGGATCCTTATTCGTATCAAATAATAAGGTATTAGATAATATAGATATCGTTGACGGGGGCAATTGCTAAAAGTGTATATAATTTCATATCTTCCTTCATTTAACTAAAAGAGACTTATAATGGCTAATACAATAAGAATTAAACGTCGTGCATCTGGTATTGGTGCTGGAGCACCATCAGGATTAGCAAATGCTGAATTAGCATACAACGAAGGAGATAATATTCTTTATTATGGATATGGTACTGGCGGTGCGGGAGGAACAGCCACCCAGGTTATCCCTATCGCCGGAAGTGGATCATATTTAGCTAAAACTTATAACTTATCAGATTTAAATAATCTTCAAACCGCAAGAAATAATTTAGCTAGTAATACTGTTACATCTGGGTATTTTATGAGAGGTAATGGAACTAATGTTCTAATGGGGAATATTATAGCTTCTGATGTACCTACTCTTAATCAAAATACAACAGGAAGCGCTGGTAGTGTTACTAACTCTTTAACTATTAATAATGGTGGGGCAGGAGATAGTAGCGGATCAACATTTAATGGAAGTTCAGCAAAAACAATTTCATACAATAGTATTGGATCTCCATCTGTGGGTGGAACTAATGCTACTGGAACATGGAATATAAGCGTTACTGGAAATGCTGGCACAGTAACTAATGGTGTTTATACAACTGGTAACCAAAGTATTAATGGAGTTAAAACATTTAGCAATCGACCAATTTTTAGTAGTGGTATTACAACAAATTTTATACAATCCGAAAATGGTACTAATTTAGAGCTAAATTCTAATGGCAATTCTCTAAGTTTAACTAACTCAGATTACCTTACAATAAATAGTTATACTGATATAGTTAACAATTATGGAGCTGACGGTTTCTCAACTTTTTTTATTGTTAAGAATAATGAAACTAATAAAAATCAATTAGTACTTTCAAGTGGTTCTATAGTTTTAAACGACAACGTAACATCTAGTGGTAATATATTAATTTCTAATCAAACTGCTAGTACAATTGCTAGTTTTGATGCTAATAAAAATGTTGTTAGTTTGAGTACCGGTACTTATCCATCACTGACAGAACTTGGTTATGTCAAGGGAGTTACTAGTGCAGTACAAACACAACTTAATAATAAAATAGCTAAAACAAGTTCTACCACTATCGGAAACATACCAACTTGGTCAGTAACGACCGGTGACGCTCTTGGAACAGGCTATAGCGTTGAAACAACATTAACTGGTGGTGCTGGGGCGTTACCAAGAGCAGATGCTGTTAAAACCTATGTTGATAGTGCTATAACTAGTGGTTTCTCAACCAATGACGCAATGGTATTTAAAGGTACTCTTGGTTCTGGAGGCACAGTAACGGCATTACCAACAGGAACTGTTAGTGCCGGTTGGTCATATCGCGTAATTACAACTGGAATCTATGCTGGTGTTGTTTCTGAAATTGGAGATTTAATTATAGCAGTAACTGATGCTGCTGGCAATGTTAATAGCACATGGACCGTTGTTCAAACTAATATTGACGGGGCCGTTGTTGGGCCAGCTTCGTCCACAACTAATGCTTTAGCGGTATTTAATGGAACTACTGGTAAACTAATCCAAAATTCATCTTTTGTGCCAACAACTGTTGGTGGAAATCTTATTAACCTAACCAATCCTTCGGCGATTACTTTTCCAAAAATAAATACAGATAATACAGTATCCACAGAAAGTGCCTCTACTTATAGAACATCATTAGGAGCAACTACTGTTGGAAGTAATTTCTTTACATTAACAAATCCTAGCGCAATATCTTTTCCTAGAATAAATGCTGATAATACTATAACTACTCGCTCCTCTGGTGAATTAAGAACCGATTTATCTATTAATAATGTGGAAAATACAGCTATTAGCACATGGGCAGGAAGTACAAATATTACTACGCTTGGCACAATATCAACTGGGTCATGGAGTGGCACTTCTATTGCTGCTAATAAAGGAGGAACTGGCCAAAGTTCATATGCTGTTGGAGATATATTATATGCTGATACCACAACTAGTTTAGCTAAATTAACTAGTGTCGCTACTGGTAATGTATTATTAGCCGGTGGAGTTACAACCGCTCCTTTATGGGGCAAGGTTGGTTTAACAACTCATGTTAGTGGAACACTACCTGTAGCTAATGGAGGAACTAATCAGACCTCATTTACAGATGGTCAATTATTAATAGGCAATAGTACTGGTAATACTTTAACTAAAGCCACATTGACACAAGGTAGTAATGTTACTATCACTAATGGTAATGGTTCTATAACTATAGCATCCACTGATACGAATACTGCAACAGCAGCTGATGATATTTTAGACGGATCAAATACCGGTACTCAGATAACATATGCTCCGTATGCTACTAATCAAGCTGCTAGTGCTAGTCCTAGATTTTATAATACTAGTGATAATCCCAGCGGTTCTGGCAGGCTCAATGTTAGTGCTTATTTTTATGCTACTAATTTATATGATAATGGGTCTAGGGTTGTTACAGCAGCTACTATTTGTACTGATGCTGGTAACTGTACGTGGGATGGTGGAAGTTTTTGATTTTATAGGAATATAAATATATGCCTAATATTATACAGCATAAAAGGAGTAGTACTCCTGGTAATGTTCCATTAGTAACTGGATTAGCCCAAGGTGAATTAGGAATAAATATAGGTGATGGTAAATTATATACTAAAAATAGTAGCAACTCTATAATTAATCTTGGAATTACTAGTATTAGTGGAACTAGTATAACTCCATCTAGTGGATTATTTAGTAATAGTATTGGGATAGGAACAACAACTCCAAGTGGAGCGTTGCATGTTGCTGGTCTTTTACAAGGAAATACTGTTGGTACTACTGGAATAATAGTATCAAATTCTCATGCTTCTCAAAGCGCAAATGGTCAAAATCATACATCATTATATGTGAATCCAACTTTTCTTACTAATAGTAGTAATCTTAATAATACATACGGTTTATTAATATCTCCATCTAGTAGTGGTCAATATGGTACTACTAATAGTTATGGTCTTTATGTTAATGCAAACACATTAGTTACTGGAACAATCCTAGGAAACTATGCTGCGGTTTTTATGGGTGGAAATGTTGGTATAGGAACTAGTATCCCATCCAGTCAACTCCATGTAGTAGGAAGTGGATTATTTACCAGTGGATTAAATATAAGTAATCAAACAGCCAGTACAATAGCTAGTTTTGATGCTAATAAAAATATAGTATCTCTATCAATAGGAACCTATCCATCCCTCATAGAATTAAGTTATGTTAAAGATGTTACTAGCTCTATTCAAACACAAATTAATAGTAAGCAAAATACGCTTACTAATCCAGTTACTGGAACTGGAACAAGTGGTAAAATATCAAAATGGAGTTCAGCTAGCGCATTAACTGATAGCATACTATCTGAATCTTCGACCGTTATTTATATTGCTGGATCTTTTAATGGCAATAGTGATGATAGTTATTTAAGTTTTGATGCTGGCGCCAGAAGAATAGGAATGACTAAGAAGACTGGCTTTACTGGCAAATTTACTTATGGTTCGGGGTCCTCATTTGCTATTGCCCAATCAAACATCAGCACAATCGAAGCTGCCAATACTTTTACGGATAGATTAGTAATAGATCCCAGCGGAAATGTTGGAATAGGTACAGCAGCTCCAGGATATAAGCTGCAAGTAGCCGGTAGTTTTGGTGCTACCACCAAGAGTTTCCGAATTGATCATCCTAGCAAATCAGGATGGAATCTAGAATATGGAAGTTTAGAAAGTCCGTATCATGGAATAAGATTAACAGGACGAGACAAGGTGATTAAAGGCGTTGGGATCGTATCCCTGCCAGTTTATTTAAAAGATCTGATCCACGATGATACTACTTTAAATATTCAAATTACCAATATTAAACATGGTAAAATTATTTATGTTGATAAGATTGATTTGAAGAATGACCGATTTATTGTTAAAGCTGATCGATCAAAAAGTCTTGGAGAGTTAGAATTCTTCTGGACATTAAGTGGAGTACGCAAAGATGTGGACAATCTAGTTGTTGAAAAAAGGAACTAGATTATGAGCATATATGGTGGGCCAGATATAGTTACTGATGGATTAACTTGTCTTCTTGATGCTGGCAATAGTAAAAGTTACCCAGGATCAGGAACATCATGGTTTGATATTAGTGGTAATGAAAAGAATTTTACATGGGATAGTGTTGATTGGACTAATGGGTATTTTAATATGTTCACTAGTTCAACATATAGAAGAGCAACAGGTCCGGCCTCGAACAGTTTTGGCATAAATAATACTAGCGGATATACTATTTTTTTTATCTTTCAGACTACTACTCTTGGTGGTAATGCTGGGTTTAAGTTCAAAGGCTCGACAGGTGGCTCAACAAGAGGTATATTTTGTCATCCCGGTTGGACCAACGACACAATATATTTTGATCAAGGAGCATGTTGTAATGCAGAGCATAGAATATCATATACAAACTCTAATGTGAGCGATAGTAATATATGGAATATGGTAGGCTTAAGAAGCACCGTTGCTACCAGAGCTATACTGTATAATGGAATTGTAGGAACTACAACAAGCACTGCTGCCGCCAACATCAATTTAGATAGTAATCCAGTTTTAATTAATCCAGCTGATGAAGGTTATGGCTGGAGTGGCAGATTAGCATATTTTGCTGTTTATAATAGAGGATTATCTGATGCTGAGTATTTAACTAATTATAATGCTCTTAAAGGAAGGTTTGGATTATAATGGCTACTCATTATGGAAATACTAAAGCTACTTTTTATAGAGATTTTGTAACTCAAAAAAGTCTCAATCCTACTAATGGAAGTATTGGCGGACCTATAGCTTTTAGTCGAAGCACATCTGGAACATACATTGGCAGCGATGGATATATTAAAACAGCAGCAGCTAACGAACCAAGATTCACATATGAATATGATAGTAGCGGAGTTTTACAATATAGGGGATTATATGTAGATTCCCAAAGAACTTCTTATAATTATTTTAATTATAGTGAAGATTTTTCTCAAGCAGTTTGGACTAAAACAAATTCTAGTATAAGTTCCACATCTACTCTTTCTCCTGATGGAGTAACTAATGGATCTAAAATAAGTTTATCTGCTGCTGGTGGAAATATCAATTACTCTTTAACTTCTGCTGGCAATGCTAGTACATCTCTCAAAAGACAACTAACAGTTAGCATTATGGCCAAAGTTTCAGAATGCCAGCACTTAAATATTAAAATTGATAATGGAACCACTACCGTTGATTGTTATTATAATTTATCAACAGGAGCCCTAGGAAATAATACTAATGGTTTGGGATCACACTATCCATCAGCAGTTAATCAAAATGGTTTACAGTTTTTATATAAGCATATTTGCAATATGGGCAATGGATGGTATAGATGTATTTTAAGCGTTGAAGATAGTATCACAGTCAGTTCTGCTAATTATACTATTAGCTTTATTCCTTCATCATCAGCGTCCTCTATTAGTTTAACTAATACTAATGATGGAATATTAATATGGGGAGCTATGGTTGATACCATATTAGTTAGTTTTAATTATCATTATTGTTTTGCTAATTATATCAAAACTACTGGAAGTTCAGCTTCTTGTGGGGTTGAAACGTGTTATGTGTCTAATAGTGACGCAACAGAAAATAATTTGTTAGCGGGCTATAGTGCTGATTCTTTTTCAATATATGCTGAATTTACTACTCCGTATTTTTTTATAGGAACAATTGCAGGTACTATTATTAATCTTGGGGCAACGTCAAAATACAGCACCAGTAATAGTGCTAGTATGAGAATTAATACTTTTCAAAATACTTATGCATATGTCCAATATCTGTATAGACCTCCAGCACAAAGTGCATATGACTTTAATATAGGATCTCCTGCGCAGGTATCAGCAACTAATAATAAAATGATCATTACTAATAGACAATATGCTCCAATTATGGCAGCTATGAATGGTAGCACCGGAACATCTGCTACTAACTTAGTTCCTCAAAAATTTAATACTTTCTATTTGGGTGGAGTTGCTTGTTATAAAAAATTATTTTACGTTCCAACATATTTTAATTCTAACCAATTAATCAGGTTAACCACGCTATGAAAACTTTTGAAATTAATTGTATAATAAATGATAAAGAAAATCCATCAAATATACAAGAAGATATTGTTGATATTAGTTTAATTACTATCATTCAGGCTGAAGATTTAAGCTCAGCAATAGAACAATTATCAGCATCATATCAATTAAAAGAAATAATATCTATACAGGAAATTTTATGAGTTATAGTAATGGTCCAAGAATAGTTGCAGATGGATTAGTTTGCTACTTAGATGCTGGTAACTCTAAAAGCTATCCTGGCATTGGAAATACTTGGTATGATCTTAGTAATAATAGTAATAATTTTACATTAAACAATTCAATTTATGATAATCAAAATCGAGGATCATTATCTATGGGATCCAACATTCGTATATATAAATCTGGAACAGTATTAAATAAAGATAATAATTTAACTATTATAGTTGTTTTTAGCGGATCATGTAGTTATTTAGAAGGACATAGTGGTGGATGCACATTAAATTATCTTTCAGCCAATAATACTGGCGCATATTTGGATCAATATCTTCCTTCTGGTTCTGGCAGCAGAGTGGATTTATCCTATAGTAGTAATTCTGGAATTAAGATTATTGCGCATACACTAGCTTTCGATAGAACAGCAACCTGGTTTTATAATGGTTTTTTTTATAGTGGAGGAACAGGAGAAACTTATACTGGGGGGTGTGGATCTTTAGAGGAAACTATTATTGGAAATCGTACAGTCTCCACCAATACCAACCACTCTCCTGTGTCAGGAAAAATATCAATAATACAAATATATAATCGAGTTTTGACATCGTCCGAGATTTTACAAAACTATAATGCTCTCAAAAGCCGTTTTAACCTATAGGTGTATAATACTATATCAATAATGGAGAAAACTAAATGCCAGATATTATTATAACGCCAAGTAGTGGAATCATAGACTTCTTTCCGGTTTCAACGAGAGTTGGCCGAATTGAGGGATCTGGTAATACTATAAATATAGTTAATCCTTCTGGCTTTGTTGCTGTCAGTGGCAGTGGTCTATCTATTAACTCATCTTCTCCCAATGCCACCTTTCATGCGTACTCTGCTACTTCTGGTGCAACACTCTTAAATATTGAGGGGACCAACGGTAGTTTATTCAGCGTTATAGACAATCTGAGTGGAACACTCATGAGTGTTAATAATAATGCGGGACTTCCGGTATTTGAAGTTTTTAGTGATGACCGAGTAGTTGCTGGTCGTTTTGGTCAAAATGATTTTGCGATGACTAGTGGTGGAAATATTGGAATTGGAACGGGCGTTCCATCATCAAAATTCCATGTATTAGGAACTAGCACTTTTAATGGTGATGTATCTTCAACAGGATCTTTTATAGCAGGATCTGGCAGTGCTGGTAATCCATCTTTTGAATTTACTGGAGATGCTGATACTGGATTGTTTAGTCCAGCCGCTAACACTATAGCATTATCCACAAGCGGAGTAGAAAGAGTAAGAATAGATAATATTGGGAATGTTGGAATAGGAAATTCTCCTCAAAATGGTTTTAAATTAGATGTTCAAGGCGCTAGTGTTTTAAGAGGACAAATGAATATTGGAGGAGGCATTGTTGGTCAAAGCACAGATTTTGCAGCTATTCGTTATAATCTGAGTAGTACTGCTAATAGTAATTCTTATTCTTATGTTTGTAATGGTGGGGGAAATTTTGGGATAGGATTTCCATCTCCTAGCGGCCGAGTAGCAATTAGTGGCGGAGCATCAATAGGATCAAACTATAATTTAACTCCTCCAACAAATGGCTTAATTATTGAGGGAAATGTTGGTATTGGAACAACAACACCAAGCGGACAATTACACGTTATTGGTAGCGGATTATTTGCTAGTGGTCTTGCTGTTACTGGTTTAATAACAAGTAATAGTGGTAATTTTACAAATTCTTTACAAGTAAATGGTACTGGCGTAAGTATTAGCGGTCATACTCACACTAGTTCTAATATAACAGATTTTAATACTTCGGTTAGTGGGTTAATTAATGGTATATATGCTCCATTAAGTAGCCCAACTTTAACCGGTGTTCCACTTACTCCGACTGCATCAAGTGGGACAAACACTAATCAAATAGCATCAACATCTTTTGTTAGAACAGAGATTAGCAATTTAGTTAATTCTGCACCGGCCACATTAGATACATTAAATGAATTAGCATTAGCTCTAGGAAGTGATGCTAACTTTTCAACAACTGTAGCTTCTGGACTAGGATCAAAAGCCGCTTTAAGCGGAGCAATATTTACAGGGAACATTAGCGCACCAAGCGGTAACTTTACTTCATTAACAGCTAGTGGAATTCCATTAATTAATGGTGGTTATGACTATGAAATCCACGTTAGCCAAATAGATGGAAATGATACTACTGGTAATGGTGACTTATTAAATCCAGTTGCTAGTATTACCAAGGCTTTAACTTTAGTAGGATCTCAACGCAAAACAATTATTGTTCATCCCGGTACTTATACTGAAAATCCATCAATAACAGTTCAATATACAACTATAACTGGTCCGGGGCTTATTGGCGGTAATATAGTAATTTCTGGAACATTAAGCACAAATACTGGTTGTACAATTGCTGGAATAAAGATGACAAACCTGACCATAGCTACGCCAACCGGTGCAGGAAATGTAAATATTTTAAATTGTGAGATTTCTGGCACACTTACAAAAAGCAGTAACGCCGACTACACTGTTCTTCGTTTATGTGACTATGGCTCCGCAAGTATTACTGGTGCAGGTTTAGTTGCTATTTTTGGTGGTAATCCAAATTTTACAACAGTAAATAATGCTAGCGCAAATATAATTATTAAAAGCGCTGTTACTGTGGCTCCAGTTTTAACTTCTGGAACTTTAAGTCTTGTAGATTCTATAGTAGTTGCTGCTGTGACAAATGCTATCACATCAGCCTCTTCAAGTGTCATTACTTTAGCCAACTGTCAAATGTTAACTTCGGCATTAAGTAATGTCGCCCCAGTTGTACTAAGTGGATTTTATTCAATATTAAATTGCGTATATGATAAAACAAATTCAACACTAGTAGCGTTGTCTGCAACTGGTGGATCTACTAATTCTATCGATTATTTTCAATATATTAATGCAGATAAGTTCATTACTCAAGGGGGAACCTCTTCTCAATACCTAAAGGGTGATGGATCACTAGCATTATTTCCAGACAATATTGTTTATACAAGTGGTAATCAGACTATTAGTGGAGTTAAAACTTTTAGTGACCTTCCGTTTGTCAATGGAACTGGAGTTAGTATTAGTGGGCATACCCACACAGTCTCTAATATTACTAATTTTGGTAGCGGCGTGAGCGGACTATTACCATCTAATTTAGTTTATACAACAGGAACTCAAAGCGTAGGTGGAGTCAAAACATTTAATAATCGACCAGTCTTTAACTCTGGCATCACACTTAGCGACGGATTACCAGATGTACTGCTAACTTTAACTCATAATAGTATATCGTCTACTGATGGTGCTAGTATCGGCATAAGTGACAATCTATCCTTTTCTGCTAGCAACACATCATTTAATTATTGGTCTGCGGGTGGAGAAAATGTCTCTTTCTATGACAACGATACTACTACAGATATTTTAAGAATTACTGACAGAATTTCTGTAAGATCTCCTAATGGATTAGTCTCTGGAACTTATTTTCCAGTATGGGTAACTAATCCTAGCGGTAGCGCTCAGGCCATATCTTCAAGAACAGCAGCTGAATTATTGGGCGATATTAGAGGTTATCCCTCTAGTAATCCGAGTGGATATACAACTAATGTTGGGACTGTTACTAGTGTAGCGGCTTTAACTGTCGGCACTACTGGAACTGATATTACTAGCACAGTAGCGACAAATACTACGACTCCAGTTATTACATTAAATATTCCAACCGCATCAGCTTCTAATAGGGGAGTCTTGAGCAGCACCGACTGGAGTACTTTTAATAATAAACAAGCTTTATTAACAAATCCTGTTACTGGTACTGGTACTGGAGCTTCAACATCAGGATATTTACCACAATGGAATAGTACTAGTGGATTAATAAATAGTAATATTTATCAGAGTGGAAGTAATATAGGAATAGGTATAGTCAACCCAATATCTAAGCTTCATGTTGCTGGAGACGTTTTGGCAACAGGATCTTTCATAGCCGGATCTGGTACTGCTGGTAATCCATCCTTTGAATTTACTGGAGATCCAGATACTGGTTTATTCTCTCCAGCAGCAAATACTTTAGGTATTAGTACTAGCGGAGTTGAAAGATTACGAATAAATAATGTTGGAAATGTTGGAATAGGAACCACTAATTATGCTTTTAATAATTTGTCAGCTGGTGGTGAGGCTGATCTATCTATTAATTCAGTAGCATGGATTCATAATGCTTTACAAATTGGTCCAATAGATAATGGATTTGATTACACATGGATCAATAATGGGTCTGCTATATTTAATACTCTTGGAGTGGGAGAAAAAGTAGACACTCCTGGCAATGCTGTTGTTATGGATACCAATGGATTGGTTGTTAACAACGGAGGAGGAAATGGAGGTAGTGCGTGTCAACTATTAGGAGATTATGGCGCTATAATAGAGAATACTTTAATAGTTAATAGTAATGCTAATGGTAATGCTACCGTTGGAATAGGAACAGCAACTCCATCAGAAGCTTTGGATGTTGTTGGAAATATAAATATTAATGGTTCTATAAGGCATACATTTGCTATTCCTGATGCATCTAATAATATAGCACCAATAACATGGTATAATACTATTAACGATATAAATAGTGTTATAGCACAAATAGATGTTTCTACCGAGGGCAGTCCAACTGAAGGCATGTTGGCTTTTCATACCAACGGTGGATCAAGTTTACAAGAAAGAGTAAGAATAACAGACGTTGGTAATGTAGGAATAGGAACAAGTTCTCCGTCTAGTAAACTTCACGTTGCTGGAGACATTTTAGCAACAGGATCGTTCATCGGTGGATCAGGAACTGCCGCCTTACCTTCTTTTGAGTTTGTTAACGATCCTGATACTGGAATGTTTAGCCCATCAGCAAATACTTTTGGTATTAGCACTAGCGGCGTTGAAAGATTACGAATAGATAGTGTTGGAAGAGTAGGTATTGGAACAAGTAGTCCATCTAGCACGTTACAAGTTAGCGGACTGATAACAGCCAATAGTGGAAATTTTACTCAATCTTTACAAGTTAATGGTACTGGTGTTAGTATTAGCGGACATAGTCATACTTCATCAGATATTAGTAATTTTAATAGTAGTGTCAGTGGACTGTTAACTCCTTATCAATTAGCTCTAACTAATCCTATTACTGGAATTGGAACTAGTGGATATTTAACACGATGGAGCGGATCTAATAGTGTTAGTAGTGGAATCATTTTTGATAATGGTACTAATGTTGGCATAGGAACAGCTTCTCCAAGTGGTAGACTACACGTTCTTGGAACAGGGTTGGTTGATGGAAGACTAAGTATTAGTCCAACATCAGCTGTTACATCTCCATTATCAGTATTACATGTTAGTGGCAGTGTTACAAATAATGCTTCATTAATGATTTCTGGGCCTACAGTGACTAGAACTTATTTAGGTGTTGGAAATAGTGATACTATTCCATTTTTCTCTAGTCTTAATGGGGATATTTCAGCATCCACATACGGATGGGGATTTTTTGACAGAGGAACTGATGGTTTTCTAAATATACAACGAAAAGGTGGGGCATCTTCTTGGTCATCTGTAATGACAATGGATAGAACTAATGGGAATGTTGGTATTGGTACGGGAGTTCAAGCAACAACTCCTCCAGAAAAATTAACAGTTGATGGAAATATAAGATTGAGTGATACAGCAACAAGTATAGGAAATAAATTACAATTTAATAGAGGAGGAGGAACCGCTAATGATTATACTATTGGTAAAGAAGGTAATCATTTAGGAATCTCTACCGCCAATGACGGTAGCACCTTTAGGTTTGTTCAATTTGGATATCACTCTGGGGCTACATGGACGCCAAGAACAGTAATTAATGGTTATACTGGGGCTGTTGGTATAGGAACAACATCTCCAACATCTCAACTTCACGTTATTGGTAGTGGAATAATAGCTAGTGGTTTAAGTGTTAGCGGATCATTAAATCTGAATGGGTCTGGCGTTGGTTTATATGATACTTCAGTATTTAATCTTGGAACTATAAGTGGAAGTAACGCTATTAATTGTGGTCAAGATCGTCAAATCCAGACTTTAACACTAAATGGTGTTGCCACAACATTTACAACAGGAACTGGTTGGCCTTCAAGCAGTTCTGTAGCAAGAGAAACCACGCTTAATATTTTCTCTAGTGGAAATACTAGCATTACTTGGACCATAGTTAACGATTGGTACCGACAACCAGATTCTCCGTTACCAAGCGGCAGACATATTGTGCTGTTACGATCAGTTGGAAGCGGAACCATGCAAGGACACTATATAGGCAATAAGACCAACTAACATGAGTAGTTTATTAGCATCAATACCACGAACTTATCCAGCAAGTTTATTATTAAATTTTGATGGGGCCAATAACAGTACTACTTTTACTGATAGTAGTATTTATAATCATACTGGAACAGTTTATGGAACTGCTAAAATAAGCACAGCACAAAGTAAGTTTGATAATAGCAGCGGATACTTTGATTCGTCTGGAGACTATGTTCAGTACTCTACCAACGCTGCTTTTGGATTTGGAACAGGATCATTTACAATAGAATTTTGGCTGTATATGATAAGTGAAGGAAGTACTCAAGGAATTATTAGTATTGGAGACTATACTAATGGTATTTTGTTTAGACATCAAGCGTCTACTAATTCTTTTTATATCAATGGGACATCGTATAATTGGTATTCTTCTACTAATTGTCCAATATCACAATGGAATCATATTGCTATTACTAGAGAAAATGGAAATTTTTCTATATACGTTAATGGATTTAAAATTTTGTCAGGCTATAACAACGCCGATTTAGGGGCAACTCGAAATGTAACTATTGGAGCATCGTCCCATTCTACTGCCGAGGGATTGAATGGACATATAGATAGTCTCAGAATAATTAAAGGGGTTGCTCTTTATACTGGGCAATCATTTGTTATACCAAGTAGTCCACCTAGTAAAAATGCCACAATAGCACCAAAACTATATAATCATATTGTTATGACTAGCACCAAAAGTAGTGGAGATATAACTGGATATGTTTCTACCAGTAGCGGATACTATACTGTAAACTGGTGGGATGGAACAAAAACTACTTATGTTAGTGGAGCTAATTTTGCTAAAGCAGCAATTGGAGGAAATCAAAGTATAACAATTTATCCATCGTCATCAAACGGATCTTTAGATGGATATTTTTACAATACTGACGTTTCAAATAATAATTTAACTTCAGTACGACCTTTTTATTCAAAGTTTTTAACTAGTCCCTCAGTAGCTCCACAGGGCTACACTTATTATTATACTGCGAGCAGTTTTTGGTGGAGACAGACAGTGGTCGGCTCTCCAGAGATAAAATATTCACTAAATATCAGTTCTAATAATCTAAGCTCGTCTGATTTAAATCAGCTATATACCGATTTGTTAAATGGAAACGGAAGTATAGAAGTTAGTGATAATACTGGTGGAGACGCTGATGATCCCACCATAGCAACAAATAAAGGATATACAGTATTCGGATCATTATCTCCAATAGTAGAACTATTATTAAATTTAAATGGATCGAATGGAAGTACAACATTCACAGATTCAAGTAGCAACTCCAGAAGCATAACATTACAAACTGGTTCGCCTAGTTTGAATACCACAACTAAAAAATATGGCAGTGCTTCTTTGAGTATAAATAGTGGCTCAATAGGAAATGAGTCTTATATAATTCCAGATTTATCTAATATGGATTGGAGCATAGAGTTTTGGATATATAGGCCAACAGCAACTGCCGCTTATGAAGGTATAGTTTATCTTGCAAACTCAACAGGAGTAGATAATAATAGTGGAGTAAATATTCATCTTTACACTAGTAATGATATTCATTTTAATAATAATGGAACAGGTGCTGTAACATCAAGTTGTAATGTGTCTAGCGGGACATGGCACCATGTTGTTTGTGCTCAAGATTCTAAATATAAGAAAGTTTATTTTAATGGAATTTTAGTCGGAGTTGCTGAACAACCAACTCCAGCAGGACCATATAAGTTAAGATTAGGAAGATCATATGGATTTTGGGCAAGTAGTGCGTCCTCAGCATATATTGATGATTTTAAACTTGTTAGAGGAAAATGTGCTTACTATCAAGACTTCGTTGTACCATCAGCAGAAGCCACTACGAGCACAACAGCAGCAACTCAGGGAACCACAATACTATTATTAAAGGGCAACGGAACAAATAATGGTACCATATTTACGGATGATGGGCATAAAGCATTAACAGCAACTCGAAATGGCAACACAATTACTAGTACAACACAATATAAGTATGGTACTGCAAGCATATATTTTGACGGAACAGGAGACTATATTAGCTATAGCACAGGAAAAGATAATTTTAATTTCCTTAATAGTAATTTCACAATAGAGTGCTGGATAAGACCTAGCAATGTTACTGGAGCAAGAGTGATATTTAGTAAACGAGCAAATACCGGAACCTATGGAGGATTTATTTTTCAATGTAACGATAACAAACTAAATATAATAGCAACAAACGATGGAAGTAGCTGGGGAATTAATTTAGATTCTACTAGTACTTTATCGACCAATACTTGGTATCACGTTGCAGTTACTCGATTATATGATACCTTTAAAATATTTATAGATGGCAATCTAGAAGGTTCTCAAACTATAGAAGATTTTATTATTAGTACAAATACAGATAATGTTGTTATAGGTGCTGGTGGAGCTACTGGTGGCCAAGAATTTTTTGGATATATAGACGATTTGAGAATAGTAAGAGGAGCTTCGTTATATAATACTAATTTCACCCCCCCAACTTCACAATTAGCAGTTTATCCATAATGTACTATTATAATACTCCAAATTATAGTGTCGCCCTCAATGCCAAAGTTGGCTCTTCAACTATGGCTCGATTGATCATTAAAGAGTTTTATCCAAAAGAACATCAAAAAATTAGCTATGCTAGGTTTCCCAACGGAATAACAGAAAACCAAAAACAATGGCACTGGATGTGTCCAGGATCAACAACACCAGACAAGCCCATAGTGCTGATGGTACGAAATCCAGTTGATCGATTTATTACTGCTTGTCAGCAAATAAACATCAAATCAGAAGATATTGATAAAGTAATAGACTCTTTAGTTGATGATAGTGCTTTTCTTCGAACAAGAGAAGATATTGAAGCATCAAACCAACTAGCTAATCTAGAAAAAATAAATGCTAAAAAGCTAGAAACTAGACAAAACAGAATAGATCAAGGATTACCAGTAAGAGATTTCAAACGATTTGGATATCTGAGAGACGATGTACATTTTTTTCACCAGCATAAATATATTCAAAGAGAAACTTATGTCTTTAACTTTCCTGATAATTTAAGTGACTGTTTGAAGTTTATAGGAATAAACGAAAATGAATCATTAGTAGCTAACAAGGCAAAAAGAACCAAACCAACATTATCACAAGATCAAAGAAACTTAGTAGAAAACTATTATAATAAAGATATAAAACTTTTTAATAGTATTAATCAACCCGGTCAGTTAATATTACCACAAGGAGAACTATCATGCCACTAGATTTAAGCAGAAAAGAGCCACCAAAAACACCAACTGAAATTGCAGAATCACTAAAATTACAAGCAAAAAATATATATAATAATATGCTTGGAGTATTTAATAGAGGGTCTAAAATGTTTTGGGACAATCCTAATGCTACTCCTGAACAAATAGCTTTAGCCTTGGGCAATAATGGTAAAGAATTATTTAGTCTTCATTATAAATTAGGTCAATTAATTTCCACAATAGATGCTGCTGCTATAGCTGAAGGATCATCGGTTGTTGGCCAATTTACCATGAATGAAGATGGCACAGTAACCATACTTCCACCAAGTGGTAATCCATCATAGAATTTGTAGGGGTGTATTCTAAAATAGAATACCTATTTTTACATTAGGACTTATATGACAAATATATTTGATAATATTAATTATGGTAGTTTAAAAACTGTCTATAATGATGCTATAGACTCTTTGATTTCTCAAAATGGATTAAGTTTACCATGCACTTTATTATACTCAAATAATAATCCAACATTATGTTCTAATTGTATATTTGATCCTATAAATAGTAGATCATTAAATAAATACAATGGTAGTGGAACATCACCATTTGCTGAATATAGCATATGTCCAGTTTGCAATGGTTTGGGATTTGATTCTACAAGCTCAGAAGAAATAATTTATCTTGCAGTATTATTTGATAGTAAATATTGGTTTAATTGGAATTCTAAATCTAATCCGATACATGTTGTTGATGGTATGGTGCAAACAATATGTAAAACAGATTTACTTCCAAAAATTAAAACAGCAGATAAAATAATGATTGATAATTCTAGATCTGGATATGGAGCATATTATTATATTAGAGCTAATGATCCAGAATTTGCCGGTTTTGGTGATACACGATATGTTTTTACAGTATGGAAAAGAGCATAATGAAAATTTCACTAAAACTTCTAGAGAATGATGCTGAAATTAATAGAAGAATACTGGATGCTTTAGTTTTAGAAGTAGATACGATTTTTAAAAAAAGTATAAAACCCATAAGAACCAGAATAATTGAAGAAGTTAAAAAAGCACTAATGAGTGAGCCAGAATATCAATCATTAATTTCTGGACAATTAAAATATGAATTTGGTATTCCAACATCTGATAAAGTTAATAATATTATTGAAATATGGAGTAACAATATTAATATAGAATATAAACCAATAAAAATTACTAATAGAGGATTATCCGGTGGATTCTCATTAAGTATGATTAGAGATAATTTTGATGATGTTCTTGGTAATGAATCAGCTATTGTTGTTGATTCTGTTTCTGGTATTACTTTGCCTTGGTTGGAGTGGTTATTATTATATGGTGGTAAAATTATAGTAAAAAATTATAAAGTAAGAATGGGCAGTAACAGGAATTCTAGAACAGGAATGGCTATTATGGTTGAGTCCGAGGGTAATAATTGGAGAGTTCCACCAGAGTTTGCTGGAATATTAACAAATAATTGGGTAACTAGAGCTATAAATAAACTAGATGATAAAATTATATCAATATTAGAATCAGAATTGGAGAAGTCTATATGAGTTGTGAAGATTATACAAAATTTAATAATGTTACTAATTTAGGTCAAAATTCTTTATTAGATCAGCTAGAAGATAATTTAAAAAGTTTTTTGGATTGGGGATTTTTGAATATTGGCGGATTTATAAATATTAATATCCCAACATCTGGAATTAGCCAAAATCCCACACACATTCTGAAACAAACTAATGATCCAGCATATTCTAATGGTATGGTTTGGCAAACTATTCATAAAGATTTAGTATGGGAAACTGGAATATCATATAATGGATTTTCACCAATTAATATAAGTGGAGTTACTGTTAATAATACATACTATCCAGCGCCAACAGGAAGCGGTAGTTATAAATATGAAATAAACTATCCTCTTGGTAGAGTGATTTTTAATAGTGGTCTAGCAACCGGTTCTGTGGTTAATATGGCACACTCCTATAGGTGGTGTCAAGTGCATAAAGCAAATGCCTCACCATGGTGGGCAGAATTACAAGGAGATCTGTTAAATCCATCAACACAATTCAATCAGAGTGATAAAGGAGATTTTAATATTACGGCTAACCATAGAGTTCAAATGCCGTGTATTGTTATAGAATCTGTGGCCAGAAGCAATTCTACTCCTTGGCAACTGGGGGCAACAGACTTTATATATGATCAAGATATGCTATTACATATTTTTACTGAAAGATCATCGGATAAAAATATTTTGACCGATATAATAAGAATGCAAAAACATAAAACAATATGGCTTTATGATATTAATAAAATAATCAATAGTGGTATAAATGGATTAAATTATAAAGGTAATAAAAATATTAATGGAAAAATATATTGTGATATTGTTAATAATGAAAATTATCGTTGGAATAAATGTTTTTTTAAAGAAGTAAGTATTATGGATATGGAAACAGCAAATAACAGTCTTTTTTGGTGTACAATACGTTTGACAGCTCAAGTGATAATGTAATTTTAAAAACCAATACAATTCTGGAGTTATACCATGCCAAATAATCGTATTTTTTATGCTTGTCAAGCAGTTCAAATTAACGGACCAAGTGGAGACAGTACTGCTAATCCATTGTATGATACAATCCAGGGTCTTCAGAGTGTTGGAATGAACACCAACTTTAATCTTGAGCCAATCTATCAGCTCGGTCAGTTGGATCTTTATGATAATTATGAAGAAATTCCAGAAGTTGAAATTACTCTTAATAAAGTGCTAGACGGAAGTAATACCATCTATGGTATGGCTATGGGTTCGGGCACACTATCAGCAACAGCGAATAATCGTTGTGGAGTAAAATTAATACTTTATCCAGATACTAACATAGCAGCAACTGGACAAGCAACAGCAGCTGTTGAGTGTGTGCCAGCATACTTATCAAGTGTGAGTTATACTTTCCCAACAGAAGGTAATTTTACTGAAGAAGTAACAATAGTTAGTAATGACAAGAGTTGGGTAGCCAATGTTGGAGTTATAGCTGGTGCTCCAGAAAATAGTGGTACCACAACTATTGCTAGAAGAGGAATGTGGAGCACAGCCTCAGTTCTTCCAACAGGATCTGCTGGTGACATGACTGTTCAATCAGTTTCTGGAGGTATTCCAACAGGTAGTAAGATTAGTCAAGTTAGTGTTAGTATGAATCTTGGCCGCGAACAAATTCGTGAACTAGGAAGCAGAACACCATTTGTTCGTTATGTTAATTTCCCAGTTCAAGTAACAACAGAAATTCAAGTTGTTGCTAGTACTGGAGATATGGTAGGAGTTAGTGGATCAAGCACTACTGCTTGCAATAATCCAAAAGCCCTTTCTGACAAAGAGATTGTTATCAAGCTATGTGATGGAATGCAAATTGATCTTGGTAAAAAGAATAAGCTCACCAGTGTTAACTATACTGGTGGAGATACTGGTGGTGGTAATGCTACTATAACATATAGTTATATATCATATAACAACTTCACCTATACTCCTCCAACAGGCAGTACTGGTTACTTAACCTATGCTGAGTCGGCTGGTGACTGAGCAATTAGTGATAGTTAATTAATAAGAATTAAGATCTAATGTAAAGTTAATAAGAAATTAGGAATATAATTATGGATGAACTATTTTTAGTAATAGGTAAGCTATACTATGATCTCTTGAGATCTCAGGGGATCATAGATAGTTTACAAAAACAACTTAAAAATCAGGAAAATTTATCTTCGGATAAATGGGATCCTAAGTGGCAGAATCAAGAGTCATAGAACAGCTAGTTCATAGGATATTATCTGGAAAATTAATCTTTAAATATAAAGATATTATATATTGTCTACATAAGCCAAGTTTGGATCTTAAGCTAGAATCAGATATTTTGTATAAGGATATTTATGAATCTAGTTTATTTGATGATTTTTGGTTAATAGAAGATATTCCAAATCTTGCTATAGAATTAGGATTATTGTCTTTTGATTATAACCAACAAATATCAAGGATAGAAAAAAAATTAGAAAATAGTAAATTAATACTATATCAACAATATCTAGATATTAATAAAAAAAAGAAAAATAGATTTAATCTAGAACAAATTAAAAAACAACTTAATATACAGTATCATAATTTGCATTGTTTAGATTATTTATCTTTGGAACACTATTGTGAAAAAATTAAAAATGAATTTTTAATAACACATACATTATATTATTTTCAAAGTAATAAATTAGTCTTTGACCCTAATTATATAGAATATAATTTTTTTAATGAGATTATATCTCAAATTTCTAATGAGATTATATCTGTTGAAACATATAAAGAAATAGCAAGAAATGAATATTGGAGAAATTATTGGTCAAATAATAAATCTAATATTTTAACAGAATCTGTGGATCAGTGGTCAGATGAGCAAAAAACATTAATGAACATATCCACAATGTATGATAGAGTTCATGAACATCCTGAAGCTCCACCAGAAGAAATTATAGCTGATGATGATGCTTTGGACGGATGGATGATAGATCAAAAGAAGAAAAATATCAAGCAGAAACAAGAAAAAGGTGTAGATAATATGTTGACGGATAAAATTAGGAATTCATCGGAAATTTTCCTCATGGCTTCTAATAAGGAAACTGCGGATACTATTTTGGATTTTAATACTGATCAGTCATTATATAATCTTAAGCAGAAGGTGAGCGTTGTAACTTCTCAAGATAAAGCAGTGCCTGATTCTCATCTGCCGGATGTTAGACAAAAGATACATGAACAAATCAAAGGAATATAATATATGTATAATCCAGAAAGATTAAAATTTACATTACAAAAAAGAATTCAGACTACTATGATAGGAGCACTAGCTCGAATAGAACAACATTTTGGTCATCTATGGGGACAAGATAAAGATGGCGAATTGTCATCATTGGAAGAAGATTTTTTAGACAGATGGGAATTTTTAAGAAATGATATTCTGAACTATGGAAATAGACAGATTAGACAGTTGAATGATGACTTTTATAAATATGGTGGAGTATTTAAAAATAATTATACATATAATTTTCCAATTAAAAAGGATGAAGATCTATGAAAACTGAAAATTTTAAAGTTACCGTTGATAGCAAAGACAAAGAATTTACCGTTCGTTCTCCTACTTTGAATGATCAAAGAGAAGCTCAGAAAGCATATAATCAAGCATTTACTGATGCTATAAAATCTAAGGCTGTTGTTAGAGCAAAACTTGATGATCTTTTGGAAGAGCAAGGGCTATGGAATCAAGAAAAACAGGCTAAGTTCACTGAACTACAACAGCAAATTCTTGATGGTGAAAAAAGACTAGCTAAAGGAGGATTTAATCTTAAAGAGGCTAAAAATCTTGCTCTTGAAATGAAAAAAACAAGAGAAGAAATAAGAGATTTAATTAGTGTTAGAACTAGTTTGGATAATCATAGCGCAGAAGGTCAAGCTGATAATGCGAGATTTAACTATCTTGTATCATCATGTGTGGTGTATAAAGAGAATAATGAGCGCTATTTTAAGAGTTTAGAAGACTATTTAAATAGAACAGATGACCCCGTCGCTCTTGTTGGTGCTCAAAAATTGGCTAACATGATTTATGGTTTGGATAACAATTTTGAAAAGAGTTTACCAGAAAATAAATTTTTACAAAAATTTAAGTTCGTTGATGATAAACTAAGGCTCATTAACAAAGAAGGCAGACTGGTTGATATTGAAGGCAGACTAGTTGATGAGAGTGGCAGATATATTGACGAAGCTGGTAACTTTGTGGATAAATTTGGTAATAAGGTAGATAAAGATGGAGATTATATTGTTGATTCACAACCATTTTTAGATGACGACGGAAATCCGGTAGTACTAGAAAATGAAACAACACCACAACCATCAGTTGAAGCAGCAGAAGTTAAAAACTCAGAAGAGACTAAAACTTCCGTCGAATCAACAAATGGTCCAGAATCGCCTGCTTCAAATAGTTAAAAATTTTCTTTCATTAGATAATACCAATAGCACCATACTGTATTCTATGCAGTGTGGTGTTATTTTTTAGGAAATAAATAATTATGGCTAAAGGATTTAATTTAACAGCAGAAATTAATCTTCGTGGTCCATCAAATATTCGCACAGTAGTTGCAGATATTCGTAGACAGCTAGGAACAATTGATGCTAATGTTAGTGTAAAAATAGATCCTAGTGTGGCAAGAAATGTCTCTAATCTTTCTCAAGCATTTAATAGACTTAATGATAGTCTAAGAAATACTTCCACATTATCTAGACAAGCTAATACTAGTTTAGCCACGTTATCAAGAACTGCACAACAAACAGTATCTAATATTAGTTCTTTACCAAGAGCTATTCAAAGTGCTGCTAGTGCTAATAATCAATTGACTAGTAATGCTAATAAATCAGCAAAAGCTGTACAACAGGCTAGAACAGAATTTGAAGAATTTGGAAGACAAGGCGCTCTTGCTATTCGTAGATTTGCCGCATTTGCAACTGTTACCGGGGCTGTATATAAAATTGGAAATGCAATATCATCAGCATCTAAAGATTTTATTGATTTTAATAGAGAGTTAGTTAGAGTTTCTCAGGTAACAGATACCTCCATATCAGATCTTAGCAAGCTTGTTAATCAAATTACTGGACTATCCACAAGCCTTGGTGTTTCATCTAGAGAATTAATCAGTGTTTCCAGCACACTAGCTCAGGCTGGTTTGAGCGCAAGAGATACAGAAAAGGCCCTAGAAGCTTTGGCCCAAAGTGCTCTTGCTCCATCTTTCGATAATTTAAGTGAGACAGTAGAAGGAAGTATCGCCCTTATGAGACAGTTCGGTATTAGTGCTAAAGATCTCGGATCAGCACTAGGATCTGTCAATGCTGTTGCTGCTAAATTCGCCGTTGAATCTAGCGACTTAATTACTGCTATTCAGCGTACCGGTGGTGTTTTTGCCGCATCTAGCAGAGGAGTTAGCGAAGGTAAAGACGCATTGAATGAATTTTTAGCAGTATTTACTAGTGTAAGAGCAACAACTCGTGAAAGCGCAGAAACTATTGCTACTGGTTTAAGAACAATTTTTACTCGTGTTCAAAGAGGCGGAACTATAGAGGCCTTAAAAGAATTTGGAGTTAACTTAACAGATTTACAAGGAAAATTCGTTGGGCCATATGAAGCTGTTAAAAGACTAAGTGCTGGTCTTAGTCAATTAGATCCTAGAGATCTAAGATTTAGTAGAATAGTTGAAGAACTTGGTGGATTCCGACAAATTGGTAAAGTTATACCACTTATTCAAGAATTTGCAACAGCACAACAAGCATTGGTAGTTGCTCAAAGAGGACAAGGTTCATTGGCAAGAGATGCTACCACAGCACAACAAGCATTTGCTGTTCAGCTTACAAAAGTAAGAGAAGAGTTTACAGCTTTAATTAGATCAATTGGAAATGATAGTGGATTCCAAAACTTTATTAAAATGTCTCTTGATTTAACTAGTGGACTTATAAGAATAGCAGATGCTGCTAAGGGTGTTATTCCAGCACTAACTGCTATTACTGCTATTAGAGGAGTAAGTGCTTTAGGTCAATTTGCAACCGGTTTTGCAGGAGGTTTAAGAACAACAAAAAAAAATAGTGGTGGAATGATACATAAATTTGCCAGAGGAGGAGTTGTTCCTGGTAGCGGTGATGGAGATACTGTTCCAGCAATGTTAGAGCCTGGAGAATTTGTTATACGCAAAAGGGCTGTGCAGACTATAGGGGCTAGTAATTTACATAGAATGAATAAATATGGAATTGGAGGCACTATTAAGTCTGGAGCATCAAGAAAAAGAAAAAAATATGCTATTGGAGGAATAGTTTCTGTCAATAACTTAAATAGAGTTACTGATGGAGATACATTGAATATCAATGTAACTCCAACAGATGATCCTTTTGATACAGGAACAAGACTCTTAGGAGTTGATGCTTTTGAAGTAACAAATAAAGGAGGAAGAAAAAATAGTTGGCAAAAAACATTGGGCTTAAAAGCTAAAGAAGTTGCTACAGATCATTATAAAACAAAATCTAATCAAGATATATTAAAATTATTGAGACCATCAGGAAATAAAAAAAATGAAAAATATGGTAGAATTTTATTAGAAGATAATGAATTAGCTAATAAATTAATGAGTTCTGGATTAGCAGTACCATATGGTAGTGGCGCTGCTAGCTCAATGACAAAAGAAGAATATAAAAAAAGATTTCCTGGAAAAACTGTTGAAGAGACAATTAAAGACTTTTCTCCAGCTGGATCTTCAAAAATACAAAAGAAAAATATTGGAGGAATGATTCAAAAATTTATGGCTGGAGGAAAAGCAGAAGCTATACCCTTTGGAACAGGAGAGACAAAATTTCCTAAGCGTATTACTAATGCTTATGCTAAAGAATTGCAGAAAAAACTAGATCTAGAAAGAGTAAATAATGCTTTCGATCCTTATCCTACCAATGAAAGAATAACGGTCGATCCTGCAGAAGTACAACAAAAATTCCAGAGCGAACCTTTTGATCGTAAAAGATTTTTAAGTTTATTTAATACCAAAATTAGCCGTAATGAATTATTGGGTAATCTATCAGATTTTGCTAAATTTATAGGATTACCAGAAGAAGACTTAAGTAAAGTTTTACCACAAACTATAGATTTTGGTGGTAAATTACAAACTTATGGATATCGTGGAAAATTTAGTAGAGATCCTTTTGGGGCTCAGGGATATGACGATAAAGGATTAGAACCTTTTGGATTCACACAAGCTGATGAACAAGATTTATTTGGATACCAAAAACTACTAGATGAAAAAACAAAAGAAACCAAAAAAATCTTAAAAACACCAGTAACAACATATGAAGATGGATCATTCAGTTATGATACTGTGGCTTTTAATAAATCTATGGATGAAAAAATGGCATTGGGTAAGAAAGTATCAGATATAATGAGCAAAAAAGCAGTTGCTCGTAAAGGTCTTATGGAGCAAAAGAAGGGCATTTTAGAATCAACAGGTCGAGGATTTGTTTCGATGGCTAGTAATGCTTTTGATCGTAATCAACCAAAAAATGTTTTATATCATGAATTAACACATCAATTATTGAATTCTTTACGAACCCAATCAGAAGATAGTTTTACAAAATATAAAGAAAGAGTGTCTCAATTATTTAATGGAGACAATGATGGTCTTGCAGACGCATTTGATGCATTGGGTGGAAGTTATAATAGTGCTGATGTTGTTTATGGACGCTCTTATAAGAATGGTTTACTTGATACTGTTTTACAAAATTTGAGACAAGAAACTATGAACTTCGGGGGAAGAGGCGCAAATCCTGAACTATCTAAAGAAGCATACTCTATGTGGGTAGAGTCTGGACAAAAGAAAAATGCTAGAGAGTATCGACCAATCAATCCAAAAATTAATGAGATACTGTTAAAAGGTGGACAGAGACAAGATACGATAGGAAAAGTAGAAGATTATGGTAAAGAAGAATTTTTAACTACTCTTATTCAGAACGCTCCTAAACTAGACTCTAATATGCAGGGAATTTTAGATTCTACGCTAAATGAATTATTCAGTAATGCTGGTATTAAAAGACAAGCTTATGGTGCTGGAGGACAGGTATTAAGAAATATCGGGATAGTTGATACTGATGTTTTAAGAGATCCTGCAAATGCTAGTATTGTTGATAAAGCAATGGAAAAACTTGGAATAACAGATGTTAGTGATTATACAACAAAGCTTGGAGAGTTAGCTGCTAAAGCCAGAAAAACTGGATCATTATCTAAGTTTAGAGCTATTGCTGGAGCTGCTGGAAGTGGAAAAAGTAGTTTGGCAACTGGCAAAGGAGCAACTGATGATGCGACTTTAAGAAAAACAGTTCGCTCTCAAATATTAACGCCCGAAGATATAGAAAAAGTTAATGAAGTCATTGTATTAACTTCCACAGCTAGTCAGTCTAAGCTAGATGCTTATTTAAAAGATGTTGATAGAGCATATGTATTAAGTTCTAATAATAGAGGTGAGCAAGATCAGATTAGATTAAATAGAGATAGTAGAGATACTACAGGAGAAGGCTTATATGGTCGTAAACCAGGAACCACAAGAGGAGCTGACGCTGATTTTGCTTTGGAAGAAACTATACTACGAGACGAATTGGGTAAAAAAGCCACTGTTCTTGGAAGAAAAAAAGATAGTTTTGGTTTAAGACGTAAAAAAGATAGTGAATTACCGGAAATGGTTCAGGCTGGTGGATTTTATATGGGCGGTTTTGCTCCTCCAACCAGAGGACACAGAGGAGCATTAGATACCTTATTAGAGAATATGTTAGCTAAAAATCCAAACGCTTCTTTAGAAGATATTGTTGTTAATGTTGCCACGGATCTTCCAATGGTTGTTGGTAAAGAAGGAATAGATCATGCTGCACGATATGGTATTTTTCAAGAAGATTTAAGAGCTTTATTCAGCCAAATTAATTTTGGAAATGCTATGATTAGCACTCAAGGTCAGCCTGCTGGCGGTTTATCAAAATTTATGGAAGTTGCTGGTAGTGGAGATAGAAGAAAATTCGCTAAACTAAAAGGAGCTATGGCAATAACTTCTGGTAAAGATGATAAAACATTAGGTAAATACCAAAGAGCAGGAATAGATGTTAAAGACATTCCTAGAATAGAAGATATTAGCGCTACCAAAGTTAGAGATGCGTTATTTCATGGCGATGATAAAACACTAACTAGCCTCTTGCATCCTGATATAGCATCAGTATTAATGGGCAATAGAGCACAATTACGTAATCGTAGCACTATGGTTCCTATGCTAATTGAAGAAATACAAAAATTTGTTGATCAAGATAAAGCACGATCCAATACTGAGGTTACAGAAATATTATCAAATGCTCCTGGTGGTCCTTATGGTAATGTTAGTGCTGATTTAAAGAAGAATTATCCAGAAATAGCTGATCAAGTTAAACAGATAAGAGATAAAAGAGACAGAGTGTCTAAAGGAGCATTTGGATATAGGGCGCATAATATAATCAGAGCATTATCTGCTAAATATCCAGAAACTTATGGAATAGATCCGTCAAGAAAATCCTCAGTATCCGCACAGCCATCAGATATAACAAAGGAAGCTATAGCATCGCAATTATCAGAACAGATGAGTGGTGAATTTGGAGGAGTTTCAACAGCGATGCCTTCTGGACTAGAAGCGGCAATACTACAAAATGTAGAAAAGGCCACCCAGGTCAAGAAATCCTCTGGAATATTACCAACACAAGGAACAGAGATATTAAAAAGATTTGGATCTGAAAGACTACCAAGTGATCCAAGTTTTGGTCCATTCGGAGGAAAAACAGTAAGAGACACTGCTGATGGAGGTAAATTAAAATATTGGCAAACCAGCTTACCTCCAGCAACTAATCCCGAAAAACAAGCATATTATTTTGCTACTAGAGATTACTTAATACAAAAATTTAATGAATCTCAAGGAACCAAATCAGCACAAGCATTATCAGATACTACTAGTGCGGTGTTATCGTCTCAGCAGTTGGGGCTAGTTGGATTAAATCCGTTGGGTTATACTGGACTATTAGGGCCAGAAACTTGGAATCTTGGAGTCGATTCATCTGGACAAGAAAGATCAATAGATGCTTCAATAGTTCAAAGAGGCTTACCAAATCAATATCAAAATGTAATTGATTATCTTAGTGGAAAAACAGAAGAAATTGTAGGAGGAGCATCCAAACTTCTGGGAATATCTCCCAAGAAATTAACAAAAAAACAACGAGAAACATTAGGACAAGGTAATATTGAGGGTGCTTTATTAGAGCAAATTTTTGGATCAGCAGATGCTACAATATTAGATGATGCTTTAAGAACTCGCCCAATTGACTTCCCAATGGGTATTGGGCCTAAAGCAGCAAAAATATTTGGTATTGATCCTAATATCCCCACAGAAGTTAAAAGAACCATTGATAGTGGAAGCAGAGGAAAAGCCATAAAAGAATTTCAAAGATATTTTAGACAACAATATGGAATTCCAGAGTCAAAAGAAGTGGCAAAATTTCATACTGGCGGCAAAGTGGGTTATTCTGGAATGTTTAGAAAATTTGCTAGTGGAGGACATTCAGAAGATACTGTTGCTGCTCTTTTAACTCCTGGTGAATTTGTTATTAATAAAAGAGCGGCACAAAGTATAGGATTACCAAGATTAAATAAATTAAATCGTGCTGATAAAATACTAGGATTTAATAAGGGTGGAAGTGTCGGTACTGTGCAAAAATTTGTTGATGGAGGACTTACAAAAAGTTTGGATGATATGGGTCTTGAGCAACAGGCTAAAAAACTTGCGGCACAATTAATTAAGGGAGGAATGAGTCTTGGAGAAGCTTTGGATAAGGCTAGAAAAGAAGTTACAGATAGTATACAAGGTCCTCCTAAGGGACCAACGTCTATGGTTCCTCAACAATTGAAAACTTCTAGCGGTAGTAGATTAACTGATGAACAAAAAGCTTCTACTGCCATACCTGTAAACAGAGCAGATATAGAACAAGCAAGACTAGAAAGAAGAGCAGCCTCCAGAGGAGATGTTGTTGGAGGATTTGAGGTTGACGAACGAGGCAGAGTAAAAGGTAATCGTAGAATCACAGGACCAGGAGCAGATACAACAAAAGTTGGTACTAGAGGCAGCCAAGAAGCTTTTGAAGCCTCTGCTCCAAATAGGGGTATAGGATATACTTATCAATATGAATCATTGTTTGGTCCAGCAGAAGGACGAGTTAGGGGAAGTCAGATTGCTGCTCCTCCGCCTTTTATTAATAGATCTTCTTCTACTATGTCTCAGGCGCGTTTAGATCAAATAGTGAATAGCATGACTAATAGCGCTAAGCAGTCTGCTGGATTTTTCCAACAAATATCCAAGGCCGCTTCGGTAACCGCTAGCACAACAGGAGGAATGCTAAAGAATGTTAAAGGATTTGTAACTGGCAAAACAACATTAACTGGTAAAGTTTTAACCGAAGATCAAATAGAAGCTAGAAGAAACAGTACTTCAAGTTGGCAAAATAAAGGACTAGCAGCAGCATTTGCTATTCCGATGGCTGCTGAAAATATTGGATCATCAATAGGAGGAGCAAAGGGCGCCGGAGTTGCTGCTGGCGGAACAGCTTTTGGTACAGCAGTTTCCATAGGTTCTCAATTTGGTCCATACGGTGCTTTAGTTGGAGCTATAGCAGGAACAGTTTTAGCTGTTGAAGGATATAATAAAGGAGTAGCTCAAGCAGAAAAAGAATTAAGTGAAAAGAAAATAGAAAATACTAGTGCTGGTATTGACAAAAATTTTGAAAGACTATCAAGAAATGCAAAAGATACAGCAGCAACTAACTCTGTATTACAAGGAATAAAAACAATATCAGAAGAAGAAGGTAAAATTCAAACTAAAAATGATCAACTTAAACAACCAGGAGTATTGCAAAAATTCGGTAATTATATAACTGCCGGATATATGTTTAATACTACAAAACAAAATGATACTGAACTTGGTCAAGAAAGAGCAGCAACAAATAGGGCGGGTGCAGATGCTGCAATTAAATTATTGAGTAACCAAGTTACAGCATATAGCGGAAAAGGGTTTGGAGCAGCCATGGGTTCTTTAGGTCCAAATCAAGATGCGGTTAAAAAACAGATAGCAGAAGGTAGTGCTGAATTTCAGGCAAAAAATGCTAAACTAGAAAGAGCATTAGCAGATAAATATACTGATGATGCTACAAAGGAAGAAATCAGAAATGAACAAAAAGCACTTATAGAAACATACTTTAAGCAAGAAACGGCGGGACTACAAATAGCAGCAGCAGATGCTGAAAGAGCTAAAGCTTCATCAAAGCTAGCAAAAGCTATTAATATGTCAACCGTTTCTATTAGTCGTACATTTGCAAATATGGACTCTGCTGTTGCAAAAACTTCTGTTTCTTTGCAAAATGTTAGTTCAAGATTAGAAGATATCGCTAATGGAACGGTTTCTTTAAAAACATCGTTCAATGCTAAAAATATAATTAGCAATCCTAATGCATATAGTTCTAATCAACAATCTGGGGCTATGCGTCAAGTTAGTGGCTTCTTTGGTTCTGATGCTAAATTTGTTGAACAATTAGCATCCTTTGGTGGAGATGCTAGAACCATAGCGTCTAGTATGGCCGCTCAGGCCCAACAGGCAGGAACTGATCCAGAATTAGCTGCTGAAAATATTCAAAGAGCATTAACTGATAAGCTTATTAAATCTTTTGGAGATAATAGATTAACAGATAATCTGCGTAAACAAATAGCATCAGCTATTGATGCTCAACGAGCTAAAAAACAAGAGGGCGGAGAATTCGACTTAGATGCGTTTATTAATGAGTTAACTGGACTAAATGATTTAACAGAAGCTAATAAACAATTAATGGAATCTACTACTAAGATCATAACAGCAGTAGAAGAAGGATTAAATATTTATGCTAACGCAATTGAAAAATCAATAGCTTTACAAAGCGAAATTAATAATTTATATGCAGAGAATATAGTCAATCAAAAAAATATAGATATTCGTCAAAAAGAATTACTAGGTAAAGAAGTAGGAGTAAGCGAAAGGGGATCAGCAAGAGTTCAGGCAGCAGAAATTAAAGCTGGTGTTAAAACAGGATCTTTAAATACAACTGATTTAATGGCAGCATATAAAATAGCTTCTCAAGAATTAAATAGAGTTAGCGAACAAAAAAGATCCTTTGAATCTTCTGGTGCAAACTTAGCTGATCCTAGAGTTCAAGCTCAACTACAATCTTTTATAAGACAAATTGCTGACTTAAATAATCAGATAACTAAAACAAAAGATGGATTAAAAAATATAGCATCTAACATACAATCTAGTATTGAAGATGCTATGAATGAAATACAAAAAAGAGTTGCAAAAATAGAAACAGTAAGACAAGCTAGTGTCGGATTTGCGGAAAAAATGGTTACTGGAACTCCTCAAGAACTTATGGATATGAGGAATTCATATGAATTAGTCACTAATACATTAAATGGTCAAATAAGAACTATTCAACAATCAGCAGCTGCTAATGAAGCTTATAGTAAGATTATTAAAGATGGTGGAACACAACAGGAAGCTATGACTGCTGCTCAAGAAGCATATTCTAATGAAAATAAACAAGCTTTTGCTACATTTAATGAAATGCTTCAGATGATGGGTCTTGAGGGCAAGGAAAGTAATCAATTAAGAGCAGATATGATTAGAGGTATGGCTAGAAATAATGGATTACAAAATGATCCATTTGTTACAAAAGCATTGAGTCTTTTAGAAAAAGATACTGGTGAAGATCCTATAGTAAAGCAACTTAATGCTTTAATAGATGTTCAACAAACAGCATTGAGTGATGCTACTCAGGCTCTGGCTGGAACATTAAATGAGCAGCAAATAACATTAATTCAAACTGCTGGAGAGGCTATTCGCAAAGCTATTAGCGAAACAACTATTAATTTTAATACTCAACAATTAAGAGAAATTGGATTAGGAATACAAAGACCAGGAAATGTAATGAATAAAGCTAGCGGCGGTATGGTATATGCTAGTTCTGGTAAATTTATACCACGAGGAACTGATACTGTTCCCGCAATGTTGAGTCCCGGAGAATTTGTTGTTAATTCAAGAGCCACAAAAAATAATCTTCCATTATTAAATGCTATTAATAAAAATAGTGGTGGACCAGTTTATCTGAAAAAAGGAAGCAGTAAGCCAGTAACAGCAGCTGATGCTGCTGCTGATGCTCTTGCAGATATGGATGCTCAGCCAAAACCAGGAAAACCCAAACCAACAGCGAGACAAAGAGCAGCAAGGGCTGGTTCTGCTGCTTTTAGCGCTGCTACTTCATCAGGAGTTAGTGGTAATGTTGCTAGAAATGTTTTGAGAACAGCTGGAGGTGCAGCAGTATCTGCTGTGGCTGGTGAAAACGCAGGAATTGTTGTTGAAGAAATTGGTGCAATTTCTGATATTGGTGTCACAGCAGCTCAGTCAGCTGGTTTACCATCAAGAGCATCTGGTTTAACAGCACAAGCGGCAAATACTGCCTATAGAAGCGGAGGAAGACAAGGACTTAGAGCAGCAATACCAGCTGCTAATATGCCAGTAACTAGGCCATCTGTGATATGGCCTAATGCTCCAGCACCATTACGTGCCCCTCAAGGTCCTGCTATGATTCTTACGGAAATTGGTGTGCAGTCAGCTTATGAAATAGGATCAGCAGTATATGATACTCCAGCATATATTAGAGCAAAAAACGAAGAAACCAGACAACAAATGGAAGAAGGAAATATTGGAACCAATATTGTTGGAAATGTTTTTGGTACAGATATGAGCATTTCTCGTCCTAGCACATGGATACCAGGAAGAGGAATACCAGCAGCAGTAGGAAGAACATCAGTAGCTATTGGTGGCGCTGCCTCCGCTAGCGCGGAAGCCGAAAGACTTAGACAGGAAACTGAAAGAAGAAATTATGGACTACCATCTGCTGAAATTGGTACAGCTAGTGGTCGCGAATTTCAAATGACACAAGGATTCACAACAACCGCGATTAGATGGGCACGTAGACGAGCAAGAGTAAAAAGAGATATTGAAAAAGCAAGAAATGAAATAGGCAAGTATGATACAGACACCTTAACTTTTGAAATCCGCTTTACAAGATTTGCTCAAGAACAAGGATTATCTCAATCCACAATAGATCAAGCATTAAGTAGTAACAATCCAATCGGCTATGTTGATAAATATCTTGATAAAAACTTTAAGGAAGAAATATATAATCAGAATGGAGAAAGAAATTCTCTTTTCATGAATGGATCATTACCGGTGCATCAAAATCCATATTTAGGTGGATCAGGATATACTGATGAAGATGCTAAGTTAGAAAGACTAACTAATGATTATATTGTCCTTCAGAAAGAACAAGAGATTAAAAGTGAGCAAAAAAGAAAAGAAGAAGAAAGAGCTCACAAAGCAAATGAAACATTTATGTTTAATACTTATGAAAGACCAGGATTAGAACAAAATATTAATCAAGGAATTGAAGGAATACAGAATGCTGGACAAAATTTGTTAAATCTGGGAAGTTCTTTAGTTTCTACATATAATAATGTTAGAATTCCATCCGCTGTAGCAAAACAAGCTGATCAATATATAAATAAACCAATAATACCAGAAAAAATAGAAGAAGTAGATAAGCTTGCAAGACAAAGAGCATATCTGCAACAACAAATGACTGAAGCTAGAGCAAGCTTACAAAGAAAGATGGATGATCAAGGTTCCGTTCTTACTATGGCAGATTATGAATTATATGGATCAGATATTAAACCTGAGGGTAGATATTCTAAAGAAAATAATGCTATCATATTAGAACGTAAAAGAGCAGACCATGCAAAAAAAATCAAAGAGATAGAAACATATTATGGTAGAAAAATAAATGAAGTAAATACTCAGATTGTAGATACTAATGCTAAATTTAAAGATCTTAGTCCTGAAGAAAGAAAACAAAAATGGGACGAATATGATAAGGCTAAGAGTGATGAAAAAGCTAAAATAGAAGCAGATAAAAAAGATGAAGCGCGAGCAGAGTCTGCCAGAAGAATGAGAGACAGAAGAGAAGCTTCTCAAGCTGAAAGAAGAAGTTTACAAAGATTTAAATTAGTGGCCGGTATATCAGGGATGAATCCTCCAACTGATCCGAGAAGAGCAGAAGGATGGAGAAAAAATGTATTAAGAAGATTACAGGATAAATGGAATATTGGTGGTTTGGCTAAGGATAATATTGAATATTTTGTAAAAAACTACAATATGAGTGCAGATACTGCTCAAGCTATATTCATGCCATTTAATGATAGACAGCTTAGCGCTTGGGCAGATGTTATGTCTCAGCAAGGAACAATAAGCGCAACAGATAAAAAGATACTTAAACTTAGTAATGATGAAATAACACAGCTTGCTAATCCCAGAGACAAAGCAATTGCTATTCAAAGAAGACCATTATTAGAAAGACAACAACAAGCATTGGCCGTAAAGTCTCTTGCTACTATGTCTAGTTTTGAAAAAGCCGCAGCCAGAGGAAGTTCACTTACCAGAGCACAACAAGCTAATCTTAGAATGAATTTAATTAATAGAATGATTGACAAAGGATTTATTAAAAGAGGAGAAGATGCAAATACTTCAGCGGCCCGATTAAATAATCTTGGAGTAAGCCAACAAACTGCTCAATTCTTATTTCCAAATACTGTTACTGGAATGGTTGCTGGTAACTTTAGTAATGGAGGTGTGATATATGCTAGTTCTGGTAGATTAATTAATTTTGAACCAAAAGGCACGGATACTGTTCCTGCTATGCTTACTCCTGGAGAATTTGTAGTTAATGCACGAGCAACCAAAGAAAATCTTCCACTATTGCAGTCTATTAATAAAAACAAAGGTGGATCAGTAAATTATTTGGCCGATGGAGGATTAGCATCATCTAAAATTAGATCAGATTTTTCTCAAAATATTAATAATCAAAATGCCTTGAAAGAAATAAAAGATGTTAAGAAACTAGTTTCTGATACTAGAATAAACAGTATATCTAGTAAAGATACTAGTAGTAAAATTTATGATAATAATATTAAAAACCAAAACTATGCTAATCCATTATTAAAAAATATAAATGGAACAACATCTGATACTAAAAAGACATTAGATAAAGTTGCTGCTAGTAGTGGTTTTAGCAGTGGCGGAGTAGTATACGCTAGTTCGGGTAAATTAATTAATTTTGAACCTAAGGGAACGGATACTGTTCCCGCGATGCTTACACCCGGAGAATTTGTTGTTAATGCGCGATCTACCTCTCAACATCTTCCTTTATTAAAAGCTATTAATAGTAGTAAGGGAGGAGATGTTAAACATTTGAATAATGGTGGAGTAGTTTATGCTCAATGGGGTTTGAAGGTGCCTACTGTTACTCAAGGATATCTGGAGGACAAGTATGGTGGTCCTCGTCCCAAACCATACGGCCCAGCACCGGTGGTTAGTACATGGTATGAAAAAACATTCCGCTCTATTTTAGGACAAGATTTATTTAAAACAGATAAAAAAGGTAATAATATTGGTGTTGATACAGTATATGCTAAGATAATGAAAGACAGAATGAATTCCCAAGCATGGGATAGGCTACCTATGATGCATCAAGATGATGAGTCCTATGCTCGTAAAAATGTAACGTCACTTCTTGATGAAGTTCAGGGTGTCGGTAAAGACAGACCATTGCGTCCAGGAGAATATAATCCATGGAATACAAAAGATAGAAAAGCACAGACAGATAGAATTAATGCAAAAAGAAGATTTTTTGGAGAATCTTCTGCTGATAATATGCCAAGAGATAAAGATGGAGATTTCTTAAAAGGAAGACGTCCCACCCTAGATGAAATATTGTCTGGTCGCTATCCGGATCCAGAAAACTTAAGTTTGAAGCAAAGATTAATGTTGCTCAAACAGCAAATAGAAGCCAGAAATAAATTCTTAAAAGAGCAACCTATCAAAGAACAACAAGATAAAGATAGAAGATCTCAGCCGGTGGATTTATCCAAAACTGGCAGAGGGCCGGATGATTTAACGATCAGAGATACTGTAAAATGGGGCAGTATTGGGGGGTCGCCCACGCCTACAACTGGCACTAACACAAAACCGTCGCCAACTCCTGCTCCGAAGCCACCGGTTAGTGCTCCATCAAAACCGTCGCCAACTCCTGCTCCGAAGCCACCGGTTAGTGCTCCATCAAAACCGTCACCAACTCCTGCTCCGAAGCCACCGGTTAGTGCTCCTAATTTTGATGATAAATATCCATATTTATCTGGCAAAGCTGGAAGAGATATGAAACAAAAACAAGCAGAAAAGTATCCATATTTATCTGGCTCTGTTGGAAGAGGAGAAATGCCGAACTTGGCTTTTGGCGAAAGAGTTTGGTATGGTGATAAAAAATGGGACTTAAATAATGATGGTAAGGAAGAAGAATCTATTATGGGTCGTTTTGATAGTGTAACATCTGATGGTGATATTAGAATTATTAGACCAGATGGTAGACCATTGCTTCTTGATAAGAAATCTTTTGGTCGTTTTGCAAATGATAAAGACAGAGCTGCTGCTGGTATGAAACCGCAAAATAAGAGTTTGGGAGGATTAGTTGCTTATCTACAAGATGGAGGGTTTACTCTTCCAGGAGCCAATGGTAACTACCGACCTGTTGGTGGCGGTAGTCGTAATAGTCAACTTCCTGGCGGTATGCAACTTCCTGGCGGTATGCAACTTCCTGGCGATATGCAACCTTCTGAACAAAAATATGATCAGGATCCTCAAAATACCGAAACTTATGGCAATAGAAAATTAATTGATGTTAGTAATTCTGATCAAATGCATGCATCTGCTAATGATCTCGTCTCAAGATTAATGCCATATACTAGTGGTCCGAAAGGAGTAGCTAGATTACTAGCTCTTAGAAAACAAGACTTTGGAATTAGATCAACATCTTGGGGTCCAGGTGCTATTGGTCATCCTACAGCGATGGGTGAAGCTACAACAAATACTTTAGATCCCAGGGGAACACACCTTGCTTTTAAAGATAGAAATAGCACAGAAGCTATGGTTCAACATGAGATGGGTCATGCTATACAACATTCTAGTGGTGCTCATACTTTTCGCAGCACAGATTCTTTAACACAATACAAAGCAGGAAAGTTAGGCGTCATAAAAAATGATATTAAAGATTTTCTATATGATCCAAAAGGTTGGCCAGATCTTTATTCTGGTCAAAAAGATTATAGTTCTGATGATATTTGGGCTAAGCCAAATGAATTATTTACTAGCCTGATTGAAAAAATGGATCATCCAAAATTTGGACAAAATGCTTTGGCTCAAGAAATGTTAAAAAAAGTTATGAAAGCTTATGGATTCAAGAAAGGCGGAATGGTTAATTATTTACAAAAAGGCGGAAAACCATATTATCATAGTGAAAATGTTAAGATTACAGAAGGAACCGAATCGCCATCTATAAATAAACAAGACCAGAGACCTTTCGCACCCAACTATACAACATGGTTAGATAGTGGAAAAAATAGTGGAAAATATAATGGTTGGTATGATGCTATGACAAAGACAGTAGTAGATAAACAAGGAATACCATCGATACATGCTCAGGGTAAAGGACCAAACAGGGTTCTTAGTCCATTCCACGAAAGTCAACAATTAGGATCTTTTCATGGAAGATTACAAGTTGCTGAAGATATGCTTCAATTAGCCTCCGTTGGATCAAATCTTAGACAAAAAGGATCCCCCATAGGAAGAAATAGAAGACAGTCTAATATAGACGAGCCATCAATACAATACTCTACTGCTGATCAAATTAGATCTCTTAATATGCGTGTTAAGCCAGGATATGAAAAAATGTATCCATACGCTGGTCAACATACAAAACTGGATGAAGTTGTTAGATTCTTGAGAGTTGAAGCGTCTAATCCAAGCGACAAAAAAGGCTCATCAGAGTACAGTCAAACATTATCAGAACAACCAGGAGGTATTTTAGCGAACAGAAGAAGATGGTTCTTCCCAATGGATGAGAGTGAAGCTCCAAAAGCATTAAGATTTTATGCTCAATCAAGATCACAAACCCAAGATTCAGATGATTTAACAGATTTAGACAAGCTGAGTTTACAACTAAGAATGTTAGAAATGCCCATAAAAGAAGCAGAAAGATACAGACTGTCTCATGCTTCAATGAAAAAAGATCCACTAGCCCAGCATAGCAGAATGAAACAGCATGAATTTTTATTCCCGCCAGAAGTTGCCGAAAAATCAAGGACATTGTCTGTTGATGAATTAACTCCAGATTTAAAGACTAGTTTGGCTAGTAGACAACTGTCTGACATAATGACATCAGGACGTAGAGAATATGCTGCTACCAGAGATTCACAAGATAAATTTCATGATAGACCACTAGATTTAATAAGAGAAATTTATAAAGCTAGAAGAGCAGAGTATCAAAGAATGATTGATAATGGACACGTTGATAAAGATGCTCCTCATATGAAGCGACGAATGGAAGCTTTAGATAAAGAAGAATTCGATCTTACCAGAAGAGTCCAGAAAACTTTAGAAAAGCCAATAACTCTTCCAGAAGATTATATGTCATTATATAAGGGTGGTATTGTTTATGCTCAAGAAGGATCTTATATTCCATTTAAAAGCCCCAGAGCTAAAGCTTTAAATGACAGAAGAATACAAGGAGAAAAAGTACAAGAAGAAAAACAAAAAGCAGCAATGCTTGATAGACTAAGAAAACAATTAAATGCTGAATTAGCTCCTACAGGTAATCGAGCAATGTCCGAACTACAGCAAAGATTACGAGCATCTGGTTATTTGGAAGGTAAAAAACAGCGCAAAGATGCTGCGATAGACAAAGAAGAATATGAGCAAATTAAATTTGCTCTAGATATGATAGAAGAATACAAGCGTTTTCAGTATAGTCAAATTCCGGTAAATAATAAATTTGATAGCGAAGCCGAGAAAACAAGAAGAAGAAATACTCCACAATTACCTCCCCCTTTACCTCATTTAACACCACAGTCAAAACAATATGGTGGAATGGTTAATTATTTACAAAATGGAGGACTTTCGTCTGATGATATGGCTCTTAGAGAAAAAATTGATAGAGACATCAGAGAACGCGCGAAATGGGAAGCAGAAAGACCAAAAAGAGAAGGAATAGAAAAACGAAGAATGGAGAAAGAGCTAAGAAAAAAAGAAATAGCTGAAAGAAGAGAAGCTATAAGTGAGTTAAAAGTAAATATTTTGGGCCCAAAACCAAATGGCGGTGGCGAGGGCCTATTTGGCAAAGACCGCGGATCCGGTTATGATGGAAGATGGAAGGGAGAATATGCAAAACTTCCAAACAATATTGAAGCATTAAAAAGAATAAGAGATGAAAAATTATATACTCCTGAGGGGATGTCAAAGACTCAAGCATCTTTTGATAACGTGTTCAGGTCTGCCCAAACACAGACCCAAAGAAGGAAGGAGGAATTCAAAGGATATGATAAAACCGACTTTATTATGGGATTCATGATTGATAGTGATACTAATCTAACTCGCTTAAAAGATGGATATTTAACCAAAGATGAACTTTCTGTTATTTTTAAATTTTGGGATATCAACAAAGATGGACTATTACAAGCAAATGAGTTAGATCCGCAAAATAGAAAACTACCAGACATACTAAATAAGTCACTAAGACCTAAACAAAATATATTGGATCCAGAAATTGGATCTCTGGATCCTGAAGCTGGCGTAAAAAGATTAAATCCAAAAACAGAGAGCTTGCCCCACGAAACAATGGGGCCTCGTGATCCTGCTGTTAATACTCCGCCTCCTAGACCGAATCGACAGGAATCAACCTTCGCGGGAGCAGGACAATATGCTAAAATAAACGTAACGGATTTTGATACGATGATAGCTGCGAGAGAAGAATTCATTCAAAAGCTACTACCATATACTAGTAGCCCAGAGGGTGCAAAAAAATTGATTAGTAAGTCTAAAAGTGGAGAAAATAAGCATAAAAACCGTATTGGTTTTGGAGGATCATTAAATTATGGGGTTGATTTAAAAGAATTTCCTGAGTCTGAGTGGGGTCGTGGAAGATTTATGGGCAGAGCTGGTGCTGAAAAAAGGGGTCTGCCAGAAACAGATAATGGGATGATGTTCAACAAAGAACAGATACAAAAAGGAGTAGTTCAACATGAAATGGCACACGCCCTACAAGACATTAGCACTAGAGGAGGAATGGGATATACGCAAGATATGTATGAAGGAAAAATTAGTGATGGATACGGCAAGAAAACTGATATTTCTGCTGATGTGAATAATTATTTAACTAACAAAGCTGGTTGGTCATTAGTTCAAAAATTACATAGAGGCCGTACTGGCCACGACACCTTATATCAAACACAAATGCCCGGTATGGAAGTATTTACCAATATGGTTCAATTTATGGATTTGATTAAAGGATCTAGTCAACAAGATATAGACAGAGCAATGTATAATGATGCCGACACAGTAAATATTAATGATTTTAATAATTTATATGATAATACCTTAAAACTAATAATGAAATCTATGGGATATAAGAGAGGAGGCATAGTATATGCTTCTGCTGGAACGTTAGTTCCATATCAACCAAAAGGCACAGATACTGTTCCGGCCATGTTAACTCCGGGCGAATTTGTAGTAAACAGAGAATCTACTCAGAAACACCTACCATTATTAAAGAGCATCAATGCTGGGGCGTATGCTACTGGCGGAGAAGTATACAAAGAAGAAGCAGAAAGAAAGAGAAAAGCATATCAAGACGAAATGGAAAGAAGAAGACGATCATATCGAGAAGATAAAGATATGAGATCCCTTGTCTCTGCTAGAAAATATGAAGATAGCGGACGTTCTCTTCCAAGTGGTCTTCAAAGCAGACTAAGTTCTATTCAGGATAGAGATCCACTAACATATAACACTATGAGAAATTATAACGCTAACCTTGGTTATATGGCACCTTCTTTAACTAATAGTCAGAATACCACAAAGAATGATTCTCCTGAATTTGGTCAAATATTGACAACATTAACACAATCTTCTAGAGATTTTAATAATGCTATAACAGTAGCAACTAAAGCGTTACAAGACTATCAAAGACAGATAGTTTCTGGTGGTGCGACTACTGGAAATAGTGTATCTAATAATGGAGCACCAAATAATATTGGACTAGATGGATTGAGCCAATTTACTGATAAATTTAATAATTTTGTATCAGAATTACAAAAAATTAATTTACCACCAATAATTAATGTAGAAGGTACTCATAAAGTAGAAGTAGTTATTAATGGAGCATCAGCATTACAGAATATATTACAGGGACCGATAGGAGATTTAGTCAGAGATAGTGTTAAAAATGCGTTTGATAAATTAAGAGCAAGTACTGAGGGTGGTATTAGTATTAATTAAATAATATACATTTTTTTATAAAAGAGGTTAATAATGCCTGATATCGTTTATACAAGTGGTGATCAAACTATTAGTGGAATCATAACTTTTAATAGTGGAATTAGAACTAATATTATTAATCCATTATCTGGTGGAGAAATTTCACTTAGCGGCTCATTTGGTATTTATGGAACAGGAAATCGCGCCCAAGTATACTTTGATTCCGCTTATGGTAGATTAGGAATAGGAACAGGTGTTCCAGACGCTGTTCTTCATGTTGTCGCCCCCTGTGCAAAAGATGGTATGATTGTGGAAAGTATAACTAATTGTCCAACAGGAGTTACTTTATTATTAGTTCATAATCCACAAACAACTCCAGTATCAGGAAGTTATCCGGCAATTATAACTCTTGCTGGAAGAGACAATAGTTATAGAGAAATACCTTATGCTCAAATTAGATCAAGAATTTTAGACTGGAAAGGTGGACAAACTAGTGGAGAAATTCAATTCTTGGTTGATAATACTGGAATAAGCAAAGAAATATTTGTTGGTAATCTATCTAATATTATTTTAGGAGGAGATAATAAATCATCAGGAAGCGTTCAATACTCTATAGTTGGTCAAAAAAATACTGCTACCGGAGTATTATTTTCTCTAGTAGGATCTAATAATACTGGAGTATCTATAAATAATAGTATTTCTGTTGGTAATAATAATAGATTAACTGGACCAAAAATAATCTCAATTTCTAATGATTCTTTATTAAATGGTAGTGGATTAGCAGTTATAGGTTTCTCAAATGCTGTAACTGGAAATAATAATTTATTATATGGAACTAATTCCTATGTTACTGGTATCAATAATATTTTTCTAATAGACAATACCACTCTAAGTACATCAGATTCTTTTGGACTTTCTAAAAATAGTACTATCAGAGGATTATCCGGCATATTCATAGGATCTAATTCTGATAGTTCTGGTAATCATAATATACATATAGGAAATAATACTAATTTAAAAGGACATAATAATGCAGTTTTTGGTTCTAGTGTTACATCATCAGGGAATGAAAATTTAATATATGGTAATTTTGTAAATGCTAGTGGAAATAGTCTAATATCTATAGGATCAATGAATGATATTAATAATATTTCTAATGGAGTTTTAATTAGTAATGATATTAGTTTAGCAGATACTTCTAATGTTATATTAATCGGGTTTGATAATGCCACATCGGATGGATTAGATAATACAGTTATATTAGGAGCCAGGAATGAACTTAGTAATGGATCATTAACTGATCTTTTATTAATAGGACAAAATAATAAAACTCAGGATGGTTCTATATTATTAATTATTGGCAATTCTAATAATGCTAGTGGAACTCTTAATAATAATATCATATTGGGCAGCGGAAATTCATTAATAAATGCTAGTAATAATAATGTTATTATAGGCGCACTAAATAATCAAACAGGAGTTTATATAGACTCTTATGGTAGTGCTGTTGGAAATCCTGTAGCATATGATGCTATAAATACAAATACTATATCTATTGGTACCAATAATTTATCAAAATATAGTAATTCTAATTTGTTTATTGGAAACAAGAATACTATTTCTGGTTCTAATATTAATGTTGTTGGTTCTTATAATAAAATTATTAATACTGATAAATCTTCAGTACTTGGAAATTCTAACTATATAGAATCTGATAATTCTGTCGCCATTGGTCAAAAAACAGTTGTTTTAGGAACAAATTCTATAGGTATAAATAATTCTTCTCAATCATCAGAAATTTTTGGTAGCGGATCTATTGTTGTTGGAAATAATTCTTATGTTATCAATGGAATAGTTGTTGGTAATTCTAATAGCGTATATGGACAATCTGGTTTAGTATTTGGGCGAAATAATAAACTAGGATCGAAGATTAATAATTTCACAGTACCAGACTTGGCTCAAAGCAGAATAAGAGTTAATTCTCATAATCTAAATTATATTGTTAGCGATACGGCTTTAGTACAATTAAGAAGTCCAACAAATAAAAATGCCACATTTATTACCACAATAACTAATGTTCAAGAATACTCTAATGATGGAGATTATACCCTATTAGATCTATCAGATGTTACTTTTGGATCTATACCATCAGGAAAACCATTAGCTATTAACAGTACTTTTGATGATAATATTCTAGGTAATAATGTATATAGTGGGGTTATATATCCTATTAGTAGAGATAGTAAAATTTATGGATTAGACAATATTGCTTTGGGTAATTCTAATTCTGTATTATATAATAGTGGAATTATTATTGGAAATAATAATATATCATCTGGTATAGGATCGGTAATTATTGGAAATAATATCTCTATACCCAATAACAATGACTATTCTGTTGTTATAGGACCATCTAATCTACACAAATTAGTTATAGATAATACTAAGGTGGTTATTAACAGCGGCACTGCTCAAACAGCATTATTTGTTATGAATACTGCTGGTAATATTATGGAGCATCATGATCTAACAAATAGTAGAGTCGGAATTAATAAAACATCACCAGATTCAACACTAGATATTAATGGATTAACAACAACATCTCGCATAAGACTCGGATCATCAACAACTGCTGACCATGTATTAACAGCAGGATCTGACGGAGAAGGCACATGGCAGCTGCCTGTTAAATTATCTGGCACAAATAATGGAATACTAGTAAAAATTAATAATAAAGCTGGTAGTGGCATAAACTCTATTAAATATATGCCAAATAATGATGGACTTAATTTATATGATAATATTTTTATTATACAAGATCCTACAGATAATGATTTTGGTTTTACAATAAATGCTTCAAAAGGAACAGATGCTGCCACAATGCCCTTTACTATTTGGGGATCAGGAGGAGCACAAGCGATAAGAGTGATGCATGCTGATGTTACTCCAGAAAATGAAAAAGTCAATTTCTATAATATAGTTTCATATAGTGGAACCACAGAAGGATTTAATATTACAGAATCATTGAGAGGCCCGGTATCATTAACTGGTGGTATTTTATCAATAGATAATAATGGACAATTTATTAATAGGCAAATTGGTCCTAACTCTATAGCTTTTAATAATAACAGTGCATCATTAAGTGGTAATAGTAAATTAAGATTTAATAATAACTATAATTTATTAACTATAGGAACTAATAGTAATATAGTATCAACACAAGATGATTCATCTACAGATTTTGATGTTCAAGGCTTATATAATATTGTATTAAGTTCAACAGGAGTTGTTGATACTGTATTTAATAAAAAAGGATATAGTAATAAATTTAGCATATATCAATCTGGTGTTGGAACATACCAGGGAAATAGTAATCGTGCTTTTCATGTTCTTCCAAGTGGTAGCGTATTAATTAATACTAGTTATAATGATTATACAATAGAAACACCGGCTGCACTATATGTTAATGGAAGTACGTATACTAGATCTTTAAGACTGCCAAGTACTTTAACTAGTGGTAATTATCTTAGAATTGGAGCAAATGGTCTAGTTGAGGCTACAGCCGCTACTGTTACAGCTAATTTTGCTGGAACATATCCAATTAGAGTCACAGAAGATGTTGGAAGTTATACTGTTTCTCTTAGCACTTTCAGAAGTAATGGAACAACACTAAGTGCAATATCAGACAGAGGCAAGGTGATTGCCTTCACAAATGCTGGATCATGGAACATATCAGAACAACTTCAATTGCATGGAAGCGGATTGTCCACCACAAGTCTTGATGCCCCCGTTGGCATAAATTTTGGATATCAATCCAAGTTGAATCTTACCAAACATATGCACGCTTTTTCTGCAGGATCTTTCTTAAGACCCAATCCAACAAATACCTATGTTCCTGGTGTTCAAGGACTATCTCAATATGCCCAATATTACTTAAGAACCAGAACAATAAATACGAGTCTTAAATCATTAACAACAGATTGGCAAACTAATTTTGACTCTGGTCCAAGTCCTACTAATACTATTTGTTTCAGAAATACTGATCTAACTAATTCTAATAATGGTGGATTTATTGGAGCATATACCTATAAAATTATGATATCTTGTGTGAGATATGGTGATGGAGGAAATTGGAATGCTGGAGGTTTTATTTGCGAAGGAACAATTATGAGTGCTGGTGGTACAGTATATAATGTTGGTACCCCTTTTATTACAGGATTTTTACCAGCTAATAGTCCAAAACTAAGTAATGGTAGCGAAGCTATTGGAGTTAGAATTGTGCCTACAGGATATGATGGCAGCAATACTCATGCTATTGATATTCAGGTTTCTGGTACTGGTACTATGTTATGGAGTGCAACGGCTCAAGTTAATCAATTAAATTGGTTTGCAAATGTAGATCCAAATACTAATCCTTAATAGGAATATATATTAGGAAATAATATGTCATATATTAAATATGGAAGTTTTCAATTTGCTGCTGTAAGCGGATATCCGGTTCCTCAGGTTTCTATTTCTAGAGAATATGAGAGAGACGGTGCTGGAAAACAAATTGCTGAAAAATTAATCATAGGATTAGAAGGTCAGATATATTATTCTAGTGGAGAAAGAGGATTTCAATTACTTTTACAAGCTGAGAGCGGATTAAGACAAAACTTTGTGGATGGCAAAAATTTTGAATTGGGTTGTACTGGTGTTGGTGGAGGAACTACTCCATTAGTAACTGGTATAGCAAAAATTTTAAGATATTCAGCAGATAAAACTAACGATAGATGGCTTAATACTATTGGATATACTATTGAGTTAGAAATAAATATAGCAGTTACTGGTAGTGGAATATATTATGTCTCTAGTGTTCAAGACGAATGGAGTATGGAAACATTAGAAGATGCATCATATGTTAATAGTCCAATAGCTTCATTAACTCCAAACTTACAATTTAATAATGGTACAGGATATCCTCATTATAGAGTAACTAGAGTTTTGGGTGCGGTTGGTAAATATATTCCAAGTGGTAAATCATCAATAGAAAATGCTAAAGATTGGGTTAAATACCAAATAGCTAGTGGAATTTCAATAACAGGAATGTTATCTGGTCTACAGTTATATAATTTTATAAGATCAACTTCTGTAAATGATAAAGATGGATCATATAGAATAACAGATACATGGCTAGCAACTCCCAGCGGAGCCGTTTCTGGATATGCTGAAAGTTTTAGTATTGATACTGCTTATGATAATAGTTTTCAAAAAACAATAACCATACAAGGCACTGTAAAAGGTTTAGAGCCATTTAATACTGGATTAATATATAATAGTACAAACATAGGGACTTCTGCAAGTGGTTCATTAATGGCTAATCCTGGAAGAATAGCTTTAGAAAGTAAATTTAAAAATGCTATTAGTGGATATTCTGGTATTAAAAATGTTATGTTTGATCGTGCAAGATCTTTTATAGATAATCCTAACGATGCTAGTGGTATAATGAGAAGGTTCTTTGGTAGAAATGAATCTCCATTGAATCCAGTACCATATGGAATAACAGAAGGCTTTAATCCAACAGAAGGTACCGTTACTTATAGTTGGACTTATAATAATCGTCCATTAAATTTAATTAGTGGATCAATAAGTGAAACTTTAAGTGTTAATGATAGTTTTCCTACTCAACAAATTGCAGAAATATTTATTCTTGGAAGAAGACTTGGTCCAATTTTACAAGATTTAGGAACATGGACAACTTCAAATAGAGATGTAACTTTCGAGGTTGTTATGCCAAAACCATCAAGTTTAAGTGGGCTAAAATTTCCAAGAACAGCATATCAAGCTATAACCGGAATTGTTGAATCTCTTAATCCATCATATATATTTGGAGCTGGAGGATCGTGTAAAGCTTTTGTAAAGGCTAATAGTGAAAATTGGTTTATTAGCGAAGGAAGATTTGTCAAACAAAAAACATGGCAATGGACAAGATGTGATGGACAGCAAATATCTCCATTAGGTCTATATTAATTAGTTAATATAATATATAAAAGGAAAATAAATGACATATTGTAATATTCCACTTACTACAGCAGGACCGTATAATCAAACATTATTTTTAGGATGCAGTGTTGTTAATTTTAATTGTAATCTTGGATGGGGAGGAGATCAAAGTAGTTTAAATATAACATTAGCACATGATCCATGTTATCATCCTCAGTCAGCGTTCGCTGGAACTGTTGATAATGCTATCAATAATTGGGCTCAACAGCCAGACAGCGTTGCTGGTGGAACAGCATTCAATAAGCAAAATGATGGTAATTATACAACTGAAGATCCGACAAAAGCTTTGCATAAATCTCTTATTTTTGCAATGAAAGCACAAGAAGATGGTAGAGACACTGAAAATATATCTCTGTCGCCAGAATGGAAAGATAATGGAAAAGTATGTTATGGTTTTGACGGTAATTACGCATTTTGGCAAGGACCAGATATAGGATTTTTGCCTTCAACAGGATCTTTGAATACCTTCAATAGCAAAGGATATGAAATAATAGGAACTCCTGTAAGATTTAAATTTAAAGACTTTAGCTTTGGAGGAATTGTATCATCATGGAAAGAAAATTCATCACAGGGTGGAATACTAACATATGATGTCGAATTAAAAAGTTTTTCTAATTTATTAAAAGGGTGTGAATTAATAATAGATCATTACGCTGGAACAGTATGTGGTATTTGGCCAAATACTAATAATAATCCTACTACAAAAAACTTAGCTGGACCAATAGCATACAATGTGGATGGATCAACAACTCCTCCAACTTTCCATTATTATCCATATAATGCAACTATAACACAAGGCAATATTCCTAACATTTTTAATATATATGGTTATTTAGAATATCAAGGATATAAAAATAAAATATATGGAAATGCAAGAGTAAATGAAAATGGAATGTCTGCGCAATTTATTTATGATACATTAGTTAATATGCTAGGACCAAATTCTAATAGCAATCCAGATTGTATTAGTCCATTTTCTCCTTATGGGGCTATTGTTTGTAGAACTATTAGAGAAAATGATACTTCTTCGGATATTGATCCTCTTGCTGCTTCAGTAGGAAGTTTGGGCGCATCGTTAAATCTTACTCATATGGGTATATGTCCCAATACAATAGCTTATGATAGTCAAAGAAGGTGTTTGTTAAAAATTGATATTTCTGATGTTCCGAGGCCACCGAAATGGGTGAGAATACCAGGGCCAAATATTAGTATTTTAGATTTTATTACAGAAATTTGTGATGGTGCCGGGTTTGATTTTATAGTAGATTTTCTATTTCCAACAACCTCTCAGCTTCAGAATGGAATATGTGGCATTATTAAAATTAGAACTGTTTCAAGAAGAACACAACCCAAAAAAAATCAAATACAAGCATTAGTAAATTATTATAAAACTCAATGCGGAGTTAATAGTGCAAATCAGGGTAAAGAATATTCTGACTCTAATACCAGAACCATGTATATAGGAGGAAAGCAAAAGAGATTATTACAAATAAAAAATACAAGATTAGCATATAAACAAAATACTATGATATATGATCCTTTTGCAAACTTTGGTGGAGGATCTTTTATAAGCTATGATTCATCTGCCTTTTTGAATTTTGCTACTCCTAATCAGATAAGACAACCTAACTTATATTCTACCAGATCTTATACTTTTAAGTATAAAAATGGAGCAGCTGTTTTTAGTGCTTCTGATGATTTTAATAATCAAACATACTTTGCTACTGCTGGCACATCAAATGCTATTAAAAAAGGAAATTATTATCTCGCTGGAAATGTAGCAAATAATGGAATACTATTCGAAGGAAGTGCCCCATTTAATATTGGTGCTAATGTGCCACTTTTTGAAGATCAGATCTCTCCATACTTTGGAGTAGGATGGAATAATCTTATACGCCCTGTATTTTTAGATAAAAATATGGGACAGTTGCAAATATTATTCGGAATAGCTGACATACAAGAATTATGTAGTTTGCCATTAAACAAATTTACTCCTTACGAAAGTTGGATAGATTCATTGTTTGGTGGAGTTTGGGGACCATCATGGGCAGCACATTTTAATCCTAATTTTTGGGCAGATGGAAGAGGAGATGGTACTGATACAGAATCCACTTCTCCTTATTTCGTAGTTTTAGAAAATGAAATAAGAGCAGCCATAACAGGATTTTCAGAATGGATGTCTTATGTTTTTGATACTAATAATTTAATTTTTACCACAGACATATCAGAAGTTTTATATAAAGCTTTCAGAACAAAGTACGGTATTGGTAAAACAGGATCATATAATTATTATATTAGATCATTAGGAGATATAATTGCTATTGGAAGCAGAAGAGACGCTAATGGTCGTCCTTTACAAGTTAATCTCGATGGATTCGCTCCTGAAACAAAAGCACTATATAATGATTTAAAAAATATTCATAGATTTTTTCAAGATATTGGTAATCAATATTATGGTAAACAATTTATGGTTAAAATCCCAGACATGGGATGGTATAAAGATTATCAAACAGCAACAAACAATGATGGATCATTTATCGTTTTAGGACAGGATGAGAATGGAAACGATATTTATGCTATAGAAGGAAGTGGAAAGGTTTATACAAACTATGAAATATCAACAGATGGAGCCTGGGAAGAAGCTGGAAATTGGATAGACGATACTATGGTTGTTGGGGGTTTTAATTGGTCTCATTTTGCTGATGAAAGCGGCAAAACCCCAGCATTATTAGGATATAACGCTTCTGTAGAAAAAAACCATTCAAAACGTTTTAAAAAATTATTATACAAAAATGTCTATGTTGGCAATCCTTGGACTACCCCTGATAGTAGATTTTGTGAATCTAATTGGTGGGCTCAAATAGGTGCAGATCTTTCTGATCCATCACAAAATGCAAATCATGAATCTAATTTTTATCTATCAATAAACCATAAATTGTCATCAGAAGAATGTAAGCTGATAGAATATCCGTGTGTACAATTAAACATACCAGACGCTTATGGTGTGACAGTGCCTCAAACCCTAAATTCTGATGATAACACAGGCACACAAGGACGATATAAATTTTATGTGAAAGCAACTGCGGATCAAGATATACATTTTTTGATGGCGGATAACGGAAAACCTAGAGCAATATTAAAGGTATCAGACAAGGTTAATATAGGCTCAAATATTAATCCAACAGATAATAATCTTTCTGCTGTTATAGCTATGGATAGCTTTGCTAGAGTTTTTAAAGGAGTAAGTATTCCTCAAGGAATGTCAAAAGTGGTAAATAGTCCATTAGCTCTATTACCAGGAAGAACTAGCGAACAAACAGTAAATAATGGATTAAAATTAAGGAGCATATTAAGATTAGCCCATATGTATAACCCATATAATTTTAGAGGATATGTATTAGGATTAGCCAATCATATGGATGCTGCCTTAACATCATCTCCGAGTAGTTATGATGATGATAATAATTTTGCTCAAAAAGCAGCGACTCCTCTATTTTGTGCATTGCCACTTCAAATAAATACTCATGTTTATGGACCATGGATTAATCATCCTGGTTTAATAGCTACTGACATTTTCCCAGATTATGGAAAAAATATAGCAGAACAAGAGGTTGAGAATTTGATTGGAGGAGTAAAGGTACAAGTTGATGAGAATTTAGTACCATGGAATTTTGGAGGTATGAATGCATTAGATGATTATGTTATGACAAAAATTACAGAAGATGTTAATTATCAGCAAACATTAGAAGCTGGTTCTGTACAAATACCAGGATTTGATAATTTTCAAATTGGTGATATGATACAATATTATGGGGCTGTATTTAATGGCCCTATTGTTAGCAGTATTGTTGTTCAAATTGCTGAGGGTGGTGGTATAACGACTACATATAATTTTAGAACATATCAAAGAAAATTAGGACTATTTAATAAAGAGAATGCCGAAAGAATAAAACAGCTTAATCAAGAAACTATAAAAAGAAGAAAAGAATTTAATAGTAAATTAAATAATTTAACAGATAAAATGAGAGCGATGGGTGGCGGAACCATTAGATTCATGTAATTAGGAATATATATATATGAAAAAAAATAAAAAAACAGACAATATTAATGTATTAATAGGAAATAATTACTTTGTTGTTCATCAGGATGCTACGATTTTAAAACAACAACAATTAAATTATAATCCAGAATGGTCAACTAAACCATATTCATTGGGCTCATTAAATTGTAATCCAAGAGAATTTCCGAGACTTCAGTCTGATGTTAACATATTTAGTAATCATGAAGCAAATAGCGAAATTGGAAATAATTATGCTCATAAATCATTCATGAGTTTAGATGGATTATTTTCTCCAGTATCTTTTTATCCGACGCCGTACTCTAGTACTTTTCATATTAGCAAATATTTAACTAGTGGTTGTCCATTTTGTAATGGAACAAAAACATATACATACAAAATTCCTCAAGATCAAGCTAGTATAACACAAAATCAAGGAGCAACAGCCATAGTATCATCATATGATACAAAATCTATTATATGTACTTTTTGTGAAACATTAGAAGAAAAATTATCAAAAATGAGCACAAGCTCATCTCCAAAAGAATCGTATCCTCCGTATGTAATAGCTAGTGGAAATGATTTAACTATTATATCTAATATCATACCAGTAACAGGTAATGGTTCTCCGGTAATAAACTATTCTACATTGAATCCTATAGTACTTACTACTGGAGAATTTAGTAATTTTACTAATAAGCAGAAGGGGGACGTATGTGGACACTGTATTGATTTGGTTGGATTTAGTATGATTCCACCCACAGGAGATAATGGATTAAGAGCTATATATTCTGCTAATATAGAAAGATCATATCTGGATTATGATGTAAATATGACGGAATGGTATAAGAATTTACGAGCACAAGGAGTTAGTATACCACCAGATCCTACTGTAATGAATAATATGAGATTTTTTGGATTACGTGGTCCATTGATGGTTCATGGCTGGGGATATGACCTAGAAGGATATCCTGTTCCAAATTCTTCTGGAGAACCAAAAACTCAAGGAGGAAGCATAGTAAGAGATAGCAATGGTAATATTATTGGTAAAAATCAGAAGTTTATATCAACATCAACTGGTAGTGGATATTGGTCAAAACCATATAAAGAAAATACTTTTTATAAAGGATGGGCTCAATCTCCAGGAACATGGCCTGTTGGTCCTATTGATTTGAGATGGGACGAAGCAGGAAGGGTGTGGACTGTTGGAGCTAATTATAAACCAGTATTTGTTGTAATAGAGGAGGATCTTGTTAATACATCACCAGTAAGAGCTGAAATTATAGATTCTTCTTATGATAATAGTCCACTCCCAACAGGATTAAGAAGATTAGTTTTTGTAAGAGATCAATTGGGTCTTTTCCCCGCTCCCAGAGGAGGCACACTATATTGTAAATACAATTCAAATAATGGTTTTTATGAGCCGATAGGCCACAGACCATTTGTTACTTCCGGAGTTGTTAATTCTACTAACAGCGTAGAAATATATAAAATATATACTAAACCAAATAATCCTAGTATAAAACTATCTGATGATCCAAATTTACAAAAATATACTACAACATATAAAAATCCATTAAATTTTGCAATTTCTCCAGGTGGTATTGGCTTGTTTACTTTTTTGGATGGTTACTGGACATTAACTTCTTATAACTGTAATTAATTATGGGATGCTGCGACATATATAAAAAAGATTTTTTTCAAGATATATCAGATTTAGACTCTTGCACAGTTGATTCTTCTAAACTAGTATCTTTAATACCTTCGTATAATCCATTATTGAGTGGAATTTGGCGACCTATTTTTATTGAAGCTTCTAAATCAAATATTAATTATGTTGAACCATTTATAAGAGCACGATCTGAATCTGTTGCCGTCAATCCTTGTAACTGTATTAATGCTGGAGATACTTATGATGAGATTGATGTAGAAAAAACATCTTTAGATTGCTCATATTGTCAAGATCCAAATAGCCCACATAGTTTTACATGGAGTTTAACGGATACATCTGGACATAAAAGTCCCAATATATATGCTTCATGTTGTTCCGGAGCTTGTGATACCAGAACATATAAAGATGACTATCTTGCAAAATTGCCGGTATTGAATTCTACTTATATTGATCATTTTCATGATTTTAAATATATGCGTCAATTTCCAGCATGTAATAATAGATCATTAGGTTTTGAAAAGATATTTACTACTAGAACATTAAATTCTTTTAGCTCTTCTCCGGAATTAAGGTGTGATTGGAAAATTCAAGAACGAATAGGTGAAATACCTCCTAATGATATGGATACTTATCATGATACAATAGATGTTCATGAACAATCATATAATAGATATCTAAGAAATAATAAAACAGCTGGTAATTTTATTTTACTAAAACCACACGCTAATTATCTCACTAATGGTGGGGATTTTCCAGTATTAAGCGGCAATATAGGAGATATAGCAAAAACTGGCACATATAAATACTTGTTACCAGAACCATCGAAATTTACTATGCCTTACGGTTTTTCAAATGAAGATCATTATAATATTTTTGTAAAAACAGAAAAACTTGGATCTTATTGGAAATGGAATTATAGTTCAGGGGTTTTATGTTGGTATAGATATTTTGATAAAGATATACCAAAAGATCAAGATAAAAGAATGATACCTGGCGTTGACTTGTATATATCTCCTGGAGATATGTTTTATGCTACAAATGATGGTCCAGAACCCTTAAATCTTCAAGGCTCATCGATAAATGGAAATATAAAAACTTGTCCATCAGGTTTAAAATTAATTAAGAATAATGTTATTAGTGGAGTTATTCCTAGTGGATCAGAATTTATTTATATGTCTACTAATATCTATAACAAGTGCTTCAATATATTAAATAGACTAGATTTTTTAGAAAGTTCACTAGATATTCCAGATACTAAAAAAACATCACCACTGAATAAATTAAAACTAGCAGCATTATTAGCTACCGGACCTAATTTCGATGAAGTTACAGTTGATCTATTAAAACAACCAAAATTTGAAAATATATCTGGTATAACTTATACTAGAAATATATATAATCAGATTGATTTGTTTGAATCTCAGATGCTAAAAAAACCAATTAATACTGCTAATAATTTAAATATAGTAAAAACTAAAATTGATTTTATCAATACCATAGCTAATAAATACGGATGTTATTTATGGTTCCCGCCAAATTCTACAACTTCATTAAAGCTAAAAAAAGAATTGCTGCCAGCTCACGCTTACTTAAATCTTGATTTTGAAATGTCTATTAATGCATCAGATATTAAGTTTGCTCCAACAGATACCGGAACAATACCCAAAGTGTGTCGAAATACTCCGATCAAGAAAAATTTTAGTTATCAACAATCAGTACAATTAGGAGATGCTATATTTAGCACGTCAGGCGATGCTAGACATTACAATAATAGTTGCAATAGTGGAGTTTTTACTATTGGAAATATTATTAATACTACTAGTGCTCATTTAAATGGACAATTATTAAATCATATTTCTATTGCTAGTGGATATACTTTATTTAATAATAAGTATGAATTAGCTCCATCTTATGAATCAGCAGCAAATGCTGTTGGTGGCAAGTATAAACTGTGCGATGAAAACTATCTTTGTGATGCTCAGTCAGCTTTTACAGTCAACAATAATAAAAGTTTATGGAATACTCCGAATCAAAGAAAAGTGTCAGTATTTAATAATGAAAAAGCTTTTAATTTAACAAGGTCTTATCCAGCAATAGCATATAGTACTAATATTGATCGTTTGGGTTTTCATAGAGATGGTGGAGTATATTATGATAGCAATATTTTTGGTTCCGGTAATGTTGTTTTCGTTCAAGGCACAACCTTTTCTGATGGTATTTGTGAAATTAAATTTACAACAAAAAATGTTGGTATAAAACTATACGAATTTTCATTAAATAAATTAAGAGATTCTACTTCTGGAAATGCTAGATGTCCCACTTTTCCAACAGATCAGCCTTGTAAATGTTTTCCATTAAGTAGGATTACTTCTCATCCATATAATTGTGATGGAAAACTAATATATACAAACGCTAGTAATATTTTATATACTCCAAATATATCTACCTTAAATAGTCCAAGTTTAAAATCTTATGGAGGATATCCGCTATCCTATGTTACTGAATTAATAGGTGATACTAGAATACCTAATCATCCAGCAGTTGGTTCAAATATTCCCACAGTTGATAAAAAAATAGATCCTCTGAATCCTTATGAGTGTACAAAAAATGTATCTTTTTCTTTGCCAAATTATGTTAAAACATTATGGAATTTAACACTACCAAATTTGAATACTAACCATTCTGATATTTGGGTTAGCGTATCAGATGGATCTAATTTATTAAATCCTAGTATAATTGTTTGGGATGATGAAGAGCTTACAACAAGAAATAATCCAAATTTTAGAAGATTTACAACTAAAACAACAATCAACAATTTAGTACTATGGAATAGACAGCAAAAAACACTATTCGATAAATCAAATAAATTTGAACCCAAAATTAATATAGAATTATTAAATCCTTTTTTAGAAGCTGCTCTTAATAACGGAGAAGAACCATCTGAGACAAATATTTTATATACTCCATTGAATTGTACTACTGATGTTTCATATAATAACTTAGATCCTAGATTAATAAATGTTGGTATCACAATCAAACAAATTCCCAGAAAACATATATTAGCTTTTAATATGGATCCAAAGATCAAGTCCATGGGAACTTTAACTAAGTCCTTTTTTCACCCAAATAGTGGCATAGTATCAGCTAGTAATTTTAAAGATAAAACATCTCTGTTATTTAATAAAGATACTTGTACTTTTGATTTTGACTATGAAAGAAAACTATTTTTAGATTCAGTTATATATAGTGATAGTGGAATAATGTTTAAAGGAGATTTGAATGATGGAGTCAAAAATTTTATAAAAGTGCTAAATCAATTAGATAATCATAAAAAAATTAGACTTTATTTAAAAGTAAAAAATAATTGGTATGAATATTTAAATTCAAATATTTTTGGTTTTTATAATCCAGATAAAGACGAAACTTATCCAGGATATCCTCTATTATTCAATTATACTAATGATTTAGACTATACCTATGGACCACTAATACCGGCCCAAGCAAAGAAAAATGTTCAACTGTCATATATGTATAACATGCCGAATGTTGGAGCTACGGGATCCATTTCAGTTCCTCATTATGATGATATTTATACATATGGTCCTAGACTATATCCTATTTCCACAAATAAATTTTACATAGATAAAGACTCAACAACCAAAATTATAGTTGATGGATCAAGAGCATATTTTATGGTTAAGGAGGCTGATTCTGCCATAGCAATAAACAGTATAGAGAATATATCGGAAGAAGATTTGGAGAAAATAATTGAAAATACTATAATAGTAGACGACAATAATAAAAGATGGAAATATAAGGGTATTGGAGACAAAATGACAAAAGAATCATATGTTTCTCTGCCCCCAAGAAACTATTATGATAATAATTTTTATGAATCTAGTATAGACTATTTAAAAACAAATAAAGATGGTTATATTGCTAATACTGATTTAAAATGTATATTAACATCAGTTAAATTAATTGATCTAAATGATTCTACTATACAATATGATGCTAAAATTAAATCAAAATCTTTATATTCACAGCTGGTTGACGAAGGTGGTAAAAAAATAACCATATTTGATAGCAATAAACAAAAACAATATCGCAAAATTTTTACTGTTTTTGAGTTAGATCTTTGTTCTAGTTGTGAAATTCCTTTAGCTGAGGGCGTGATTGATTTTTCAATGATTAAAAGTCAGAATCCTATTGGAGTAGAATCATTTGTTATATATGACAACATGGGAAATTCTTTAAGATCAGAGTATGATAGTTATTTAGCTCAAATATTGTATTCTACTAAATGGGGAGATCTGGCAAGATTTGATAATAAAAATCAATATACAGATATTTTAAATTCTAGATTTTTATATGATAAAATTAATTATTCATATCCTAAAGTACCATACCAGAATATGTATAATAATCTTGTAATTAATGATACTAATACTGGATTAATAAATTTTATTTTAACAACTAGCGACCCCCAAAAACAATCAACAAAAATAAATATATCATATCATGGCGAAACCTACTTTACGATACATCAAAAATATAATATAGGACAAGATATAAGCAATGTTGATCCTATATACTTATCATCATCTCAGCAAGATGTTAACAACTATTTGCCATTTTTAGATATTAATTTTATGAATTTGAGTGGAATCAGATATAATTCACAAGCTTCTGACTTGATATCTAATTTAAAAACTAATTTTGATAACCACTTATTATCTACTGGTAATATTTATTTTAGTGGAATTAGAGAAAAAATGCCACGATCAAGTCTTCCAGCAGACCCTATAAAAACGTCTGGATTTTTTATTAATATAGATAAAAATGCTTTATTAAAACCTTTAATTTTTGATAAGACGTTTTACCATGATACGTTAAGGGTTGATCAGCCGTACTATGTTTTGTCAAAATATACTAGAAAAGATACCGAATCAAACAGCACAGATTGCACAACATATTATAGACCAAATTTATCTGTTGCTAGTGAAAATATTGGTCCTTATTTTAATATAGGAAGTTTAACCAATCCTGTAACTGGTATTGATGGTAAACCATTTCTTGATTTGCCAATATATTGTGATTCTGATAAATTAGGCCCATGTGATCAATTAACTTGTTCTATGAAAACAGCAGGATATACAAGACTAAGTGCTAGCTATCAAAACTATGATTATAAATATATCAAGGGTAGCGATTTAACAAATGATTCTGTTGAATATTATCTTTCTTTTGATGAAGGACTTTTTAACGGTATAGGATATCAGAGTATACCTTATATACAAAGATTTGAAATACCACCATATTCTATATTAAATGATAAAAATGGAGATAATCCAAATTATTGTTCATCTCAGACCAAAAATAAGCCAGACAGACCATTTACATATATGGACAAAAACTATCAGAATGAATTGAATAGTAATGTAGATAATGATAAAAGTACTTTAGTATCTAATACTGATATATTAGCTAATGAAATGTTATTTAGAGTATTATATGGTGAAAAACAAAAAATATCATATGATAATATTAAAAAGAAAACAATAGTAGATTTATTAACTAATAAAAATAGATCAGTAGGATATTTATTACAGTATGCTGACATTAGAACAACTCCAGATAAAATTTATGACTTGATACCATATGATTATTCATCTAATAGTGATAGTTCAAGAAGAAAAATATCTGGAAATATAGACATAGCTGGAGTATTAAAGCTTGGATCAAAAGTAAAAGTTACAATAGGTGATCTAACTATAAATTTTGAAGTAAAAAATGTCGAAGGAAAAGTTAAAATAGTAGCAGCTGGTGGTGGTAAAACATATGAAACTATTATTCATCATGAAAAAACAATAGAAGAAAGGCTAGTGGCAATTCAAAAGCCGGGAGCCCCATCTCCGTTTGGTGACAATATATCTTATCAATTAATAGGAACATGTGGAGACAATATACCCAGAAAGGATTGGAATCCATTCGGCTATATTTCGAAAGCTACTGTTTTTGGTTATGATATTCTAGCAGAATATGCTAAGTGTGAACAATGTCGTACTGATCCAGGTAATTGCCAATCATTTGCTGGTAATTTAGTATCATATACCTATATGGGATTCCTATTCTGTGATAAGCATGCTATTGGAGATGTATATACGACCCAGGCTCCTTGTAGCATTATAAATGAACAAAGTGCGGAAGTTTCCGCCGGTGGAGCTAGCAGAGGAAGTACTAGCTGTAGTATTTATGCAACGTGCGTAGCGGCAAATGGTTATATAGATTTGAGTCCAGCATTTAGAGTTGGAAACTTTTTTGATATGTGTGGTGGTACATTAGTTCAACCTCTTTGCGGAGGAACTAATTGTTCGGCAGCTCCGGCTCCGTGTGAAGGAAATTGTTATCCATTAAGTTATAGTAATAATTTAGGTCAACAAGTTCATGATCCAGTATTAGCTGGTTATAGAAATGCAGGAACCCCTTGTGAATGTTCTAATCTTCCAGAAATAAAATATTGTCAGATTGTGCCAAATAGATGTTCTTGTCCACAATGGGCAGAAGGATATCCTAAAATTTTTACTTATCAATTTGAGGACTGTAATTATAAATTTAATCTAAATGGCCATATATATCGAATGAAACATGGAGAGCCGGCCAAACATAGTGGTAAAACAAGTGACATTGGCAATTGTAATGGCTTTGTTCCATATGAATTCAAAGCAGATGGAACCGCAACAGAGCATTGGGGTTGGACTGAGTGTATTTTTCCACCACCATCAAGCTATGATATATATATTGAAAAAACAACAACAACAAATCCATACGCACCATTGTGTCCAACTTCATTATGTAGTATATCTTATGATAATTTTTCTGTTAATTTAAGTATGGGGTCTGTACTCGGTTGTTTTGATATCTTAATAAAAAACGATTGTCCAGAAATCACTATTGAAGTACCAGATAATACGTTTACTGTTAATGATTCTATAAATAGCGAATGTACCACCTGTGATGTTATTAATGAAAAAATTAATATGACTCCACAAAATCCAAAATGGGAAACAATAATAGAAAATAAAATAGCGATATTAGGAACATTTGCTATCGAAGGAGATTTAAACAAAGATGCATTTTGTGCAGGGGGGACGGCGCACTTAGGAAAAGGAATATGTAGTGTTCCTGAGCCTACTTTTTGTTGGGGTGATGCTTGTTATGACGGAGCAGGCGCTGTCGGAATGTGTGGAAAAACAGGAAATAGCGCATTCGTATGGAATTATGGAATTGCCTGTGATTTAGCAGGATCTCCTGGTATGCAGTTTGTGCCATGTACCAGAGGAAGAGGAGCTGGCGGATTGTTTAATATTGGTAGTCAGATAAGGCTTGAGTTTGGTAGCGATAATGGTGCCGTAAAGGGGGCGAAAGTAGCATATTGGAAATCATTAATGAAACAAGCATTTAATGATATTGCAATATGTAGAAAATCATCTGAGGGTATTAATATTAATGATCTAGTAGAAGGAGTAGTTCCTGGTAGTTGCCGTTTAAAATTCAAAGTTATTTCATTTCCAGCCACTGCTTGGAGAGCAGGATATGAGGGTGGCGAATCAACTTCAGCAACAATAGGGGTACATGTTGCATATTATGAATATAAATATAAAAGACCAAAAAATATTTATGATATATTAATAGGATCAAATTATAAAAAATGTAATGAAGCTCTACCTTCGGCCCCTAATTCTAAACACAATATTACAGAAAAATATAAGACACCAGATTGCAGCAATAGTCCATCATGCTATGATACTACAGTTGATACTTGTGATACTCAAGATTTTTGTTGTAAAACATCACAACGCCATTTATCGGAGGATTTTTAGATGAATGATATGAATCCACATTGTGATTTAATAGACACTAACACTTATTTTAATAATAAGAAAGTATACCAATGTAATTATTGTAATATAAAAATAGGTTTAGATAGTGCTGATACTAAAATGATTTGTTTTAAAAAAATGCAAGATTTTTCACTATCCATAAGAAAAGCTACCGATCCAAACTATAAAGAACACAGAATAACGATGGTGGATGATCCAAGCAATATGCAAAATCTTGTTCTTGAAAGAGTGATAGAAAGATCCAAAGAGATTGCTGAAGAGAAGAATGAAACTATAATAGATAATAGTGAAAAGAATATGTGTTCTCAAGAAGAAATATCAGCTAGATTAACAATTTGTGAATCTTGTGAACATTATCAAGATAATAGTTGTTTATTATGCGGATGTAGAATAGTTAGAGAAGTTAATCATATGAATAAACTGGCTCATAAGGATCAATCTTGTCCAGCAAATAAGTGGGGGCCGATATTAAGTATTATCGACTAGCCGTAGAGGCTGGATTTTCTCTTATAAAACTAGTAACTTTTGTTACAGGATCACCAAATCTTACTATTAATGGAATCATTTTACTTTTTCCATCGATAGTTATTAAGAGATTAACTTTTGTTGCTCCGTTTCTTGACCAATTCATATAATTGTGTACTCCTATAACATATTCTCCATAAGGGGCTAATCCTTTTTCCCAAAAAATGTTTTCTACAGGAACATTACTTAATCTAGAGGGATGAGCATTCATGTCTATATCCAACATTCCTCCGCATCTTCCGAATCTTCTGGTCCAATTTATTCTAGATGCTATTGGATATACTTCAACATGAAGATCGATATCATCGATAGTATCCCACGATAAAGATATTTGGACATCTCCGGTTTTTGCTCCGTATGCGGCCAGCCTCTGTTTCATCATACCTATGCCCTGATCATTATTAGCATTCAAGTTACCATCGCCAAAAACAGGCTGATTCCCTTTTTTATTAGATGATGTTTTTTTCTCAGATCTTGCTATCTTTTTTTCTTTCGTAACAGAAGGTTTCTCAGAAGCTTCTGTATCCGAAATATCTGCTACAAATTGTTCACTAAGATCTTCTACTGATAAATCTTCAATTAAGTCATTTTGTACATCTTCTTCTACAACAACATCATCTATCGATACTGGTATAATATCATTTGGCTTATCTTCAACAAAAGATTCTGATTCTGTTTCTTGCTGATCATTGCTGGGCTCTTTGGGGATTTTGATTTCTATTGGCTGAATAGTCTCAAAATTTATAGTTTCTTCATCAAAGGACGCAAAACTTATAACAATAGGCGAGGGCCTATTATTTGTTAACAAAGGAAAAGAAATAGCTAATAATAAAAGTATTACAGAATGAACAATGGTGCTATGGATAACGCCAGTATCATATAAGTAAAGAACTGTAGTATTTAGCTTTTCAGATAATTGTTGTCTTGTTTTGTTTTTTACGCTTCGTTTGTTTTTTGCCATTTATGCCAACCATTATGTGGTAACCAATTGTTATTGTCATCTTTTCTTTTGGGGAAAAGAGTACCACCCTTCTTATGTTGTCCAAAAGCCAATATTGCGCCACAATCCATGCATCTCATCTCATAAAAATCATTTCCATCAACATTTCTTACTACGAATTTTATATTTGTGCTGCTACAAATGCCACACTTTTCTTCTCCGAAGATTTCTTGAACAGCAGCTAATTCTTTGAAAATTTCTTTTTGTCCAGCACCCTCTAATTCGAATTCTAGCTTGTTGTTTGGTTTGTATCTGAGTTTCATGTTATCCTACTCTTTCCATGTTGGTTGATACCCAATGAGATCTTGGGGAATTTCTGTGGTTTTTTGCTGATGCTGTGATAGCTCTTTAATAACTGTCACAGCGTCATCGTGAGATATATTATGAATGTTGTCGTTCACAATAGCAAGAGAATTCATTAATTCAACCACGCTTATATTTAGTCTTTTAGACATCACATCAATAAAATTGATCTGATTACTGCTAATTTTTGATACATTTCCCCTATCTGGATCATCTTCTATTTCTTTGGCCAATTCTTCAGCAGCAACCACTTTTCTTAACTTTAGTGCTCTCCTGAGTGCTCTTCCTTCTGCTCTTGTTTCTGCCACGGCCACTGGGTGGTTTCTATATATCTTGTCACAATTTCCCCAATAAACGTCCGCAGCGCCGCTGACAGACCTGTATTTAATTGCATCGTCCTGAGACTCATTATTTATAACAAAGGATATACAATGAACTACCGTGGCTCTTTTTTCGTTGTCAGGAGATGGAGATTGAATCACGCTAGATTCTGAGCCAATAACTGTGCAATTTAATGCTATTTCGAATACTCTCCTTAAACCATCTGTTGTAGGATTACCATTAATTTTTTCATCATCAGATAGCAATTCTAGCACATGATCTGTCCATTCAAGATCATTTATTGATGGGATTTTACTTTTTTCTTCTTTGACCACTTTTATTTCTTTTTCCTTACTCATAATGAATCCTCTATTTCGATTGTTGTATTTGTGTTGTCCTTAATTATATCTATTGCTATTTTTAGTTTATTATAAACTAATAATGCCCTAGCATTCGAATAATCGTGTTGTTGTTTTACTCTTATTAAGGATAGTCCTTTGCCTAGTAACAGTCCTGTTTTTTTCTGATCATATTTTTGATTTCTCTTTAGAGCATCATCTCCCCAAACCGGAAGAAAGTGTGATGGTCCATCAATCTCAATCGCCACATTCATTGTAGGCAGAAACAGATCAATTTGCAACTTTGTATTTGATAGAATCTGCTCTTTGTGAAACTCTACCACAAATCCATCTTGTAGCAGTTTTTTCAATATGAACTTTTCTAGTTTTGATCCTACTTTACTACTTACTCTAACAGCCTTATTTGCTGCTGATGTGATATTTTCTTTTTGTTCATCGCTTAAATTTTCCCATGCTAACTTACTTTTCTTTTTTCTTTGATCAAGCTCAGCGTCTGTTAAATCTTCCCAGTTTTTCATAACAGATATACCAATTTTTTCTTTAACATCATCGGTTCGCTGTTTACCTTTTGTTGGATGACAATGCTTGCCGCTTTTTAAAGCATTTGATTGAGCTTCACTTTTATCTCTAATTTTTATTCCAAATTTCACAGCATCTCTTCTGATTTTATTAGCATATGTTTTATACTCCGACGCTATATCTGCAAAACTCATTTTTTTTGCAACATACTTATCATTCAGTATGTTCTTTTTTTCAGTATCAGACAAATCTTTATAATGTTTTAATAACATCTAAAATACCTTTCGCTTCTATTTTTTCCAGGACTTTAACTGGTTTTTTCCAACATATTTCTAATAGATCAAAATTTTCTTGATTATTTACTATCAGATCTATATATTGATTATTATATATGCTATTCCAAAATGATACTGGAGCTTTAGTATTATTTATCCATGGCAACTCATCAACAACAAAAAATTGTTTTATCGGACTAGGAAAAGTTCTTGTTATAGCAGCGCTTCTTAAGTCAAAACTAATTAATATTCCTTTAAAATATTTTGCTTGATTAAAATTTATGATAGGAAATTTCTTATTACCATCTGCTCTATTGTATGTATTATTGAATAATATAACATTGCTATAAATATCATTTTCAACAATATCATTCATTGCTTTAACGATATCATTATTTTTTTCAGAATAATCCATATCTATAGCATAAAATCCTATATCCATTTTATTTCCCTTGTATTATTGGTAATAATTTATTTTGCACAAAATATTTTGTATCGCATTTATTAACGTCTATATCTAGAGTCTTTTCTTTTGATTCGCCAATTGGTACAGAATCTTCTAATTCAATGTTTTTGATACCACAAACTTTTGCTTCAACTATATAATTATTATCAATATCTATTAATGACCCGTATGTATTCATCAGATGAGATATGTCTAGTTCATTGGCTAGACCAATATTCTGAGCATGTTCAAAGTCTGGATTATTGATTAAGCATAGTTTTGATTTTGTGTGTGGATAAAGTAAATTGTCTAATTTTTTGTGGTTAGTATCATTATTTGATGATAGAATAACTAATAACTTATCATTTCTTTGCAAATTTTTATTGGAAAATAAATTGGAATCATAAAGATAGTCATATGTTATATGATTTGGCAATTTAAGTTGTTTCTTAGATTCTTTTGATATTATCATAATATTATTTTTATTATAATAGTCAATTAAGCTGTCATTGTTAATATCACCCATAAATAGTGCGAATCTACTTTTATCTTTAAAAGCGTTTACAAGTTCATGTAGCTCTTGAGTATATTCGTATATCGGTAATATGACCATATCCGGCATAACTTGATTAAAAGTATCAAATGCGTTGCCGTGTAATGATCCTGTCATAACAATATTACTTTTGTCTTCAGCAATAACAGAGATGATAGGGAGATACAGTTTTTGATCTGCTTTATGTATTAATATTTTCATAAAATGTTTTTTATCTTTTCAGAATCCTTTATTGAAGAAATTTTTATTAATTTATTTTTATTAATTTTAACTGCTTTGAAAGTATTTCCATCATCAATAGACTTATTGAATAATTCAAATAAAAACATATTTCTCATTTCTTTTATATATGTATTTTTGTAGTAGTTCATAGTTTCATTATTAAGATATATTATTTCACACCAAGAATTATGATCTAAATTAAAAAACATATGTGATGCATTATCGTTGTGAATCGTAACACCTATGGAAAACTCATTTTTTTTTGAATTTTGCATATAAAAAATCTTCGATATATTTTTATCTTGTAGTAAAATATTTTTTATGTCATAATGGAATAGTATACCATTATTAATAATAATACATCCATCATAAATTTCATAATCATAGTTATCCATAATGAGTTCTAAAGCATAAGCTTGATTAGTAGATTCATATAATAGATTATCAATAAAGTTAACATTGTGATCTACTTTTTTCTTAATTTTTTCAGAACCAAATCCAAGAATTATATTTATATCTATATTTTTATCTTTAATACTAGATATTTGACAATTTATTAGTTCTTTTGATTTTTTGGATTTCAATAGTGCTTTTGGGCCTATTGATTTCATTCCTTTTGTTATGTCGTAGGATAGTATAAAACAAGCTAGTTTTTTCATAGTTTCTTTTGAAGAACTAATACGGAGTATTCATTGCTATTAAACTGTTTAAGTATTTGTACTGTATTAATTTGAGATACTATCTCTAACACATCCGATTCCAAAAATAATGATTTTGACTCTTTGATAATTTTTGACAGATATTGACTATTTGAATTGCCTTTGATAGCATCTTTAAGTAATTTTGTTCCATTAATAAATTTGAAAGTTATCGTCCCATTATTTGCGATTTTTTTACAAAGAGTAATTATTAGATTGATTCTATCTTGATATTCACAATAATCCAGAGTACTACAAATTATTTCATTAATAGTGCCATTAATAACATTTGTTATTTGATCATGTGGTATGTTTGTAAAACCATCAATCTCTTCTCCATGATGATCATGCATGATATTGATCTTAATATTATTCATAATACAAATGCCTCTTGATTACATTTCTTAATAAGTGTTGATAATTTATCTTTCATTAATTCAAAATTATAGTTTTTATCAAAATATTCAGTAAAATCATTTATTGTTTCTTTTTCAAAGATTTTCTTGATAACATTTATTAAATCTTCAACTGATTTTGCAGTATAAAGATTTGGTGTATTAGCAAAATTCTCCATTATCATAGGTGTCGCATAGGTTATAGCATTACATCCACAAGCTATGGAGCATAATAAATTACTAATATTATGTTCACTAATATCTATACATACTTTATATTGATTGAATAGTTTTTTTACATCCTTAGGATTAAAATTAATCTCTGATGAGATATCCACTTTTATCCCATTGGTCTCTAATAATTGTTTTAAGGCATTAATATTAGGCATTCTTTCATAATTTATTATAAGAACAGTATTTGGTTTTCTATTTATATTTGCATCAATATTAAATAAGTTCAGTGGAATCCCATAAGGTACAACTATGCTATTAGATAATCTCCATGAAGAAGCTATCTTTTGTGTAAAAAATATCTTATATTCTTTTTCTAGATTCTGATTCATGAGCAATGAATCTTCTTTTTTTATCTGATTGGGTTTATTAGAATGTGTTAGTATAATTCCATTAATATGAAGATTATTAAAATACTTATTTGACGTATATTGAAATATACTATTCGTTATACCAACATTGTATGAAAATAAATCAATTTGATTATTTTTTAATACTTTAATTGAATTATTATTTAGTGTGGATATTCTATCATCAACAACGTATATATTATCGCTGACCAACCCTAAGAGCATGTCAAACATATTATATTGTGGATTATACAATATATTAATGGGTTGATTATTGAATTTATTTAAAATATTAGCTACACTTGTTCCTAAATGCATATTTTTTTACCAGTTTCTTCAAATGAAAAAGTGTTAGAATTTAGTTTGCCTTGTTCAATTTTTTTAATTAGTTTATCATTTTTTGATTTATGCATTTTATATACTTCTTGCATCTTCTCAATTAAATCATAAATGTCTATTCTGTACCAATACTCATTAGCTGTAAGGGTATCAAAATCTTTTATATCCACATTATCGACAAGTACTGGAATCTTATGACTCTTCAGGGGAAATCCTGAAGATTCATCAACATATTCCCTCATTGCTGTATTATTATTAAAAATTGGAGTTTTCCCCAGTACCACAGCTTCGGCAACGGATTTACAAAATGATTCTCCATATGATGGGGCTATAAAACAGTCACATGTGTTATGTAATCCAATTTTATCCTTATATGATATATTTTCAGTAATTATAATTTCTTGTTTATATTTATTACCAATTCTTAATTTCTTTTTTATGTTTACAATATCTTGTTCTATTTTCTTTTTAGTTTCTTGTGGATTAATATCATCGATATTAGTTTTTATAATAAGACAGACCTGATCGTTATAGTCAAATGCTAAATTAAATGCTACTATTAGATCTGTTAGATTTTTTCTTTCTAAATAATCTCCAATAAAATAAAATTTAAACATTCTGTCTATAATAGGATTTAAAGGTATTTTGTGATCCTTAAAGGATTGTATCAGATCAATATCTAGAGATGGAGGTATAATTTTTATATTTTTATTAACTCCAGATTTAATAAGTATATTTTTTTCATAATCTGTTGATACCCATATTTCATCCATAGTATTAATATTGGATATAATACTAGAATCATTAAGATTATGAGACTCTACGGAGATTAATCCTATATTTTTAGAATAGGACTTATTTCTAAATAAATATCCTGGAATACTATGTTGTATTACAACATCATAATTTTCGTATTCGCTATCTTCTAAAGATAAAATTTGTTGATCATTAAAAAATGGATCATGTTTTTTAAAATATACCGGTCTAACAGTAATATTGCTATATTTTTTTGCTATAGTTTTGAGATGATTTCTCGATGTTAGTCCCATACTATCTTTTTGCCTGTATGGTCCAATGTATAAAATATTCATTTTAAGCTATCCTTCATATGTGCATAATCGATAAAATCTTCTTTTGATAATTTATCATGATTTGATTTTCCTATTTGAGCAATATTATGATTTTTTATTATAGTATTTAAAGTATCAACAGCTCTATTTATATTATAGCCTTCTGTTTGATATCCATTAACAACAAATCCATAAGTAAGATCTCTTATCATATTTAAAGACAAAATTGATGATGCCATGTGATGATTTGGCAAATGTTTTGATATGAGATTAGTAATTAGATCATAGGGATTAGATAGATCTTTTGGTAACTCTGTTATTTCCGGCATCTGCGGAATTTCTACGTCCCATCTTCCTTGCAATCCTGTTAGCTTTATATTATCAAAATAGTTTTCCCATTTTTTAGCAATATTATCCCAATTATAATATTTTTCAGTTAATAATCTAGTCTCAGAAGACTTTTGTTTTTTAAGAAAATCTGGAAGATTATAAAAATTTTCAACTATGTTAATAAAATCTTCATTATCTGGAAATACTCTGATAGCTTTAGTTTCTAGTTCTTTAAAATATTGACCAACCTTAATTGGGTATCCATTGACTTTTCTAACAACGTCACTCATTGCACTATAGTCTACAGATGCTATCGGAATTCCACAAGATGCGGCTTCAACTTGTGGCATTCCAAAACCTTCGCATATCGCATATTGTGCGTAGATATCGAATAGATTAATAATTCGTGCAAGATCATTTGCTGGTATGCCGGCACTTACGTTTGGCATAGAACAACTTTTTTGTCCGCATCTTTGACAGTGTGCCACAGGATGTTGAAATAATGATGGATAATAATGTCCACAATTTTTACATGTATATGTAAACAGAACCCTATTGCCTATCTTATATTCTTTCAATAATTGAGGGATATCCCAACCAGCATCAGGATAACTAGTGTGTAAATATAGATATATATTTTTACCTAATTTATGATTTCCTTCTTTTTCGCATTTTTCTAATAGTTTTTTTACAGAATAGAACAGGTCTGGTATTAACTTACGCTTTTGATTTCTCATAATAGATCCAATAATAAACATATCTGGATCTAGATTAAAGCTTTGTTTTATGCTTTTCTTATCCATCGGAATAAATGTATTAAGATCAACACCTGGAGATGTTGTATCTATATAATTTATACGATTATTAGATTGCTTTATAAGAGTATCTCTTCCAAAATCAGAATAGGTGAATATGGCATCTGCATGTAAAAAAGTATCTATCCAATCCTCTTGCTGTGGTTCGGAATCGACGGTTGGCATAAGGACCCAGTGGAAAAATGGTCTTAATGGAGAAAATTGTTGATATGAACTCATCCAATAGTCTCTAACGTCAAAAACTATGTCTGGCTTAAAATCTAATAGAACCCTCTCAAATCTCCATCTACCAAATTGATTTTCTGCAGACGATGAGTATTCTTGATGCCTAGGGTCTTTGTCATCAACAGCATTGGCATAATATTTCCAATCTATACCAATATCTTTAGGGTCATTAGTTTTTCCATAAGATGCAAATTCTGCTATTTCATATTTGCCAGTTTTATGTAGACGGCTTAAAATTTCTTTAGCATAAGTTCCGAAACCAGAACTTAAAAAACTAGCCTCTGAGCACATTAATATTTTTAGTTTTTTTATCATATGTTTATTGTACTGGCTTATGTAGAAACACAAGAAAAGGGGATTTTTATATCCCCTAATCTTGGTTCCCCTTATATCAGAACGCTACTGGCTCGGTTTGATCTACTTTGTTCTTCTTTGAGAGTTTAGTAATCTTTGAAAAGTTATTTACTCTAACCTTGAGAGTATTGTGCTTTACTCCATCCTTTTCCCAAGAATCATTTCTTAAAGATCCTTCTACTAAAACAAGATCGCCCTTTTTAAATGATTCTGCGATAATCTCGGCTCCAGTATCCCATGCTTCACAAGGAACAAACGTTGTTACCTTGTCCTTCTCTCCATTGGCTTTTGTGTATTCTCTAGAAACAGCAACTGTAAAATTAACTACGGTAGTTTGCTTGCCACCTGTATTAACAGTTCTAACTTCTGGATCTCTTGCTAAATTTCCTCTTAATATATTAATATTCATTGAATAAACTCCTTAGTTATGGACCAAATTACAAACTTATGATAACACACCATAAGTCGAGTGTCAAGATTTAGGAATATACGCTTTCTCCACTATTAGAGAATCTCCGGTTTTAGACCTATTACCTTTTATAATAACAACATTATTATCAAAAAGCATGTTTCTGTATGTTCTATATTGCTCAGGGAAAAATACAACCGAGTCAAGTACTCCATAACTATCAACCATAGTTACGAATGCCATTTCAAGTCCTGGATTTTTTCCAGTCTTTGTTTTTGTCACACTAATATTGTCGATCTCTGCACAAAGTATAATATTTTCTCTATTTGTGCCATTTTTGAAATCTTTACAAGTAGTATTTGTCATACTGATATCATACATATCTATTTTTGAACAAGTTATTGAGCATCCAAGAATCTCTTCTTCAGAATCTGAAATCCATTCAGGATTATCGTCTAGAGAATAGGGTGGATTTCCATATGCGTACAATATATTTTGAACATTTATTAATCTTTTTTTATTGATCTTTCCTAGCTTTATTAGACTAGATAATGCTTGATCGAGTGTTTCATATCCATATATATTTTTATTGATATATTCTAATTCTTTTTTAGTTAGCTGGCTGATTAATTCGTATTCAAATAACATCGAGTTTCTTGTTTTTTTTATATACGATAGAGCACCTGACTTTATGAGGGCTTTTGCTGCTGTAGAATTAATATCCTGTAATACAAGACAGAGCATTTGTATCCAATTAAGCTTTTCTATTTCTATTGATTTTTTATCTAGAATAGCCAATAATTTATCGTATACAGAATTACCAAAACCCTTGATATCCGTTAAGCCAAAATATATACCATTATTTTTTAAGATGAATAATTTATTTATATTTCTGATATCAGGAGTATAAACATTTATATCCATTTCGCTTGCATTTTGGACTAATTCTTTTATTTCTGCTTTTGGATCAATCTTATCTTTTGCAAATCTTAGATATGAAGCAAAAAATATTTTAGGAAAATGTGCTTTAGTATAAGCAGATAAATATGCATTTATAGCATAACTAACAGAATGGGACTTATTAAATGAATATCTTTGGCTTTTTTCTATCCATCCGAAAATTTCTTCTGCCTCATCTATTGAAACCTTTCCTATTAATTTAGCACCAGACAAGAATTTTTCTTTTACCTTTGCCATTTCTTCTGGCTTCTTTTTACCGATGGCTTTTCTTAACATGTCTGCTTCTTGTAAATTAAATCCAGCAATAACTTTTGCAATTTCCATTGCTTGTTCTTGATATACCATTTCTCCGTATGTTGTCTTTAGTATTGGTTCTAGAGCAGGATGGTAGTAGTCTATGGATTCTTTACCATTTTTTTTATCTATATAATGATTTGTTACGCTTTTACCATCTCGTATAGCTTCCAAACATCCTGGTCTTAAAATACTAATCAACGCTGATAGTTGTTCAACATTCTCTGGTTTAAGTTTTTTAGCTATTGATCGACCTAGTCTGCTTTCTAATTGGAAACATCCCTTGGTGTTACCATCAGATATTAGTTCCCATGTTTTTGAACATTCTAAATTAATATCTTCTATTATAGGGGTAAATTCTAGCCTAGGAAAATCTTTAGTTTCTTCCAAGACTTTGAAAGAACATCCGCATGGATAACAAAATTCTTTTGTCATATATTTATTTTTATTTATCAATAGCTTCCAAAAATGAATCTTTAAATTTTATTTTATTTGATAGGCTTCTATGTAGCTTAAGAAATCTTATCATTATATTTGCACAGTCTTTAACGTCTTTAAGAGCATCATGAGCACCTTCTTTTGAAATACCAAAATAATCTCTTAAAGTATCTAGTGAATAGCTTTTTAAGTCACCATTGTGTTCAAACCAATAAAAAACCAAATTCATTATATCTAAAACATCTCTTGGAAAAAAAATATCTGAATTTTCTTCTTTATTTACATTACCATATTTTTTACTTAATCTATTAATTATTCTCAAATCAAACCTATTAATGTTATATCCAGCGGCTATTGGAGCACTAAATTGGCTTTTCTTAGACGCTCTTGTGTGATACATTTCAAGGTAATTAGTAAAAATTTTCCACGACTGATCTTGTGATGGATACTTTTTCCAAGTTTCTAGAATCTCATCCTTGGAGCATCCTCTAACCTTAGAATGAAAATCTAGAATGTCAGTTTCATATACATAATTATCGTCTTTTGCCAATACTTCTGGTTTAAAAAAGATATTAAATTCTGATTTTGGGATTATTTCCAATTTTATTGGATCAACAATTACAGCAGCCATTTGAACGGGACTACACACGGACGGGTCAGAACCGTCTGTTTCAAAATCAAAAACGCATATTTTATTATAGTTTATCATTAGTTAATATCTGTTTCCACTTCCGTTATTGGAGTAACCTGTATTCTGGTACTAGGTAAATCTTCTTGTGAGGCATTTATAACCTGACAACAACTAATTCTCTCTTCTTGAATCTTAACATAATTAATACCATTTAATTTGAATTTATCACCAATAGACAAATCCATAAATTTTTTGATCGCCATAATTATCCTCCATTTTTAAGAATATCTTGAATAGTCATTATTTTGTCCAACATTGCTACACCTAAAATATCAAATTTTATAATACCTATTGATTCCAAGTCTTGCATCTCCATACCAGCTATAGATTGTTCATTTTTTGCATCATATACCATTGGGCAAGTTATGTTCAGCGGCTCTGCACTAATGGCTATACCAGCAGCATGTTTGGATTGGTTGGACTTTGTGCCCTCTAATCTTATAGCCTGCTCGAACCTTTTTGCAAGTGGTCCTTGTAATTCGTTATTTTCGTCGATAAAACACCATTCTTTTAATTTTTCTGGATTATTTTCCAAAGCCCATCTTATGATAGATGCCTCGCCCGTCTCATCTTTCATCTCTTGGAGTTCATCCGCAATTTTTGCTTCATCAGGAATATTTTTTGTAATTTTATTCATCTCATCAAATGATATATTACCATAAACTCTTAAAACATCCTTTAAGGCCCCTCGTCCCTTAATGGTATTAAATGTGACCATTTGAGATACTTTGTCATGACCATATCTATTTTTAATGTAATCAATTATAATTTCTCTTTTATCTATTGGCACATCAACATCAATATCTGGCATTGAAATACGATCAGCAGTATTTCTTCCAGCATTATAAAATCTATCAAATAATAGATTATATCTAATCGGATCTATACTAGTTATGCCTATTAAGTATGATACCAGACATCCTGCTGCGCTTCCTCTTCCTGGTCCGGGTAGCCATTTATTTTTTCTGACATAATCAACAATATCCTGAACAATAAGAAAATAACTTGACAGCCCAGCGCCCTGTAGAACATCTAATTCGTATTTTATGCGATCAATATATATTTGTTGATCTTCTTGTTTGATTTTATTAGCTATCTTATCTCTCCAGCCATTTCTGCAAAGTTGTCTTAGGTATTCATCTGGATTATATCCTTCAGGACATTTGAATGGTGGTAATTTTGGTTTACTAAGAATATTATATTCTTCACATAAAGATGCTACATAATTAGTATTAGCAATTTCTTCTTCTGTGTGCAAGTTTCTCATTTCTTCTTGTGAGAGAATATGAAAATTATCAGAAGTAAAAAAACAGGATAACGGAACATCTTCATCGTTACTGATTTTTCTACTAATATCAGGAAATGTTGTTTTTAGATTATTGCATAATAAAATTCTTTGATCATTAGCATCTTCTTTTTTACAGTAGTGAGCGTCTGGTGTGCATATTACTTTAGTGTGGGTTATTTTTCCCAACTTTCTTATTATATCTGTTAATTCTTTTTGTATTGGGGTATTTTCACAATCCATTAACTGAGCTTCTAGAAAAAAATTATCTTCACCAAATATTTTCTTTAATTTGGCTATTATCTCCACTCCAACATTTTGCCAATCCTCAATTATTTTATTCTGGTCAATAATTTTATCTGCCAAGAGTGATCCTAGATGGCCGCAAAATCCTATTAGGTTACCGTCACAGAATGCTGCCAGAGACTCCAGATTGAGGCGTGGCTTGTGATAATAAAAGTCTGGTCTGTTGGACTCAGACACTAGCCTGATTAAATTTTTCCATCCTTGGTAGTTTTTGGCCAAAACTATAAAATGTGTCAAATCTTTGTTGGACTTTTCTTGAATTTTTGGATCTTGTTCACACAGATATATTTCGCAACCAAGAATTGGCTTTATGCCGCGTGACTTCATCTCAGTATAAAACTTGATAGCGCCAGCTATATTTCCATGATCGGTTAATGCACATGAGGTCGCATTGATTTCTAGGCACCTATCAGCAATCTGCGAAGGTTTTGATAATCCATCCAACAGACTAAACATGGAATGACAATGGAGAGGAATATAATTCATTATTCTGCACTTCCTGGGGGTTTGTAACTACCAATATTGTATCCTGAGACGGTATATTGGTCAATCACATTGTCTATTCCTTTGAGTTCGATATCATGCTTAACTTGTTCGCATTTGGTCATAGGCTTATCGACTTGAACTAATTGTCCACCACGATACTCTAATATTGGAAGAATATTTGTATTTTCAAATGTTGTTTTTCCAAAATGACAAAGTTTATTACATTTCCACGATTTATTCAATTCTGGAGTTTTTGTGTTTTTTATTTTATCAAACTTATGTCTTATCATATCTTCGGTTTTCGATAAATCTTTTTTATCATAGCAGATAGTAAACGCTCCACCGTCATTAATAAAATTTATCGTTATCATAATATGATTTATATCAGGATATAGTTTGCTAACAGCATAGTGGTATATTCTTAGTTGAGGATCGTCTTGTAGCTTAGCTAGTGTTTTTTCTTCACCAGTAGCCCAGTCTAATCTTCTTCCTGTTTTCCAATCTATAACTTCTATGGTATCTTCATTAACTCTTGTTATTAGATCGATAGTTCCTTTTATTGCCAAATAACCTTCCAGATTCTCTGTTGGTGTTTTATATTTGAATTTAGCCCACGGCTTTTCTATTACTATGTCAAATCTTTGTTCGGGTTGTAGAATATCCCTGTTCCTTGGATCGAATGTTCCATTATGCTCTGTTAATGCCTTATTAACCCACAGTATACAATCTTTTAGATCTTTATTCTCCCACACATGATGAGTGAAAAGGCTGGTATAATATTCGTAAACTCTGTTAGATATATCTACTATATCATATTTTTTGATATTTATATCGCCAAGTATATCATCAGTATATATTTTTTCTTTATTTTGAGAACAAAGTTTAATATGTGCTAAAATTTCTAAGACCTTGTGGCAAATTGTGCCTTTATCAGCTTTTTTATTAGATGGAGATTTCCATCCTAGAACATATTCAAAAAAATATTGTTGAGGACACATCGAGTGCGTACCGTATGAACTACTTCTTAGATAGGTAATAATCATAATTTTTCTAGGATTAAAATCCATGAGTATGGTTTGATGGACGGAATTGATAAGATTGTATTATATTGTATAGATATATGAGATAACACATTATTTATAAAAGTATCAATAGAGAAATCTTGCTCTTTATGAGCTTGATTAACTCTATGGTCGAATCTATTTATACCTAAAACTTCTTCGTTATGTCTTATATATTCTTTTTGGTCAGGGGCACACAATATGAGTTTTCCATTAACTTTTAAAGCTCGAAACCAATCTGCTATTATGACTTTAAGTTCCTCATAAAAAAAATCTTCTATTAGATGGCTACTATAGATATAGTCTAGAGAATTATTGTTTATATAGTATAATATTGGTTTTTCTTTCAGTATAAATTGTGCCGGATAATTGTTCTCCTGGGTGTATGGTGTTTTTAAATCAAACCTAAGAACATCTGGCGCAACCGGGTCGCCACCGCATCCTATATCTATGCCTAAACCAACACAGAAATCTGATACTAAATGTTTTATATTTTTTGTTTCGCTCATAGTATATTCCTCTGTAATAAAAATGAATGTATGCACTGATATTGTTCATCTATGTTCATAGATGTATTATCTACAACTAAATCAAAATTATCAGGGTTATAATTCTCTATATCTAATGCTATTTCGCTCAGATGGTTAGAATTGTATGGATTGCGCATAAGTTTTATAACTATTCCACCAGCATCTTTTACTGACTCAACTTCGTTTGGAAATCTGCAATCCGCAATTATAGCCAATTCTGGTTTTTCTATAATAATCTTATTTATAGTAGCACTAGCCCATACGTCATTTTTCATCTGACGAAAAAGATCAGTACCAACAAATTGCATGACTTCTCTTGCTGTCATCTGCTTATTATTCCAATAGCATTCAGTAAGGGTGTTTTTATATTCATCTGACCCATAACATTGATTATAGCTCATACCTAATATTCCCATGCAAATATCTTTTTTGAGAGGATCAGCAAAATTATAAATCTTTGAACTACCACTATAATTTTGTGATAAAAATTCAGAGCATGTAGTTTTTCCAGATTGTTTTCGTCCAGCGAATGCTATTATTTTTGTCATTTAATATTCTCTAAATAGGATTTAATTTCTGAATCAATATCTGAACTATTCATTTCGGCAACATCAGATTTGGTAATATTCAATATGAAAACTCTGTACGTATTTTGGCATTTTTGTTTAATCTGAATAGCAGCTTTTTTACCAGCTTCGTCATTGTCTGTGAGTATCACTAAGTTCATAGCGCCAGAAGAATCAAGAATAATTTTTTGTCTATCGCTTAATGATGATCCAAAAATTCCTACGCTATTATGTATATTGTTTTCTTCCAATCTCCAAACATTTCCTGGGCTTTCAACTATTATTGCTGTGCCACTTTTCAAGATATGCTCTTTAGCAAACCAAAAATTATAAAGATGATTTTGACTCTTAAAATCAAAATTATGTTTCCATTTTGGATGCTTCCAAAGGTCGGACTCTATTGGGCAATTGTCTATATTTTTATGGTGACTTTTACATTTAGGGCATTTGTCAAAAATGCTTCTTCCAGTACATCCTACTAAATATTGATAATCATTATCATAGATTGGAACAACACCCCTGTTAAACATTTCTTTATTTGGATTATCACATAGACCAACATCGTACTTATCTAATATTTCTTTAGAAAATCCTCTATCAACGAAATATTGACATGGAATAGATAATGTTGATCTGACTTTTTCTCTACTAACTTTATTAACAACCTTAGATGAATGATTTGTCTGAAGGTTAGATACTATATTCGTGAAATTTTTCTTATCTCTATCAGTTTTAGAAATTTTAATATTTTTTAAGTCTTTATTGATTAATGATAGACAAAAATCTAAAGCCTCATTAAAAGAACAGGTATCATCTCCATCTTTTTGCCATTTATATTTTCTATTAGAGATGACACCCCTAACAAAACCTATAATTGATCCCTTAAAAATTTTTTCACAATTATGTGTTCTGCATTTCCAATTTCCTCTGTATGTATCACCCTCAGTATATATATTTAAGGCCGACGCGTTATCTCCATCATGTATCGGACATGCCATAGTGGCCATTTTAGATCTTAGGATATATTTTATATCTAAGGTCTCCAATAGCAGTTCAATATTATCACAAAGATCATCGCAAACTATTTTAAGTTTGGCCTGATCATTCGAATGGAATTTCTTCTTCATCATTATTTGAGTTTTCATTATCTAATATAAATCCTTCATCATCCTTTGATTTTTTATTCAGTAATTCTAATCTTGTTTTGCCTTCTGTTATCTTAGCACACCAGCCCTTCATATAACAATTTATATAATCATTATCGTCTAGTCCACCGCCGTGACGACTAATAAGAGGAACTAATTTTCTGTTTCCATTTGTAAGACCATCCTCCGCTATTTCTTCATCACTCTTTCTTTTAAAAATTGTAAAGTTACTACATAACCATATTATACGATCAGATCCGCTGGCAGAGTCTGTGCTTTCTTTGGTTATGCCATCTCTATTTAACTGTATAAATGCCACGATTGGAACTTTATATCTAACAGCAAAATTATGCAGACTTGTCATCATGAATCCCAATACTTGATACTCCTTCATATCCTGAGAGATTCCCGCACTATCCATTAGCTTTAAATAGTCATAAAATATAACACAATCTTTTGCAGTTCCGTCATCATTTAATCCAACCTCTTTTACTAACCATCTTCTCATTATTGCTAATTGATCCTCAAAAGGTTTTCCGGCTATACTTTTATGATACAGATTCATATTCTTGATATCAAGTGCCGCTTTTGATATTTTATTTTTAGTATCTGGAGAATCAGCAAATTTACCAGTTTCAATTGCATTGATTTCAATTTCTGTCATCATAGCTAATAGTCTATGAATATGGTCTTCTCTATTCATTTCGGTATCCATATTTAAAACTGGAATACCAAGTTTAGCTATATTTTGACCCATATTATCTGATAAAAGAGTTTTTCCAGTTTTTGGTCTAGCTCCGATAACGTTAATAGTACCTTTTCTTAATCCTCCTCCAATTGATTGATCATAAATAGGAAATCCTGTTGGTATGCCAACTTGATCAATTTTGTTCTCTTCTAGATCTCTAATATACTCTTCTATTGTTGAACCAATTTTTTCTGGTCCACTATCTCCATCATTAAGCAAAGACGTAAAATTAAAGATCGTGTCTTCGGCAAGACCGATTATAGATGATATGGACTCGCTTCCCGTAACGTCTAAAATTTTATTCTGAGCTAATTCTAGCTGTTGTCTTAATAGTCTTGCTATTTCTAGCTTACGTATTTTTGCTGCAAATCTTCTTATATTTTCCTGACTTACAGGAAAATCCATAATAGCTTTTAGGTGTTGAGTTTCTTCTTTTTTAGAAAGAATATGATCGAGGCCAAGCTCTTGAGCTATAGAGTATATTGATGCTATATCTATTTTTGTTTTTGTATCTAGCTCACAAAGCTTTTTTAAGCATTTATATATCACAATATTGCTATCTATAGTAAAAGAAGTTTCTTGAACTATGTCAGCAATATCCAAATATGCGTCATCGCCGTAACTGCAAATTCCCGCCAATACTGCCCTTTCGGCAGAAGGATCACATAAAATCATTTTTCACCCGCTGGAGGTCGAACACTTGTTACACTTATATCTATCGATGGATTCGTGGATAAGTCCAGGACTGACTTCTTCTCTCTTTCCACAAACTCTGCATACTACTTTGACCAGTTTAAAAGATCGGGCTCTGGGGACCGGAGGTCTTACAGACAGTTTTTTATCTATTGCTACATCTTCTTTGTGCATAGCTTTCTCTGGCATATCAACAAACTTATTAGTCCTGACTGATTTATTTTTATTTCTTGTTGATGTCGATGGTAATAATTTCTTAGTTTTTTTAGCGGGGGAGCTGTGTATGGCATCCTTTTTTTTCTTCGATACTGCCTCGGTTTGAGGAAGCATTGCCTGTAACATAGAAATCATTGTTTGAATTTGTTCTGGAGATAAATTATCCATTTTTTAGTACCTTTATTTTTTGAATAGACAATAAAATATCTGCTAAATTTTTAGTTCCATTAGCTAAATATGAAAGTCTATCACTTCTTTGTTTAGCATATTTTTTTATTTTATTTAATGACTGCGCCCTATCATTGTGCTTAATAGCCTGATAAGATTTTTCTATATAGCCATATCCTTTATAGTTATTAATTTCATCTGCTATTACTTCTTTAATATTTTCTTCAGCCCAATTTAATCTGGCTATTTCTCTATTAATAGTTCTTTGTATATGAAAAGAAAATTGTCCAAGTCTATAAGAAATTTGAGCACAATCTTCTGGTGTTAATTTTTCTAGTTCATCTCTATTCATCGTTAAATAACTATTTAGTTCAGTATCAGAAAGACCAGACGGATTATATTGAGATAGCCCTATACTATTTTCATATTCGTCTAATAATTTATCCCACTCAGATATTTCTTCTTTTGTTGTTTTAATCATTGGTTATTCTTTCTTTCCATTGATCTATAGTTTCGCTAAAAGGTAATTCTATATATTTTAAACTATTCATATCACACCATTCCTTTTTTTCTTTATCTCTTTTTTGATGTTTAATGAAACCCAATAATGTATTATGATAAAATCTATTAAAAGAATAATGTTGTTCTCCATGAACCTCTATGCATTTTTTTGTTAATGGAAGATAAAAATCTAGATATAGTGTTTCTGCTCTTCTAATTTGTATTGGAACTTCTTCCAATACTTGTAATGTTGGGAAGCATGAATGTATTAGTTCTCTAGCTTTTAAATGAAGGCTTGATTTTTTATTTACCATACCATGAGCAATATTCCCAATAAGTTGCCAATTATATGAATTTCCATCCAAATCTATCACTTGCATTTTATTCCCATAGTATCTCTGACCTTTAGCAACAAATCTTCATAAACCTTTGGATTATCTACTAAATATTGTCTTGTTTTTTCCAGTCCTTGAAATTTTGGTTTATCTTCGACAGAACTCATAGTATACCAAGCTCCACCCTTATGAATGAATCCAAGATCAACAGCTAAAGTAAGCAATTCCATTTGCCTGTCTATTCCTTGACCATATCTTATATAGCTTGTAATATTACCACCCGGAGGCCCCAAAGCAGAACATAATACTTCCCATTCAACTTCTTGTCCTATTTGGGGACTATCATCACTAAGATTCCATTTTTTAAAAAACTTTGCTTTAAGTTTTATATCAGTTTGATATGCTATGGCTTGTCCACTTTTTTCTTTCCATTCGGATGTACCATAACCTGGATTTCCCATCAAATGTGTTATGCCTATGACTATATTCCTATTTACAGGAATAACATTTGCTACTTTCCTACAAAATTTTGCTAATAGCTTTGCTCCGTCTGCTCTTTGCATTTTATCCATATCGGATGTGATCTCAGCCTCTGTACAAAGGGCTGAATATGAATCTATTATTACTACAGATCCTGGAATTTCATTAATAATTCGTTCAGCTATTTGCAGATATTCTTCAGCATGAAGTATCTTGCCCTCTTGAGAACCTATAATATTAAATTTTTCTAAATTCAATCCTGGTATTCCTTCTAGGTCTCTCTTTTTCAATCTACCTTCTATGTTTAGGTAATACACTTCCCTTCCTTCTTTAAAGGAACCATAGGCATATTCTGGTCTTTGTGCGGTAGCACAGAAATCTAATGATGTAGTTGTTTTGCCACATTTTGGTTGTCCAGTAAGAATAACGAACGACCCTTCTGGAATACCACCATTTAGAACTATATCCAACGCTGGGCTTACTGGGATGGTTATTAAATTTTTATCAATTACAGCATTTGCTGTTAACATTATATCATCGCCAAATTTTTTTCTTACATCTTCTTTAAGACTCATAATCTAATCCTTTTAGTTTTGAAATTATATTTTTTGTAGCTTTATTTGTAGGAAAACTAACATTCTCTTTCCTTTGCAAATTAAGATTTAGATTCTGATTTTCTGATTTTAGAACCACTTCTTGTTCTTCTATGATAGGAGGAAGGTGGGGTGCTCGCAAAGAATATATTTTCTTCCCCTTGTCTGTATTAAGTGCTCTTATAATAGATTTTGAAGAATATTTTTTTAATAGCTTATGTGCTGAACCAATTTGATTTCTATAAAAAACTTCCCATTTTGACTGAAGCCAAAATCTATAATGTAAATCTTCTTTATTGATCAGTGCTTTTCTCTCACATATTATTTCTGTAATGTATTGAGCTGCTGATACAACTTTGCCATTAGAATACTTTGATATATATTCTTCCATACTAATTATTTTCTTGATCCTTCTCTTCTGTTTTTATATATTCTTTACAAGTTGATGTTAGTTTTTCTTCAAAAGTATTGAAGAATTTTTCAATATATGTCTCATAATGCTCCGATCCCACGCCAACAGGAATATGATAAAATTTTCTATACATTTCTTTGGTCTGTGATACATATCCATTCTCATCAACCTCGTAAACTTGACCAATCGTAGTTATTCTGATTTCATGTTGACACTGGGTCACTCCTTTTGGAGGAGCTATTCCTGGATGTTTATCATTAAAATGCTTTCCTAAATTGTCATCTATATTTTCGTAATACTCTTCTCTTTTTTTTTCTAAAATAGATGATATTTTTTTATCAAGTTTTTCGATAATGGCTCTTTCTTCATCTGTTAAATCAATGCCTAATTCTAGTAAATCTTCTATCTCATAATTATTTTCCATATGGTCTAAATATTCCTTTTTCTAATTTTGATGATTTAGTTTGAGTATTTTTTCTTTTTTCATCATTAATAGCAGAAGACTCTTTTGTCATAATAGAAACTCTATTTTTCTTATTAGCAGATTCTGTTATCATTAATTCTTTAGATGGATATTTCTTTACGGGTCCGGAAGATGTCTTTAGCTGTGGTGAATTTTTATTTATTAAATTGTCTATTTGTTTAATAGATATATCTAATTCTTTTGAGATATTTTCATTTGAGTATCCCTGAGAATTCAACCACAGTATAGCATACTTATTCATTTTTGTCAACGATGCCATCATTCACTCTCTCTTTCTGCATTATTTAGCCATGAAATATTCTTACTATTTAAAAATTTAATATACCAATTAAAAGTTTTTTCATTTACTTCTTTGAATTTTTTATCAGATCTACAAACATTATCTAAAAATACATTAATTTTTTCTTTATTATATATAGATAGTGGATTATATAATTTAGCATTGTTTGCTAATCTAATCATATATTTATTACTACCATTTTTTCTTATAATTTTTTTAGCAAAAATTTTATCTTGAGATAGTTCATCTTTTATTCTGGCTAAGGATGATTCATCAACAAAATCTTCCATTCCTATTAAAGTAAATAGTTCTTGTTCTGGATCTGTATCTTTATCTTTTTTATCAAAGACACTTTTAGGCTTAAACATATAATTATCCATCATTTGTCCATTTCGTTTTGGTTTTAGGTTTTTCAATTCTAGACATTCCTTTAGGTAGCTCTTTTTGGAAAGCTACATCTTTATACTCATTATGTTTTTTATGTAATGCTATTTTTGTATCATCACTTAATCTATCTCTATTTCTATTTGCTAAATCACCCAATGTTTTAAGTTCACTATCAGACTTTTTAACCGATCCAGATATATTCATGCAATCATCTATATATGATCTAGATGTTGATGAGCTTTTGCACATTGGGCACGACTGTTTATCTGTGTAGTCTTTTATTGAACATACTATTTCAAATTTATTTTTACAGTTTTCACACTCAAAAGTATACTCTGGCATTTATATTATATCCCTTTGAGCATTAGTTAACCATGTAATATTCTTAGTTTTAAGGAAATTAATGTATTTAGTAAATACAGATTCTGTAACTTCTGTAAATTTTAAAGGATCTTTACATACTTTATTAATGTATGGCATAGATTTAGTATTATGGTTTGGTGAAGAAAAAAGCTTAATTGGATTATGTATATTTTTCTGTGGATCTGTTTTAATATAGAATCTTGGATGCTGTTGATTATTATTGATATTTTTTCTTGGTTTATTATATATTACTTTTGCAAAAATATTATCGTCATTCTCATTTAATCTTGGAAATCCTAGATCATCTACAAATGATTCTAATCCTAATAGTGTATAAAATTTATCACTATTTTCAACAGCATGATTTATTTGGAATATATTTTCTTTTTTCATTATGTATATTATCCTAGGTATGGTCTGCAGAGTTTCATGATTTCATCATCGTCTTTTATAGTATCGAGATCATCCACCCAAGGCAAGTATTCTGGAGAGTAATTTGGTCTAATTGGAGATTTTATTAATTTCATATTGGCTTCGGACGGTGTTCTGTTGCCTTTTTTATGATTACATTTTATACATGCCGTAACTATATTTTCCCAATTCGTACAATGGTGCTTTTGTCCTTTAAATCTGGATTTTGGTATAATATGATCATATGTTAAATGATTAGTAGCATGTTGCATCCCGCAATATTGACAAGTATATTTATCTCTTATAAACAAATTTTTTCTAGAAAAATTCATTGGTTTATTATACAAGTTAAAATATTTGGTGGTTCTTATTAATTTGGGTAACTTATACACTTTTCCACAAACACCATGAATATGCCTATCATTATAGTATTCAATAATTTCAACACTACATTTTGATGTTATAGAACATTTTACAGATAATAAGATTGCTTTTTGCCAATCTATTACTTTTAATGGCGTGTAGTCAGCATTTAGTACTAGACATTTACTATTTTGTATTTCCGTTCTCATAAGATTCTAGTCTTAGTAAAATTTTTGCAATAATAGGATTTCTAACAATATCAGAAGATTCTAATTTAGAAATTCCTATTCCATCTATATCATTCAGATTGTTAATCATTTCAATGAATCCACCCTGTATGTGTCTATGTAAATCTGATTGACCCACATCTCCAGTTAATACTAGTTTACTATCTTTACCTATTCTTGTTATTAACATTTTTAGTTGTTCATATGATGCATTCTGGCACTCGTCTGCAACTATGAAACAATCATGAAAATTACGACCTCTCATTAAACCGAGTGGAACAACTTCTATTTTATTATTCAGTTTTAAACTAGCATAATGAGCAGGAGAAATAAAATGATGTATTTCATCTATTATCGGTAATAGATAAGGATGAAGTTTTTCTTCTGCGGTTCCTGGCAAATATCCAATTTTTTCACCAGCCTCAATAACTGGTCTAGTTATTACAATCTTTTTTACTTTTGCATCTAATAAATACTCTATTGCCATACCAATACCAATATGAGTTTTTCCACTTCCCGCTAGTCCTTGACAAAAGGTGATGGTATTTTCAGCTATGGTACGAATATATTCTTTTTGATTGTCTGTGCGTGGTTTTAGCCTATTTCTATAAGCATGTCCACTATTTTCATTTACCAATGGTTTGGTAGCATCAATTACTTTTTTCTTCTTACCTTTAGTATTTTTTCTCAATTTTTACCCTTTAGCTATAGAGTTAAATTAGACACGCGCCGCCAGCACAACTAATTTCCTCTATACCAGTAGTATTGTCCTCAGTCTCAGATAGTTGTGTATAATCAACCTTCTTGAAACTATTAAATAAATCACAATAAATTTTCCAATTATAAACATCTTTCATACAATACGTAAGACGTTTGATATCTCCATTAAAATATTTACCACTAAAATTTTTCATCTTAGTAATAAATAGTAATTTTTCTTGATCATCATTCTCTTTTGCTTGATTCATACTAACATAGTCACAAGCTGCCCATAGATTATTATTAAATGCATTTAAACCCAATTCAATAAGTCCTGAGCACCATAATGCAGCATCACCGTATTCTTTTACAATTTCACGACTAGTATAAACAGTAGTAAATGGGGCTTGTGTATAGTCCTTATCTCCGCTTTGAGGAATAAGGCTAATTCCAGCAAAATACTTTCTATTGTCATAAATATACTTAGTAACATCATCCCATTCGTCTGGTTTTACTGTTACCGTATTACTAACATTATGGCTTAAGTATTCTTGGGTGCATAATGATCTATTTTTCCCACTTTGAACCCAATTCTTTTGAGTATCTTTTACAATTGATAGCATCTCGACAGCTGGTAATTGATTCTTTAGTTTTGCACCATCTGGTACTTCTATTGGAAATTTAATTACCTCATCTGTATTATTTGCTGACCAACTAGATTTTTCACAGGCTTGTTTGTTTATCTTCTTGAAGTGTTGGTACGGTGCTTCAAGAACGTTAGCTTGTACATGACGAATATATCTTTTTGCATGATGTGGGTGTATACCAGAACTTGTTCCAAGCATACTGCTACTTGTTCCCTCTGGTTTTAAACAAGTCACTCTTGCAGCTTGATTAATCTTAATTTTCTTTGAAAGTTCCTTATTAGTTTCAACAGCAATTTTTGCACCAGCACGAAGAACTTTTTCTGAAAGAACAAGATCATGCTTTTCCATTGTTCCAGTTAATGAAACTCCGAGCAAAGCTTCTCTTTCGAAAATTCTGCAAGTGATCTCTCCAAGGTAATCTAGCTTAGTGAATCCAGCTTGTAAAGTTCCTATAATAGCAGCAGCTTTGCATCTTTCATAAAAATCATCTTCATCTTCAATAGAAGAGCAATTAATAGTAGATAGATTACATCCTTGCCATCCACTCTTTCCAGTTTCTTCATCGACTGGCCACATACCCACTTCCACACAGTTATGAACATAAACGCCGTCGTTATCGAATGCGTGAATATCTTCGACTGTGCAATCGTATACATCTAATTCCCCAACTATAGTTTTATTAATAAGCTTATCAACGAAGTTAGTTCTATTTGGCATTCTTTGATAGTTATTAACTATTGTTTGAATTTTATTCGCTTTGTCAGTATTTTTAATAGGAATGTATTTTGCAAATCTAGTTATACTATCGCTACTGATAACAAGCTCATGCGAAGCTTGACAGAAATAGCTTTTAGTTCCACCATTGCCATCTGGCATAACTCTGTCACCCTCCGGTCTTCGGTTCTTATAGATTTTAGAATAAATCCCTAGAGAATTGAGCGCTATTTGTAGATTTTGTAAATTGTCTAACTGAACAGAAGAGATTCTTAAAGAAGATCCTTTAATATTATTGACTAATACCGTTCCATCGGCATCAAAATAACCAGCGACTAAACCAGAAATATGACCCCACGATCCACAGATAGATTTTTTACTTAATATTTTGGATGTTCCAATCATACAATCGTTATCAATTGCAAACTGCATGAGCTTTTTAGATTCTATAGAGCTATAAACAGCAACAGAATTTTGTTCTGACTTATTGTGATTATTTATAAAACCAACGTCTGAGAGCATTTGATATGCTTCTTGTCTATAAGACTCTTTTGATTCGCCCCACCACTTTAGTTGTGCCGAACCCTTAGTGTGGTTTCCGTCGCCTAAAAACAAACCAAGTAAATACCCTTTTTTCCAATCATTATCCGATTGACTAAATTTTGCTATTCCGTTAGTAACTCCTCTATGATTATTAATAACTACATTTTCACCAAAATTAATATTTCCAGCTTCTTTCCAGCCTGTTGTTGTCATTATTTTATGATTAGGAGTTACTTTTAATGATCTACCAGACTTAAATTGCAGCTCGATTACTTGTTTTGTGCCGGTTTTCCAAAAGCCTTTATAACTAGGATATGATACTCCATCAACTATTGCGTTGAACGGCTTGTCAATGAGATCAGAGACTAACTTTATTCCGCAATCGGTGACCACAGTTGAATCTGCTACAACGCAAGGATTAAATGTCATTTCTGTTGAGTCGCTCCAGATAAATCCGGGTTCTCCGAATTCTTTGACGCTCTCCATTAGTTCTTGAAACTCTTCAAGGGTTGTTTCGTTTTTAAGTAGAAGTGCAGAATTATTACTTCGTGCTCTTTGTGGATTATCTATGTACCAATTGCCAGTTTTTGCTTTTGCCATTTCTTCATCATCATGACTAAATAAAGCAAGACTAGCACTACGTCTAACCCCTCCGCTTAAAACAGCATCGCTACTATGCATAACAATATCATAGGCGTCAACTGGTCGTAGTTTCTTTTGGCCATTAGCCACACAACGATCTAGTAGAGTTCTTATTTTTTCTAGTCCATTTTGTAATGGTTCAAATCCAGGAGCCTTTCCTACACCACTAGCTAATGATGATCCTTTTGGTCTAATATTAGAATAGTCAAAAACTACATAGGTATTTTTATATATTTTGAATTCTTCAATTGGTTTGCTAAAATATGAACTTAATAGTACGCCAAGAGCATCAGCCCAGCCTTCTATACTGTCTTCTATTACATACTTTATTCCTTCATTATTGTTCGGAACATCGTGTTCTAATGTTGGTAATTTGGAAACATGGTGTTTTTGAACGCTAAACCCAGTACCGCTTCCGCAAAGCAATAGCCAGAAACATTCTTGAAAAAACCTTAATCTGTCACAATACGAACTTGTGCAATTATATATTTTTGCATGTCTTTTTAGAATGGGGTCTCCACCAAATTGGAGAGCTCTTTGACTTCCAAGAACTTTCTTTTTGTACATCATGTCATATGCCCAATCGATTTCTTCTTTTACGTTTGGGTACTGAGTGTGCATCATATTTTTCACACGCTCAACAGCCTCTTTCCAAGTTTCTCTTCTGTTTTTGTCTTCGATCCAACGAGCATATTTGCTAACAAATGTATAGTTCTGAAGTTCCTGTAATGCTGACATATTTATTGGTAATTTTTCTTTAAGAAGTTTGATTTTAATAATACATTATACACTATAGACTGAAAACTAAGATAAAAGTCTTGTTTTGTAGTCTGGATCCCCTATTATAGGATGGCGTCAGAAAGTTGCAACAAAAGTTTTTTCGGTGTACACAAAATGATTACAGTAATGAAACGATGGGGCTATGAGCTGTGGATAGAAAATAACCAATTGTACTGTGGCAAACATTTGCATGTTGTTCCACAAAAATGGTGTTCGGTTCATTATCATAAAAATAAAAAAGAAACTTTTTATATTATTAAAGGAGAGTTGAAGATTCAATATTCAACTGTGTTAGATATCGAGTATTGGAATAAAGAATACATAAATGCAATAGTTTTAAAAGAAGGAGATTCTATAACTTTAGAACCAATGGTTGCTCATAGATTCACAAGTAATCTTAATGTCCCATGCGATTTTATTGAGATATCTACTCACCATGATGATAATGATTCTTATAGAATTATAGAAAGTATTTAATCTCACATAAAATAGCAGATGCGCCAAATATGTGTTTTATAGAAAAAATATAATATATGACAAAAAACATAGCTATAATTGGAGAAAGTTGTATAGACCAGTATGTTTATGGATCATGCGATAGAGTATGTCCAGAGGCTGCTGCTATGTGTTTCAAAGACAATGGAACATTTAATGAAAATTTAGGAATGTCTGCTAATGTATATAATAATATTATTTCATTAAATTCAAACTTAATTATAGATCATATAACACCCAAAAGTAAGATTATTAAAAGAAGATTTGTAGATACAAAATATAATACTATTGTATTTAGACAAGATATTAATGATAATTGTTCTAGAATAATATTAGATCAATATAAATTTAATACATATGATTATATCATAATATCAGATTATTGCAAAGGGTTTATTTCACAATCAGACATAAAAAATATTTGTAGTCAAAAAAAAGAAAATTGTATAGTATTTATGGATACTAAGAAAAAATTAGATAGTGATACTGTTGTTGATGTTGATTTTTTAAAAATTAATGATAAAGAATACAAAGAAAATATTGTAAATGTTAATATAAAAGAAATATTAAACCATACATCCATTATAGTTACCAAAGGGGAAGATGGAGCAGTCTTGTACAAGGATAATAAATCAGAGGCTGAATATTTTAATACGAAAAAAGTATCTCTAAGAGATGTGTGTGGGGCTGGTGACACATTTTTAGCTGGACTTGTTGTTAAATATATAGAAACCAATGATATAAAAAAATCTATTATATACGCTAATGAATGCGCCTCAATAGTAGTAAGTAAGTTTGGAGTGGTAGTTCCTTGAATAATATATGGACTAACGGATGTTTCGATGTGTTACATATAGGTCACATTAAATTATTCGAATATGCAAAAGCTCTAGGAAACAAATTAACCGTTGGCATTGACAGTGATAGCAGAGTAAAGGAATTAAAAGGAAATAGTAGACCTATAAATAATGAAAAAAATAGGTTAGAATTTTTATTGAGTATTAAATATATAGATCAAGTAGTAATATTTAGCAGCGAAGAGGACTTGTGCAATCAATTAATAAAAAATCATATTGACACAATTGTTATCGGTGACGATTATAAATATAAGAGAGTTGTTGGTCAAGATATCGTAGATAATATAGTATTTTTTCAGAAAATAAAAAATTTATCAACAACAAATATTTTAGGATCTATTAAATGAGCAATAAAGATTTTGCTAAAAGAATTTTTGATCAGACAAGGGACAGCAGAATAAATAATAGACCAACATTATTATTTATATTACCATCTAGCGCTGGGGATATATTCTTAGCCACAAGTTTATTGAAAAGCCTAAAAGAAGAACTGTATCCAGAATTTGATATATACTTTGCATGTAGTTCTGTTTTTGCTCAGATATTAGAAGATAATCCGTATATATATAAAATTATAGATTTTCATCCCGAAATGATGCATTTTTGGAGAATGGAAGGTCAGGGTGATTGGCCAGGAATATTCGACATTAGTATCAATGCTGGTATATTAACACAATCTGCAATAACTAACTACACAAGGAATGGAAGAGACAGATCAGTATTTTTTAAGACTAAAAATTATGGACAAGAATTAACAACACAATACTTTGAATTAGGATGATATATGCATTTACTTGAAACATATTCTCTCGTGAGCGGAGCAAGAATCGGACAAAGCTGGATAAAAGAAAAAGAAATATCTCTGCCATCTAAAAAATATATAACTTTTCATCCTGTTCATTCTAAAGGAAATGCTAGAAAATATTCCTATTGGAAAGATGTAATTATTAATTTAAAAAATAATAATAGTTTTATATCTGACTATGACATAATACAAATAGGAGAGCACGACGGAATTGACTATGGTGCAAGTGTTGACTATTTAGAAAAAACTAATTATCATGAACTAGCATATTTAGTTCATAATGCATCTTTGCATTTGGGCTATGATAGCCTCCCTGTACATTTGGCTTCTCATTTCCAAACCAAGATAGTTGCAATCTATTCCTATTTGGCAAAAAATAGTGGACCATATTTTTCAAAAGATGAAGATATTATAATATTAGAATCATCATATAAAGATATAAGACCAAGTTATTCTTATGATGATAATTTTAGACTGATAGATAAAATATCGCCAAAAGAAATCAGCGATGCTGTTTTAAAATTATTAAATATTGATATTTAACCAAGATAGATCTGGATTTACATAATCTATTTTTATTTTACTCATTGATATAAATTTATCAAATATTTCTTTTTGCTTAGTATCAAATAAATGAGTACCATGAGCATTATGCATAATCACTGTTTCTATGCCTTCCTGCCATAGGCTCATTATACAATCATTGCAGCACTGTCCTGTAACATATGCTATTCCTCCATCTGGTCTTACTACGCAATTAGCTAAAGCATTACGTTCAGCATGAATCATCCAAGGATATTTATCTGGTCTTGTATTTGGAAGATTATCGTCTTTTAAACCACGGGGAAAGTCATTATACCCTAAGCCAAGAACTCTATTTTTTCTGTCTGTAATAATGCATCCATGCTGAGTTTGGGTATCGTGACTTTTTTTTGAAACAATATGCGCTAATCCGATGTAATAAGAAGTCCAATCGTTTGGTCTCATAGTATTATTTAAATATAAGGGTTTTGTCTGAAAGTAAAATTTTTGTATTATTAGTTTTTATATATGATTTACTCAAATCATTTTTTTGTTTAATATTTAATTGAAATATATCTACATTATACTGTCCAATATCATTTATTTCAATAATTGAGCTTATATTTTCTATGAAATTTTTTCTATTTTGATCAAAGTCTGTAATGATATCAGAATATTTACATTGAATTACGATGTCGTTTGTAATTTTATCAGGATTTGTTACATATTGAACATGGTTGTCTAAAGAATCTTGATTGAATAGATATCTCTTAGACTCCCAGTATTCGTCTGGATAGCTCCATCTCATATTACAATAATATTTACTATTAAATTTAATTCTATGCGTCAATTCATCGCAAAGATATTTTTCATTTAGATATAGTGTTTTAAAATATATTTCTATCCATTCTAAGAATTGAAAATCCACAAATTGATCAATTTCAATATATAGGCCAATATCATAGGAAGACTTAGAGGTTGGACCATAATAGCCCCATTTCCTAATAAACCTTTTCATTTCTTCATTGTCGGCATTTTGTTGTAGTATATTTTGAATTTTACCAGCTTTGTCCGGTTTGAACCAATTCTTACCTCTTGATGATACGCATGTGAAATGATAAACGCAAGCTTGCCAGTTTTGAACTATTTTTAACCCGGCGATCTGCATCCTTAATTGAATGTCAGAGTCCTCCCTTGAGCATCTGAACTGCGTATCAAATCCCCCAAGCACATCGAACCATGTCTTTTTAAATATGGCAAATGGCGCAAAATAAAACTGTGTGTCGGCCCTATTCTCTGATTGTATTTTAGCCACATATTTATTAAAGTCATCATAGCGGAATTCTTCTGGATTAACTCCAAAATTTTCAACTATTTTTTCTGGAGATTGTGGATGCAGTGGAGGCTCTATTCTGGTGCAAGACAACACGGTATTTTCATCTATATTATTTAATATATGTTTATCAAGATCCTTACCCACTACCATGTCAGATTGCAAGTAGCAAACTATATCATTTTTAGCTTCATTAAACATTACTGTCATGTTTATTTGAGCCCCAATCATATAAGGATGTGGATTTTTACAAATTTTAATATATGGTTTATCTTTCTTAAATTGCATTAATTCTTCATAAGAATTTTGATTATCAGTATCTATAAAAATAATAATTTCATGTGATGAAATTTCAATATTATCTGTTAGTGATTTTAATAATAAAAAGATATAATCTTTTTCATTTTTTGCCGTTGGTATACAAAAACTAATTGGTTTCATATAGTCTTTCTAGTTTAGAATATGTTTGTTTGATTCCTTGTTCTAATCCAATAATAGGAATAGAGTCTAAAATATAATTATAGTTTCCATTATAAGATTGCATATTTTTATCATTTTCTAATATGATCTTTACTTTATGTGAAGATAAATTATTTATTATTTCTGCTATATCAAGTAAGCATAATGTTTGACTATATGTACAATCTATTTCTTTGATGCAATTTAATTCATCTTTAATATATAATTTTATTATTGTTAATAAATCAGTTATATAAAAAAAATCCATAATTTTATTGATATGAACTATTATTGGTTCTTTTTTAATATATCTTATTATATTAGATTTAATAAATCTTGTTTCTATTTCATTTTCATTAAAAATAGCATATATTCTTATATTTAAATAATTATCAAATGCTGTTGGCAGAATATTCGATATGACTCTTTTACTAAGTCCATATGGTTCATTTGGTTTAAAAATCTCAGCACCAGAACTAAAATTTACAAATTTATTGAATTTATTTTTATTATCTATTAGATTATATATCATTCGAATATTATTATCTAGTATATCGGGTCCGTCTTCTTTAAGTCTGCTACCTCCAGAAATTGCAGTATGTATTACTATGTCAAAATATTTATCATTAAACCATTTTTTAGTTTCATCATAAGACGAAAGATCAAAATCTGATCTTGAAATTGAGACTACATCATAACAGTCTTGGAAATATTTTTTTATTTCTTTTGCAAGATATCCATTTCCTCCTGTTATTAATATTTTTTTATTCATAAGTATTTTTTTATTTAATCAGAGTAGAGTCTATTGAGGAACCAATAAAGTAATTAATTTTATCAATTGTAGATTTTTTATTTAATTTTTCATAATCTATAGTCAATGATTCATATTTATTCAATGACTCTTCAATAATTTTATTATATGTCTTTATATAGTATCTAAAGCTTTGATATTTAATTAAATAATTAAAATAATTTGAACAATATTTAGTATCAAAAATATATTTTTTGGTGAATAAATTAGGTCCATAGTGTTTTAAAATTGATTTTTTTATATTTTTATATTGACGTTTAATATATAAAATTTTTATTTTTTGATCAAACTTATATACTGGCATTATTAAAGCAAGTCTTGGATCTTTAATAATTATGTTTTGGTTATTATTATTGAAAGATGTTACTATCTCAGATAAAGCATCTATGATATTAGTATAATTATCTATATTATATCTATTATAGCACTTATGCCATTTTTCTCCTTCAAGCATTCTGGTAATGCCCCACGAATCCCAAGTATTCCCAGTATACTCAAATATTTTTTCTTTATATTGACTAGGTATAAATAAATTTTCTAAATTATATTTAAATGATATATTATTGTGTAAATTAATTTTTTTGTATGAATCAAATGATGGAGTATGTAAAAAACTATAGTCGCTTCCGTAGCACATACGAATAAGTTGATCATTTAATAGTGTTATTGCAATATCCTCAAAATATCCATCTTTATTGTATTCTGATCCAGATAGTAGGAATGAATTTTTTGAAATAAAATTTTTATATCCAGCTGATTCTATTAGTTTAGCTAGAATAGAACTACCACTTCTTGGTGGACTTAAAATAATAATTTTATTCATTATGTAATAATCTAGATAAAGTTAATATATTAGGAATGTTTTTAAATTTTGTTAATAACATATCTGGTTCTTTAACCATTAATAACATATTATCAATATTATTATTTTTTAATATGCTACTATTATATAGTGGTTTACTATATATTGTATCCGTAATTTCTGATAAAAAATCATCTACTAAAAAATTGAACTGATTTAGATTTAAATTTGCATATTTGACAAGAGCATCAAGAGGACGACCACAACCAAAAATAATATTATTTCCAGAATTAAAATTTACACTAATATTACTAAGTTTATTTCTATTTTGTTTTATGTTATATGTGTAAGACCTTATTAAATTTTTATTTTTTATGTATTGATTATTTTTAATAGAAAGATTAATATTATCGGACTTATAGAATAAAAGCCCAATATTTTGATTTGAAATTTTTTGTGTAACTAATTCAAATCCAATATTCTCTATAAAATTTATTAATGTAATTGCATCATAATAATATAAGTGTTTATCATAAAAAAATTCATCTATATTATTTTGATGATTAATATTGTTTAAATTAGGAACATCTATATAAAAATATCCATTAATATTTAAAAGAGTTCTAACAAACTTTAAATATTTAGAAGGATTTTGATAATGCTCTAAACTATGACAAGAATATATCAAATCATAATCATAATTAATATGTTGATGGTATTTAGTATTAATGATATTAATTTTAGAATTATTTTTATAGTTATCTAGCATATAAATATCTTCTTCTATACAATCTATGCTATCTATATTAAAATAGTCTAATGCTCTTAATGCAAAATGACCTCTGGCCGATCTCATATCAAGCACTTTTTTAATAGGATGTTTTAATTTTAAATTATCAAAAATATCAAAAATATATTTGACCATTTGTTGTTTGCCAACTCTAATATCAGAATAATTTGCATCACAACCTAAATGATCAAACTTTATTTTTTTACATACATTAGATTCTTCGTACAATGCCTGATCATAATCGCTCTGAACCAATCCGCACTCGACGCATATGAAAATTTCTAAATTAATTTTAGAATTATAAGGAGTATATATATGTTCTAGAATATTATTGCAAAAATTACATTTTTTCATAAGTTAAATGAATCAGAGATAGTCATATTGGTTAAATTGCCAGGAATAATATTTCCATTTTTATCAATACCTTTATGAGTGACTTTTGGTTCGTGCTTCTCATAAGGATATCCAAATAATTCACAAATTAATGGTCCATCATAACTAAATACATCATTTAATATTGTATTTATATTTTTATTATTATTAATACTATAGTATTTGATGCCATAAGCATTACTAATTTTTTCTAAATTAGGAAAACTAACTCCATTATCTGGGCCAGATGCGACCTCGTTTCCACCAAAAAATGATTCTTGTGTTATTTTAATAGATAAATATCCTTGATTATTTATTACAAATATTTTTATTGGTAGTTTATGATGAATAATGGTTTGTAGTTCTTGAATATTCATCTGTATGCTTCCATCGCCTTCCATACAAATAACGGGTTCTTTATTATTTGCAAAGCATGCCCCGATAGATGCTGGTAATCCATATCCCATACTTGCGCACCCAACATTAGTAAAGCATATTTGATCTTTTATAAGATTGTACGATTGTAATGTTACAACATGTGCCGAGCCATCACTAGTTATTATTGGATAATTATATGCATATTTTTTAAGTATACTCATAAAATAATAGATACTAACATAGTTTTGCATATTCTCATGTTTTGCATAAAAATATTTTTGTTGTTTTCTTATTTCGTAAACATGATTTTTCCATGGATCTATTTGTATGTTATATTTTTTTTTGTTTATAATATTTAAAAATTGTGTCAAATCTGTAATTATTTTAAGATCTATTAAAAATTTATGCTTATTAATTTCTGCAGGATCTATGTCTACTTGAATTTTTTTAGCTTTTGGAGCAAATTCAGTAATATTGTATCCTGACATCTTAACACTTAGTCTACTACCTAGAACAATTAATAAATCAGCTTCTTGAATTATTTCATTAGCAGTTATTTGTCCTAGAATACCAATTCTTCCACAATAAAATGCATATTCGTTATCTACGCTATCTATTCCACTATGAATTCCAGTAACAACTGGAATATTATATTTTTTAATAAACTTATCTAATAATTTAATACTATTAGAAATTCTAATGCCATTACCAGCTACAATCAATGGCTGTTTAGCTTGTTCTAGCAAATTTTTAAATTTTAATAATTCATCATTAGATATTTTGTAATCAATATTATTGCTTTGATATTTATTAATATTTTCTATATCGATTTCCGCCCCCTGAAAATCTAATGGAATATCTATCCACACTGGACCAGGACGGCCAGTAGTAGCATATTGATATGCTTTTTCTAATTCATATAATATATTCTCTGGTTTATCTAGCACAACTGCATATTTGGTCATTGACTTAACACAATCTATAATATTGAATTCTTGATCGCCGATTTGTCTGCAACCAGTACCAATATTTAATTGTTTTGATGGAACTTGTCCAGAGATTATGATTGATGGTATACTATCTAACCAACATCCTAACACTCCAGTAAGAGCATTGGTTCCTCCCGGCCCTGTTGTGACAATGGATGCACTAATCTTATTACTTAGTCTGAAATATCCTTCAGTGGCCATAGTTGCTGATTGTTCATGATGTGTGCAAACATATTGTATTCTTTTTGATTTACCTAAAGAATCTATTAGGTGTATGCATCCGCCACCAGAAACAGTAAATACATGTTCAATATTTTTTGATTCTAAAAATTGAATTACTATATCAGACACTTTCATTTATAAAATCTTTCAAGTCATTTAGTGCCTGGGTCCAATTTTTAAAATTTATAGCTTTATCATCTATATAACAAATACATCTGGGTTTTTCTGCTGTTATATCAAATATGTATTGCGATATATCATATTTTTTTAGCCATTCCCATACTAGTTCTTTTCCAGTTTTGCCATTGATTAATGGTCTATCTGATCTTGCTTTTGCAGTGAACAGGACAATCTTATAGGCCGCAGCTATTCTTTTAATGGCATCGATTGACCCTTCTATTGGTGTTCCGTAGATTGTTCCATCATGAAACCCATATTCAAAGCTATGAATTACGCCATCAAAATCTATAGCAATTATATTGGATTCTTCTTCTTTTACTAAATTAGAGTATGTTGTCATATATTTAATTTTTACCTCTTTTGTAGCGACTGATTGATTCTATCTTGTATCATTTGTATTCTTTTGATATCTTGATTAGCAAAATTCATATAATATTCATGTTTATATTGTAGCCATTCGTATTCAAATAGCTGTCCCTTAGTAAGGGATCTTGATAAATTTTTTAAAGCAATTGATGGGTCGTATATGGCGTACCTTGTTTCAAATTTATCTAATAATCCTTCAGAATGTAATTTCTTTAAAAAAACCAAAGAATCCATAGATATTGCTCCTCCTAAACATAATTTTAGTCCTTTTTCTTTAATTTTAATAAAAGCATTTTTTACAATCAAATATATTTCATCGCTATCCACAAAAGTTCTATCTTTACCAAATGAAGAAACCAAATCAACTCTACCGATAGTTATGCCATATAGTTTATTTATCTCATCTGTGTTTAATATTTTTTCTAAATTTTGAATAGCACCTATAGTTTCAATATTGATATTTAAATTGATAGTAGATAGTGAAGTCTCAGGAATATTTTTATCAATTGCTTGGACGAATTTTTGAAGTCCAAAAGCTGATTCTACCATAGGAGCAACAAGTCCTTTAACTCCTATGATCAAGGAATCCTTTATATCTCTAATAGCTTCTGGTCCCCCAATTTTGAGTGTAATTTTGGTATTAGCTTGATTACAAATTTCTTTAAGGCGTATAGTTTCGTTGAAAGATGCCCCCTCATCCTCAAAAGAAGTTTTAATTCCAATTAATCCTTCATTTTCTATTAAGTCTGAAAGTATTGTTACACATTGAACTTCTCTATTATTCATAGTATACCTATAATTAGTTTTATTTCCAGTCTATAGTATTCATATTTTTGTCATCTATAAAAAGATCGTACGATGGTTTTCCAAATTTTAAATCATGATACTTGACATCCCAATGCTTAAACTGTTTTTCTGTTAATTCTCTCCAGTCCATTCCTGTCCTATTGCCACGAGCCGTCCAGTATATTATAGTATGTCCAAGATCAAATAGTAAATTGGCCTTTTTAATATTTTCACATATCGGAACACTAGTGGTATAATCTGGAGCATCTGGACTATTACATATTGTTTCATCTATATCTATATAGATAATCATAATTTTTTAACTATAATCTGATATCCTTTATTGATAAGTCCATAAAATGGAGCAAAGTTATATATAAAGGAATCTATTGCTATTTTAGGTGAATTATATGGTTCTGGGTTGTTGCTATCTTTCCATTCATAGTCATCAAAAATTAAAATCCCATTAGTTTTAAGCAAGGAGTTACATAAAACGGCATCCTCTAAAACATTAAAAGCTTTATGGGATCCATCTATATAAATACAATCGAACGTTGGAGTATTAGGAAAAGTTCTTAATATATCATTTGATTGTCCGATATGAACATTTAATTTTGCTTTATGATCTAGAGTATTAGACATAAAAATATTATATAGTTCTTTAAATCCTGTATCATTATGAGTATGTCCAGACATCCCAGCTTCTGAAACTGAGCCAAGAAATGTATCAATAATATCAATTTTTGATGTTTCATGAGTTAAGATATTATCTAACATATAATTAGTTGCTAAACCTTCAAAACAACCAATTTCTAAAAATCTTAAATTATCTTTACCAATAATATTATTTTTAGTAAAAACTTCATTCCATATTGGTATATTATGACTGAACCAATCGACGCTATATTTTCTTTCATTTACCATATAAATTTATCCTTGTAATACGATACTATAGATGGAAGTTCTGCTGCAAAAATCTTTTCTGGTTGCCATCCTAATGATCTTAATTTTGAATCGTCTAAAGAGTATCTAACATCTTGTCCTGGTCTTTCTACAGAAAAATCAATATATTTTTGATAGTCATTATTTTTATGCACGAGTTCTATGATAGATCTGACAACATCTATGTTTGATAGTTCAAATCCTCCACAGACATTATATATTTCATTTTTAATATTACTATCAATAATTGTCATTATAGCTTTGGCGGTATCTTGTGCATGGAGCCAATTTCTTATTGGTGTTCCATTATTATGAAGTGGTATCCTCCTATTTAAATTCAAATATTTACAAGTTTTTGGTATTAATTTTTCTACATATTGACCAATTCCATAATTATTAGTTGGCCTGACTATAATATATGGTAATTTATATGTTCTTGCCCAAGCTAATATTAACATATCTGCGGCAGCTTTTGTAGCGGAATATGGATTACTAGGTTTTAGTATGTCTGACTCTAAATGATGACCAGATGATATATCTCCATAAACTTCATCTGTACTAAAGTGTATAAGCGTAGGAAAATTTGTAGTTTCTTGTCTATAATTTTTTAATAGTTCTAATATATTATATACTCCATTAATATTTGAACTAACAAAGTCTTCACTTTTTGCTATAGAATTTCCTACATGTGTTTCCGCAGCAGTATTTATTACATAGTCACAGTCATATAAAAATTTAATATCATTAATATCACAATGAATAAATGAAAAATTAGTGTATTTTTTAAATTTATCTAACAAAGTTTTATTGGCAGCGTATGTTATTTTATCAACACCTTTTACAAACCAGCCTCTATTTAGGCATTCGATTGTAACATAAGAGCCTATAAAGCCTAAGCATCCTGTTATATATAATGTTTTCATATATTTGCCATTATTTGATATGGAGAAAAAGATTTTGGATTAATATTTATTGTTAGATTTCCTATTGTAACTATTGGTTTATCTTTATTCAGTGTTGCTATATATGGTAAAACATTTAAATTTGCCATATCATTTTCATCCAGATCTGATTCTATAGTTACTGTGCTGTGATCAACAGTATAATTCATATTATCTGATATATTATTAATATAATTAATTATATAATAATCTTTAATATTCGTTGTATCAATTTTTACATTAAATTTAATTAATGGTATTTGATTTTTAATAGTATTTTCTTTTATCAGCTCAAATGGTACTCGCCATTTTTTGAGAAATTTATTTTTTGTTGTTGTTTCGGACAATACGTATTCTTCTTTATCCGATCTTGATGTTAAACTACCCATATGATATACTAGACTGGTTGTAATATGAATAAATTTATATCCTTTAAGAATCATACGCAGTATTAAATCAGCATCTTCGCTAAAATATGGCGTTATATATTCATCAAAACCGCCTATATCAAGTATTGGCTTAATAAATCCGCACATAAAAAATCCACCAAATATAGAAGGTGCAGTTATTTTATCTGGTGGTATGGATTGTATGTGGTGTTTACAAAATTTTTCAAATGATGTATAATCAAAACTTATACTATCTCGTCCAAAATTTCTTATAGGATTAAGAATTGAGTCTTGTCTATTATTATATAAATTTGGTTCTATTAAAGAGAAATTAGCAAATGTTGTTTCATCAATATATTCAAGAAGATTTTCTATAAAATTTTCATATATATAAGTATCATCATGAAGAAATGCAAAACATTTATTTGAAGCATTTTTTAATGCTAAATTATATCCGCCACCGATATAAACTCTTTTGTTTGGATAGATTTCTTTTATATTATGAGTTTGTATGTATTTTTTTAATTGAAATTTAATATTATCATACACAATAACTATTTCATTATTTGGATAATAATTTCTTATTTGTTTAATAACCGCTATAAGTCTTAGTGGGTCTTTAGCTGGCGTGACTATTAAAAAGCTAAAATCATCGGAAGTAATCATAACATTTTTCCACAAAATTTTGGATTTGTTGTTTAGTTTCATTTTCTATGGCATCTATATCTTGATATAGCTCATTCTGGATAGTTATGGCTCTTGGCAGATCTTCTTCCCCATATGCTATATATTTACATAATTTAAAACCATTCATAAAATCGTCATATGATATATTATTTTTAGGAATAACTATAGATAAACAACCACACATTAAAGCCTGTATTGGCAAAAAAGTATAAGTATCATAACAATAAAAATGAGTACTAGCGTTGAACAATTTTGATAATTTTAATATTTGACCGGCAGCTTGATATGGTATAAATTGACCATCAGAAGGATGTATTAATCTCACCTTGTCTTTTTCTGTTTCTGCTTTTCTGAGCGCCCAGCATGTAGTGAATCTATCTAAATGATTATTTTTAAATACGTCTCTATGAAATTCTCCAACATATAATTGATTTTCAATATTTTGTAATTGTTTATTATATTCTTTGTTTTGAAACATTGGTATATACCAAAACCAAAGATCTTTATTTGACCAAGTTTTTATATGATCCTCGCTTGTTGGACCTAAAATCCATCTAACAACATTATTACATCCTAGATGATTACCATACCAGCTTTCTGGATATATGGCTATAAAATCATTTTTATGATTTAAAAGTTCTTGTGGTGCTAGAGGTGTTTTATATTGATCATATATAAAAAAATTAGTATGATCTGATGTTTTTTTACCAGAGTCTTCTGCTCCAATAATATATGCTTCAATATTAGACCTATTTAATAAATCACAAAGTTTATGTAGTACTTTGATTCCACCAATGCCTAAATCGAATGATCCTGTACTTATAACGAATGGTTTATTTTTTTTCATTGTCAGTTACTTATTTAAAAAATATTGCTTGATAGTAGAGCAAACATAGTCAACGTCATCAGATAACATTCCGTGATGAGCGCCAAGTAAAAATCCATTCTTCATTATTGTATCAGCATTGGTAAAAGCTTGTAAATACTCTCTGTACGCTGGATGCCTTGTGATATTTCCAGCAAAAGTTACTCTAGTTTGAATATTATTGTTTTCTAAGTAATGTAAAAGATCATATCTATTTTCGTATTGTAAAGGTATCGCCAGCCAATTTGGTTTTAAAGAATCATCAGGTAGTGTTATTTCTTTGATTTCTTGTAAATTATTTATATATCTTTCAATATTATTTCTTCTGATTTTTTGAAAATCATCAAATCTTTTTAATTGAACAAGACCGAAGGCTGCGTTTATTTCTGAGCTCTTAAAGTTATAGCCAAGAACACCATATAAAAATTTGTAGTCATATGGTATTCCATCAACCATATGGTTAAATCTATCTGACATCTCTTCTGAATTATCCCCTATTCTTCCCCAGTCTCTAAATTGTAAGCAAATATCTCTAAGTTTTTCATCATTAAACATAACCATACCACCAGAACCAGCAGCGGTTATAATATGACTAGCATAAAAACTAGTTGTACTTATATCTGATTCTTCAGTATATGTAATAGTGTCTGCTGAATCTTCTATAGTTATTATATCGCTTCTATTAATTTTAATTAATTCAGCTTTTAATAGTTGCCAATTTGGTTTGTTTCCTATAAGATTAGGAAGCATAATGACTTTTACATCGCTTGTAATTATATCTAATATAGATTTAATAGATGGTACATAAGTGTCTAATTCAACGTCACAAAATATTGGTTCTAGTCCTAATTGAATAATTGGGGCAACGGTTGTTGAGAATGTACAAGCCGGGGTTATTACTTTTGTTCCTTTTGGAAGTTGTAGACTAGCTAGTGCTAATAAACATGCTGATGATCCAGAATTAACTAACACACCATATTTTTTACCAAATATATGAGATATTTTATTTTCAAATTCTATTGATTTTGGCCCGAATCCTGCTAGCCACCCATCTCTTAAGCATGAATTAACAGCGGATATTTCTTCTTCGCCGTATGACTCGAATTTATTAGGAGCATACCATATTTTTTTATTCATATTAGTTTCTTTATTAGTTTATCATAAAATTCATTTTGAGATTCTTGTTTTACAATAGTCTTTTTATGCATTAAACAAAATTCTTCAATTTCTGGTAATGGCGCATACTTATCCGTTCCAGTAATAGTCTCGTGAACTTTATTCATCCATTTAATATTTGGTAAATTTTTAAATAGTCTTGGTTGATAATCAGGAAAATTAATTCTATTTTTTTCATCTATTTTCCAGTTCCAAAGATCAATGTGTTTTTGTTCGTATCCAAATACATAGTTTTCTCTTGGAACCCAGAACAACTCTATATCACTATTCATTGATAAAAACTCATGTAGGTTTTGTAATAAATAGGGATTTGGGATTTCATCAGCGTCTATTTGAAATATATATTCTTGAGAACAAAGAGATTTGAACTGATTCTTCCATTCTGCAAAATCATTATTAAATTCTGCTTGATAAAATTTTATGTATCCTTTATTTTTATAATTCTCACAAAAGTCTTGTACTTGATAGCTTTTTTTTGATGAATCACAAAGAACAACTATTTCATCTTTTGTTAAGTCTGTATACAACACTAGATGTTCAATAAGATTTTTTATATGTGGATATTCGTCGCAAACGGTTATGGCATATGATATCATTGATTTTCCCTTTGTGATATAATAAAGACATAGGGCTTGGTTGGCAATGTCCTTATTCTTATATGATGAGCGGACACCCTACTCCACTACATTGTCCTAAAACAGTACCTGTGTTCATAGCGTTATCATAAAAAATTGCATTACCATTAATTATTCCATAATTAATACTATTGCCAAAAAATAGAGCATTTCCATTTATCTGTCCATAATTTTTAGAATCCTCATAAAATTGAGTATTTCCATTTACTATGCCACTAGATTTATTTTCTGAAGTATGAGTAAAAAGACATCCTCCATTTACTATTGATGAGTTTATTGCATTCATAGTAAAAACACCAGAACTAAGAACAGTGCCACTATTCTGACTATCACTACTAAAAGATCCTATGTTATTTATTCTTCCATAATTTATAGAATAATAAAAATCTGCATAGTTTATATTACCATAATTTATTGAATTATTATCAAAAAAAGTTCCTTCTATAGTTCCATAGTTTATTGAATCATCAAATAAAGCTGATTTAACATTAGAATAATTTATTGATTTATTATTGAATGAGCAATTATCTAATATTGTTCCATAGTTATAACTATTATTAAAAGTAGCATTATATATTTGTCCATAATTATAAGATGATTGTGTGAAGATATGCGCAGAACCACTCCCCAAATTTCCATTATTTATGGCACAACTAAAGTTGGTAAGATATGCTATATTACCATTATTTATAGGTTTAAAATTTAAATCTGGTTCTCCATAGTCATTAAAGAGTAAAGATCCTGAAAAAATAGTATTACCAACAGAAACAATAGTTCCATTATTTATTGAACCATCTAAAAACCTAGAATTACCATCTCCTATCAAATAGTTATTTACTGATTTATCGTAAAAAATTGGAGATGTAACCGGTCCATTATTAATTCCGCTATCATAAAATTTTGGACTATATAACATACCAGTATAATTATTCATGCTATAGTCATGAAATTCCGGCTGTGATGAAAGTATTTGTCCACGATTAATAGCCCACTTATAGAATACAGCTTTCTGCACTATTCCATCTTTATGATTAATGCTATTATCAGTAAAAGTTCCACTAGTAGAAATCATTCCTTTATTAATAGAAGATTGTTGGAAAATAGCTTTGTTACATATTCCAGACTTATCATTTATTGATCCTCCTTCAAATATTGCTTGAGTATCACAGTGGTATTTATTAAGTGACGAGGCCATAAATGTTCCATTGTGAACAGTACCTTCGTTTACTGATGATTCGTTAAAAAGTCCAATATCAACTGTTCCAAAAAAATGATTTATACTAGAACCATTAAATTCTGCATTTATAATATTACTTTTATTTTTTGAACTACTAAATAAATATGCATATATTATATTTCCTGAATTTATAGAGCTATCTAATAAAGTAGCAATATTTGCATCTCCACCCTGAACTGTATTATCATAAAAAGATCCAGAACCAACAGATCCCTTGTTTATTGAAGTCGTTTTGAATTCAACAAGATCTGCCTCACCCATATTCATAGACGATCCATTAAATATGCCAGAATATAAGTATCCATTATTTTGAGATTTATCATTAAAAAATACTATGCCACTTAAAATATTGATATCACCATTATTTATAGATTTTTTATTAAAAATTAATTGATTGCATAATATTCCTATGCCATAATTATTTATAGAATTATCATTAAATAATGCATCAATAGTTAAATTACCAAGATTGTTTGATAAACCATTAAAAATACTTTTTCCAATTAAATAACCTAAATTTGTTGCGTCATTAAATTCAAACGTTCCATAATACAAGGGTCCGCTGTTCGAACATCCACTATCAAAAATACAGTTTCCAAAAATCGTACCATCATTATTATTATAACTAGGATTATTTTCTTCATCCAGAGTAAAAATTGAGTTGCCAATAATTTTTCCTTCATTAGATGATCCAAAAAATAATGTATTTCCTGATATATATGCTGTATTAGTAGAATTAGTAAAATTTCCAAATCCAATTATACGACCATCATTAATGCCTTCAGACATAATAATAGATCCACTTATTTTTCCATTATTATCCGATCCGTGTGTAAAAATAGATGCTCCAAAAATTGATCCATTATTTTCACATCCAGAGATAAAAGTAGACGATCCAGAAATTGTTCCATTATTTATTGAGTTGTTTAAAAATAAAGCGTCTCCAACTAAAATACTATTATTAATACTAGAATTCATAAATTTAGAATTAGAAAATATTTTAGCACTATTTTCGTTTATGCTTGTGCCACTAAATAAAGCTTCTCCAAATAACTGTCCCTTGTTTGTTGAGAAAGTTAAAAATTGAGTTTTATTATAGCAAATGCCAGATGATTCATTAGATGATATTTCAAATATGCTTTCGTCATATAATTTTCCAAAATTTTTTGAATTTCTTAAATAGCATGATCCATATATATCCCCATAATTTTCTGTATTGGACTCTAATTCTGATGATGGGGATGTTATTGAACAAGAACTCATTATTTTTGTATCTGAAGCAAAAAATCCACTGTTATTAACATTAATATCAATTGGTCTATATCCATTTGTGGAGAATCCAATTTTTGAATTTTCTGCCCTAAAAATTAAATTACAGTTAACATCCATAGTTGGAGCAATTTTTTGATCCTGAGGTTCTAAATTACATTCTCTAAGGTAAAGTTGGGGAACAGTTATTCCTCCAAACTGCACTTTTTCAAAAGGTTGATCATCTGTACTATTTTGTATAGTTAAACTTCTTCTTACGGTCAAAGATCCTATTCCCAATAAATTAGGGGCATTAGGTGGTGGTCTAATACATCCTTTAATTCCAGACCAGACCGCTGAATCAATAAGAACATCTGGCGGCCTTGTTACAATAAGATCTGAGCGTGTTGTTGGTAGTTTTATTCTAGAATTTTTTAATGATTCATCTTCATACCAAAATGGTAATTTGCACCAATTGCCACCAGGATCTATTTCCATATAAAATCTCTTATAATATTAGCTGTTATCTAGGTATGCAATAAAATTAGTTTCTGTTTGATTTTCTTTTTCTTTGTAGAATTGAGAATAATCTAATATTTGTCTTGGAAATCCATCATTTAGTGATAGTGCAAAAACCATACCCATTGCTTTTTGATTTTTACCACATTCATAAGGAGAACATGGGGTATCCTCGTCACACGCTGGATCATCAGGATTCAACGGATCGGGAATTATGGATGTTTTTTTTCTGCAACCTCTTTTATCGGTTCTAAATAAATTTGTCATGCATCTTAAATGAGTTTCTGTTACTAGAAAACTTCCTTCTGGTATTGGACCCCACTTAGGATGTCCTCCATCATTCCATTTTCCCCAACTATTAGCTAATAAAAATACACATTCATTATAGTCTATTTTTCTGTCATCATAAGCAATAATAGGATATGTATGATACCAAATTCTATCAGGATAAGATAATCCCGTAGAATCTCTAGAGTTTGGAAATCCAACGTTAGTCATTAAAACAACACCATATCCATTGTATATTAAATCTTTAATAGAATTTAATGTTGGATCAATTACCATAGAAATAGTTCTAACTCTATCAATAATATTAGTTGTGGTATCTGGTGTTTTAGAGTATGAATTTGTTTCATAATTATAATTGTTTCTTTGTTGAAAATATTTTAATAATAATTCTCCTGGACACGCATACATATTTGGACCACTATTATTAATTAAATTGACATAACCACCATATGATTTTCTTTTTAAAATTCCTATATGTTTTATTGGATAAGATATTGGAGGACTATTATCTGAAACATCAGATGAGCTTTCTTTGAAAAGCCATACGCTTCTATCCCCAGTAATATCCCCACAACAAAAATTTACCTTGTCTTCACAACTAGCGGCTTCGCAGCATTCATCAGATCCAGATATTGCTTTTCCAGTTTTTGGATCTTTTTCGCATTTTTCACAAGATGTACATTCTTTACCGCTTCCAGTTTCTTTTTCTTGACAACCAAAAGAAGCTCCTAGTGCCGAAGATCCAAATTTGTTCGATGATGGTAGGCAGTTCATATCTCCACAACCTGTTCCTCTTTTTAAAGCAATTCCAGAGGGAACAAGGTCTGGACCTAAAGCCATAAGACATTTTACAATATGATTACCATCATGAGACATTATTCCAGCATCATTATAAGATGCAAAATATTGCATATATTCTGTTGCTGTTCTATTCTCCCAAAGATCATATCCTTTTGTTAATTCAAGACTGCAAGCTCTCATTACATCACAAGCATTTCTTATAGCGTGTGATGTTCCACTATTGATTGTTGGCTGTATTTCTTTAAATGCTTCTAAATCTAGTCTTGTTAGAAATTTATATGGTAGTGCTAATTGATCTTTTCCAGTATCCAAAATTCCAGATGGATCACTAAAGGGTGTTACAGCAGAATAAGGGGCCTTTTGATAACAAGGATACTTGACTTGCTTTAGAAAATTAGATAATCTTGGTAAATCATACGGAGTTCCTTTACCAATATATCCTTCGTTTTGTCCAAAAACTCTACCACCATCCTCACATGGTTCAGTAGTATACCAGTAATATAGTTCCTTTGGACTTAACATTATTCATTATTTTCTTTCTGATAGTTTATTATAAACTACTAGCGATATAATACCGCCAACTACCCCCATGAATAATCCAGCTGGAGACACTGCTGACGAACTACCTAGTAAATATAATAGGGCTCCACCAACATATGAACCAGCAACGCCAAGTGCCACTGTTTTAACGAATCCAAAATTTTCTTCTCCAGGAACTATACTTTTAGCTATAGCTCCAACAAATATACCATAAACACACCATACTAATATATTAAACATTTGCCGCCTCCACTAGTGTACATGCTTCATCATCCGTGAGGTTTTCTCCTATATCTAACATTGATTCTACTAACTTAATACCATATTGATTAAATTCTTCGGGTGTGAGTTCTCTTCTAACAATTTTTTTGATTCTCATTCTTGTAAACCACCCGCGTTTTTTACTATATGATCTGATATTCTCTCCATAAACTATAGACTTATCCTGAGATGTCATATCTTGTGTTTTATTTTTATTACATTCTTGCAAAATTCTTACAACTGTTAATATAATGCTTATTACCATTAAAATGGCTATAACACTACCAAATTTTTGATCATCATTAATATTAGCTTTTTGTAAAATTTTTTCTGCTATTTTTTTTAATTTTTCATTGTTCATATTAACTACCTTTAATTTATTTTAGGAGCAGAACAATTACCATCTGGACAATTTTGTTTTATTGTTATTGGAGGATGAACTATTACTTTCGATGACTGTTGTTTTTCTGGCTCACAATATCCACAATCTACTTTACTAATACCGTCTCCACTAATATAGAATCCTTTGCCTTTGCAAACTGGACAATCTTTTCTTTTATATTTTTTTTCTACATTTACATGTTGTGCTTTTATTATGCCACCAATAGCTGTTATAGCAGCAGTTGTTGATCCGTTATATCCATATGAACCAAAGAGAAGTGACGATCCTATTAGTAAGGAAACTATAGTTTTATTCATCTGAATTTCTCCATGGTAATATTTTTTTACGTTTTGGTTTTGGTAGCTCTATTTCATCAATCGATTTTGGAGAAAAAGCCTTTATTAATCCAAGTATAAAATTAGTAAGTATACTAATTAATCTATTCAGAGCAATTTTATCTAAGAGTCTCATTAAAATATTTCCATTTTTGAGCTAGGATTTGCATTACCCAAATAACGCCCATTACTTATCCATACACCAACTGGACTAGATGAATTAATTTGTCCAATATATGATGATAAAGTTAATTGTCCATATAAATCATGATCCCTATTATTATTCCAGTTTAATATGGCATTTCCTGAAAATGCAGCATCCGTAGTTAATCCTTGTATAAATATAAGGTTATTTATGCCAGCATTACTAGTAGTTACTGTGCCATTGGCTGAATCGAAAGGTATAGTATTATATATTTTAGAAGATCCAGCATTAAGGGTGTCATTATTAACACCTATTGATCCACTAGCACAGCTTATATTTATTGTTTGGTTCGCAACTCCTGTTCCATCAACAGAATTGCATGTTGAATATATATTTCTCCAAAATCTTAATGTTGCTAGCCCAGTACCTATTGAACACGGTTTTATAGTAATAGTTTCTGGAGGAGATATATCTAATATGCAATTAGGATGGGCGTCTATATTTAAACTAAGTGTATTTCCTATTTTATTACCATAATAAATTAATTCACTACCCAAAAATTGAGCATATCCGTTGTATAACATATAATATATATTATAAATATTATTAGATACTATACCAATAAAATAATTAGAATCAATTAGTCGTATTTGAGCATTCGGATTCTGAATGGAAGTCCAGAATCCGGTTTGAGCATTTAAATAGTAGTATCCATTAAGAACAGACTCTGCCTCGGAAACATAAATATACTTATGATCTCCAGAGGGATCGGTAATGCTATTCGGAGGAGGATAAAGACCACTATAGCAATTATTTGGTATGATCCAATTTGAATTAATATAAGATGAATTTGTTCTATCTATTAGATTAATAAATCCGGATACTTTGTAGTATGGAACCCAACCATTAGTATTAATATCAAATCTACCCACTCGCCAACCATAGTTATAGTTATTAATTGTATCATTTAAGTCATATGAAAGCCTGATAGAAAAACCATTATTCGGTTGCTGGTAAAATTGATTAGAATATTTATCCCATATATATTTTCCATTAACATCCGATGTTCCTGCATTAATGAGCATTAATTGAGGAGCTATACTGGTGTAGGCATCTTCATCACTTGGTACTATATAAGCCGTTGCACTATTTCCAACAATATTCCAATGTAAATCTACGACAGGATTAGTAGAAGAAATATTATTAATATCAAGATTGCCATTTGCATCCTGACCAAAATAAACAAGTCTTAATTCTCTATTAATCCAATCTCTGACCGAACTAGGTTTGGAATAACCAGTATAAGGAATTGATATTACTGGATTTTCATCATTAGTAATATAAGCTTCATAAACAATGTTATCTGTCCATCCTCCTCCTCCATATTTATATAATGTGGGTAAAAGACCTGATATTCCAGAATATATAATATTTGTTGATGTGATATTATTATTTATCCAATAGGCATCGTCTGGCTTGCCGTCGTATTCTCCACATAAATAATCTATATTTATTGAGGTATAGTAATCAACTATGCAGCCAATTCCTGTTCCAGTTACTGGACTTATTATTGATGGAGTAATATTAAAACACGGTAATCCTGGTCGGCATGAATATATAAATTCTACATTAGCTTTGATTGGTATCTTACTATCAAAAAATGGTCTTTCGTCTTTTATAATAAAGTCCCAGTTATCAACAACATTCCTAGTAAATTCTTGAAATCCACCTATACCTTGTATGTTAGCAGTAGAATCAAAATAGTAAGTCTGACCTCTATCTATTCCTAGTCCATAAGCAGATGATCTAAAAGCAATTCCTAGATCAGGAATACCAGTACATACTATAGAAGTTAAGCCATCATAATCGTTAGGTGCTATGCTGATGTATCCATCACCAATAACAGTATTAGCAGTACCAGGAACATAAGATTTGGTATATTTGATATATTTACTATTTAACAAATAGATATCACGATTAACATATAATGCTCCATCATTAAATAAGGTTCCAGTAGCATAATTAATAATAGAATTATCTATTGTATGAGATACTTTATCAACTAATATCCAGTCTCTATATGGATGTCTCCATCTAATAGGGGCCGCAAGAGCAACTGTTACTCTATGACCTATGCCAGACGTTCCAATATAATCTACATCAGGAATACCGGTACAAGGACATGGAGGTTGAACAGCAGTAAAAATAAATTCAGCAGGAAAAGCAAAAACATCTTCTAATTGTCTAGCTGCGGCATTATTATCATCATTATAATATGATGTTTTAATTTCCATATATCCTGGATATCCAAAAACACTAGCTGAAAAATCACTATTACATAGTGACACTAAAAGTTTTCCATTAGCTGCACTATCAGGATGATTATATGAACTAAGATTATGATTACTTTCTACTGAATTTAAAATCCAATTAGATGAAAATAAATCCGAGTCGCCACCACCCGGAACATAATCAAATACATAGGTTCCACTAAAAATTGGGTCATCTGGAATACTAATTTTAATTTTATCAGATATTCTAATATCATAATTATTTCCACATAATAAATTATAGGATCCGACTGGTGGATTTCTAAGTTGCGGATATAAATAACTATTAACTGGAATTTGTGTTATATGAGTATATCCATTATCGCAAGTATCTGGATTCCAATTTAGATTATAATATGTATTAGTATCATAAAAATCATAACATAAAAAACGTAGATTTATGCCGCATTCATCTGATGGTGGATTAGGCTGGAATTCTGTATAGTATATATATGGTATACCATCCTTATATCTGACGAAGTAATTAGAATTTTGACTTCGCAGACAATAGGTCATAAGTAATCTTCAAATCCATAAGTTGGAAGTTTTTGAAGTGGGAATCCATCAAAATTACTAAAAGCATAGCTACCATTTTGAGCTAACATTCCAGCAGCAACTTCAGCACGAATAAGAAAACTACCGTCAGGAATTGGACCCCATTCTGGATGACCGCCATCATTCCATTTACCCCAACTATTTTGCACAAGAAATAATGGCTCACTACCAGTATCATCACATGCTATCCAAGCCATACAATGGCCCCAACTACCACTAGTATTAGCAATTCCCTTCTTATCTCTTTTATTAGAAAACCCATAGTTAGAACATACCGCTAAACCATAGCCGTTAGCAAGAGCATCGCGGGCTTCTTCAATAGTTCTAACTAATGATGTGGTTTTAATTTGATGATCATTAGCAAGATCAATAACAGGATCTGGTAATCCTCGTCCGCCCCAACCGGCACCTAGATTACCATTATATTTAGTAAAGTCAGCAACACCCTTGTAGTTTTGGCGCAACACTATTCCACCATTCTTGCTAACAAATTCTGCTGCTCTAGAGCAACTCATTCCTTCTCCGCCGTGTCCTCTTGCTCCGTATATTGCTTCTGTTGCTCCTTTAGCTATCCATGCTTCTCTTTCGCCACCTATATCTATTTCTACTGCTCTACTAACATCGCAAGCATTTCGTGTTCCATGGGACACACAATCTCCAGTAGTTTGTCTTTCATTATATGGATTCTTATCAAACTTGAGCACACTCTTGTATGGTGTTGATAATTTGCCTTTACCACTACTTTTAATTTTTTTACTAGCAGCTCCAAATAATGGATATTTACTATTCTCCATTAAATTATCAAAAACATGCTTTTCCCAAAGACATCCACTAAAACCTTTGCGATAATTATTATATAGTTCTTGCGGCGAGTATCGTGGCATTATTTGGCTCCTTCATTGTATGCCCATGCTAGTGCCTTGAAAGCCTCTGAGGCTTTGATTCTAAGGTCTTTATCTAAAAGAAGCACATCGTCGCCTATGGCAGAAACTATTAAATCCTGAGAGGCTTTGGCGAGTTCTGGATACTTTCCCTTGATATCTAATTTTAGCATTGGTCCAACCAACTTATTAATTTGTCTAATTTCTTCTGTATTTTTAATAGCTTCATTTTCACCATCTAAAGCTATTAAAGTAGAAATATCATTAGCTATACTAGCTAGTCTTTTACCATCAACTTTCCTATCGCTATCAGTCGATAAAGCATCAACAATAGCAGATACGGCAGGTTTCAATGACTCATTTGGTTCCACTAAAACAACACTATCAATTGATTGGGGTCTAGAAAGTAGTCCACCAAAATTAGGTTGTAGTAAACCAATAAGTATTAATAGTCCAGCAATAATTAAAATAATTTTATTATTCATTTTATTTCCTTTCCACAAACATTTGGACTTAAAAATGGAAACATTTCATCAGCAACTTTTATTGCTTCTGAACAATTCATTTGAACTGCCAAATCTCTTGTTTGTTTCCAAGATGCTACTAGTTTGAAAAACAAATCGCTTGATTCAATTTCTGTCTTACTTGAAGCTACCACAGAAGAAGGAATAGAAATAGCAGATAGACTATCTGAAGGTTTATTATTAAATTTATTAATTATATCTTTAATAACTTTTTGAACTGGATTTAATTTATCTTTAAAAAGAATCCATAAAATCAAACCAACTCCAGCATATAAAGCAAGATCCATCGTGCTTACTCTTGATGCAAACTGATCAAAACTTTCTGTATAATTCATAGCATAACCTTTCATTTGTCTGATATTTTTGGTGAAGAATCTAGCTGTGGATCCAATGTTGATACTGGTGGATATTCAAAAATTCCTAGGTTTCTAAAAGTTGTTACCATAGCATCAATAGATGATCCAACCAGAACCATCAAAAATGTTTTTATGTACTTATGTATTATAGGCTCTATAACATTAGGAACAAAGGGAACATCCACTACAATAAAAACACTATCATAAAACTTTGATAATGTTTCCATAGCTATAGTTTTTTTATCTTTTCCATTTAATTCAGGACTATTATCTTCTATTATTTTTATAGTTGCTACAATAGCTAATTGTAGTATTTTCCATGCTTGTGCTAAAGCTATTCTTTGAACTTCATTAAGAGAGCTTTTTGCTTGACTTATTAGTTTTTCTAGTTCTGGTTTTAGTATTTCTTGTAGATTCATTTTTTATACCTCTATTTTTTTTATTGGCCTCTATTCTTTCTTCTGGATTTGCGGTGCTCCACCAAGTCTTTTTTAAATCTGTGCGTCCTTTAATGTATTTAAATAGTACAGTTAATTGTCCAATAATCAGAATTGTTGCTTCTAAACCCCTACTAGTTTCTTGAATCAAATCTTCTTTTTGAGTACTATCCCCTATTAATCCAACTAAATAAGCTCCACTAAAAAGAAAACTTACTAAAGTAAACCAAAATTCACTAGTTTTATAGCCTGGTTTTACCATTTATATCTCCAATAAAGTTTTAGGTTTTAGCTCCCGCTGGGTAGAACATTAACAAAAATACCATTATAAAATCTATTTCCATATTTACTAGCAATAGTAGATATTGTTGGAGTTGTTTTTATTCTTGAATCATAATTAATAACACCAGTACCATATGTGGTAACTCCTGGAGAATTAGTCGCAAACTCTCCTGTTAATGTTGTCCCCATAACAATAGATCCGTTTTTAACTGGATTACCAGAGATAGAGGCTTGTATACCCGTGAATGGTCTTGACATAGTTTTCTCCGTTATTTAAATTAATGTTATTTTTCTATTCTGTCTTCTAGTGCTTCTAGTGTTTTACCTAACATGGCAATTTGTACTTTTAGTTCATTCATAACTTCTGTATTTCTTTGTAGCATATTTGTTAGAGCAGCTTGTGCTTCTTTATTTATGGCTAGTCTTTCCATGATAAACTGTCTATCTTGTAGGTATGGTGATTTAGTCTCTATCATATCTGTAACATCAGCTTTAGTTGCCATATTTTTACCAAGCGTAAACCAAAATCCAATCATAGTAATTATGATACCAAGACTAGTAGTTGCTAAATTTTCCCAAAAATGGATAATAGTTTCATTCATGATAACCTACCTTTATACAAAAATATAATATATAACTATATATACACACTATTAAAGCAATAAACCAGCGATATTGTTATACCCCTGGTCTATTGATTAAAAAAAATGATATTAATTAAATTGATCAGTTTGTTTTGGCAGGATATGCTTTCTGAACAGGATTTAGAGCACCACCCTTATAAGCTAATGTTCCAGGTGATGATCTTGAAACTGTTGCTGCTTCGTCTGTGCCTACACTATCTACATAAACAGTTGGTGTTGGAGAATACTTGCCTGTATATAAATTAAAATATCCAGCTCTGAAAGCTGTTGTATCAAGACGATTTCTATATACCACTCTAGAATTAATACCTCTAATTTGGCCAGGAATATCTGCTCCACTACGCAGAGTGGTATTAGCTACTCCAGAAATTGTCGAGGTTAGTCTTTGTGCAACAGGTTTATTATTTTGATAAGAAAATGTTCCAGAACTTAAAGCTTTGTCTGCTGAAGCATTATCAACAACAGTTGAAGCAAAAACAGTTGAGTTATATCTGCTAACGCCAACATTAGTTAGTTTACCGGAAGCAACTGAACCTCCACGAGCTACAACGCCACGATTATTATTTGATCCGCTAGATTTTACATTTGGTGGGACTGAATAAACATTACCATTTGTTTTATTTGTGGCCATTTTTATCTCCATGTTAAAAGGGTGACTAATATGATATACCCTAAAATTATGATTTTAGCTTATTTTCTTGTAAAAGTTTTAAAGCATTAATAGAATTGACTTTAATTCCATAAAGATTGGTTTTATAAATATTTTGAATTTGACCGATATTCCATATATTTCCATTACATATGATATTAATCATTGGTACTTTTTTATTAATCAGGGCTGATGCCAGGATGTTATCATGGATATCATCTAATAAATATCCTGTTGATGGATATATAGTATCAATCCCGCCATTAATAAGTATTTGAGCTACCTTATATAATAATTCATAAGTAAAAACCCGATATTCTAAAATATATCTTATTGATATCTGATATTTTTGAGCTAATTCTAAATTATTTTTTATATCTTCTCTAAATTTATCATACCTTCTATTGCATAATAAATATGGACATGCTGTTATATTTATAATATCTGCTCCAGATTTAATAGCGGATTCTATAGATGCTATTCTAGTTTTTGAGTCTAATATCCCTAATGGATAGTCTATTGGAGTAGAAATTTTAACATTATCGTTAAAAATATTTTTAGCAAGTTTTATATGATTATTAAATACGGAAACTGAAGATATTTCAAAATCAGCAGCTTTTTTTAAATTTTGCCTAACCTCTTCATCTGACATTGAAATGTCATAAAGAGAATATTCTGTTATCATTTATTAATCTTTTTATGTGATTTTAGATATTCAACATTTGGAAACTGTTTACTACCTAATACACCATCAGCGAATCCATAATGAACTGATTCTTCAGCTGTTAAGATCCAATCGGTCTTATTAGCTAATTGACTTTGGATATGTTTTTTTACAAATGGTTTTTTCCAGTTTTTTTCTTTTGACATCGGAGAGGTCATCCATTTATCTACAAAGATGTCGATCATTTTAGAAGATTCTTTTTCGCTCCATTGAAGACTGCTAATTGCTGCTTTATGTTCATCATCAATACTAATAGATCCATAATGTATTAAAATATTAACATTAGGCATTAATATTCTCATATCTGATGCTTGGAAAATTATGCTACTAGCAGACTGAACCTTTGAATAAGCTAATATAATTGTTTTAGCTTTTGAATATTTAATAGTATCATATATACCTAAACAATCTTCCCAATCTCCGCCAGGAAGATGCATATGGATAAGTATTGGATCACTTGATATTAAGTTGAGATATCTAATGTTTTTTTCAAAAGATATAGCTGATCTATAATCTACACCACCTTCGTCTTCACCATCTACATGAGAATGTAAAAATATTTCTCTGTTTTTAATATCTATATTAAATGTATGAAGATTATATATATCACTATCATTAGTTATATGAGATACCATTATTTTACCTATTCTAGGAAATGATAAACATTATCATTTATTTCTTTCATGACTTTTGAGCTATCAAATGATTTCCCAATAGCTATTCTGAATCTGTATCTTGTAAAGATATCCAATATTTCTACACCATCAGTATTTTCTATAATTGTTGCTATAGCTTCAGACACATTAAAATTAGTATGACCAATCCAAAAATTAAATATTTTACCAGATGCAGTATTTTCTGTATATGGTATTACGCCCATTGGAGTAGCAATTGCCCTCATCGGAATCTTACTAATTGATTCATCTGAATAGAATTCTTTATCTTCAGACTCATCGTCTATCTCATCATCAATTTTTTCTATCTGCTGATGGTCATCAGATCCAAAAGGATCAAACCATTTTTGCCAAATGATGAGCGAATCTTCTTGATATGCATTTTTCATTTGTATTGTTTAAACACATTAGATGGTTTAATTAAGGGTTGTTCATAGTAATCATTATTTTTTATTTCTGAAGATAAATTATCTAACCATTTAATTAATAATAAATTTACAAAAGTACTATCATAAACATTTTTATCATCATCCAATAATTTAGTAAGAACTTCTATGCAATCTTTTCTCATATAACCACCATTGATCATGTATAATAAATTACCAAATTCACTAGATATTTTGTCCATCTTATGAACATTTGTTTCATTGAATTCTGGCCAAAAATAAGTTATATTAAGTGTGTTATCATGATTTAGTTGAAAATTTACACTACAAAGAAAATTAGCATTTTCTGTATTTTGCTTTTTCTTGTAAAAATTTTTAAGAAATTTAAACATATTTTAATGCTTTTCTGGCTATGGGATCATTCATGCAGTTCTGATACCTTATATTATAGCAGTTAAACATTTTAGTACCAGCTGGGATTTTACTAGTATAATAAATTATTATATCTTCTTTATTTTTAGATATATCAATATTCATTAGTCTAATAGAATTAGGCTTGATTGAAGTATATGTGTCTAATAGATTATTTATTGCATCACTGAATAACTCATCTTCAGTATTGAGCTTATATATCAATGGTTTGAAAATACTAGGATGAGATGAAATTAAATATTGAAAATCTTTAGATGAATAAAAATCAAATAAGTAAATATAAATATATATATTAAACATATTCTCTAATTTTTGACAAACCCTTTTGAATGTTTTGTCTAACTGCTTCTCTTGTTACTCCAAAACTTTTACCTATTTCTGATAATGTTTTATCATCAAAATAATATTGTTTAATTTGCTCTTTTTGTTTATCTGATATTATTGATGAAGAGAATAGGATATCTATGGTTTGTTTTAAATTTTCTTGATGTTCTTTTTCTTCTATTATCAATGCAGGATCATAACTATCAGAACAGGGTATATTTTCAGCAAAAGACATTGTATTATTTATGTCTGTATTATCAATTGAGTATGATTGATTACTTTTTTTATACTTATTGGAAAGATATGTTTTTATAGCCCATATTCCACATTGATTCCTGTAAGAATATTTTGTTTTTGATTTACCATTAAATCCTTTTCTATTTTCGTCCCATCTCCAATCTGCGAACATTAGTGAGGACGCTATATCTGCTATTGCATCTTCATTTGATAAAAGCTCATTTCTTAATGAAGAATAAAAATTTGGAGCAAATTTAGATATTATCTTTTTTGCAAGAGTAATATAAGTGAGCATATCGTCATATTCTTTATCCATTATAATTCCTTAGTCCTTATTTATTGGTTCTTAGTTCTTAAGATTTAAAATTATTAACTACTTATCTTTAGTCAATTTTTTCCACATTTCTGGTGATGGTCTGTCTTTCTCTCCTGGCTTAGATGGGCGATAATTTTTTCCTTCTTTTTCTTTCTTTTTGCGAATATTATCCCATAGCCCTGGCTTGTCTCCAGCAGATATAGTATCGTCAGAATCTGATACATACATGACAAAATCGTGAATTGTTCTCATGTAGTCCTCAGTTATTGCGATTTTACCCTGCAGCCAACTTTCTGTCAAATTTTCTTTTACTAATGGCTTGTCAAGAGCATCGAGTATATTTTTTGAGTGTTGTGCAATGGCTCTCAAGGATCCGACACTCATTTCAAAAAAATCTTCTTTATATTCATCTAGTTCATTTTCTGGTTCTTCTAGTTCTTCTGCTAGTTCATAATTATCAAAAGGATCCATTATTGCTAATTGATCTTCTGTCTTTTTTAAATATTGACCAACTGTCCATGATGGTCCAGCATTGGTGGTTACATATCCGATAATATAACCCATATTTTCTGGCATCGCTTCTATTTTATCTATTATGCCTTCGCTTCCATAGTGAGTACAAGCATTATTAATATTTTTAATTTTATCTCCAGCTTTTAGTTTACATGCAGCAACTGAATTATCTATAGTGTGCTTCGTTTCGTTTTGTATTTTTTGTGCTAAAGATTCTTGAATACTGTTTAATAAATTATGTATACGATCCATTTTGTTTACCTCATTATTTTTTTAAAAATATAGTCCGTGAAGATTATTGACGCTTTATTATCTGATGGATAATGTACACCTTGTAAAACTCTAGCATAAGCACTCTTATCTACAATTTGATCTAATTCATATTTGAATTCTGGATTAGATTTTAATATAAAGTTTGCTGCTAATCTAGCATACACCGTATGTCCAGACGGATAGGACGGAGTTTGATGAGTATCTGTTTCTACAATATTGATTGTTAGTCCATAAAATTTAGCTAATTGATATGGTCTTGCTCTATTAAAATAATATTTAGTATTAAGTATAAGAGGTTTAATAATGGTATATAAATCATCAAAATCAGTTTTTGGGAAAATAATATTTTTGTTTTTACAAAAATCTATAACTAGAGTTGCTGGATTTTTATCTATTTTATTAACAAATTCGATATCTTTATCTGTCCTATTATGAGTGATTTTGGATATATAGATTAATTCTTCTAATGTAGAAATGCTACTATTTTTGGTAGGGCTATCTAGTATAGATTTGTAGTCAAAATCAATTACCTGTGAAATTTTTTGATCTTCTACTATCTCAGTAGTATATTTAATATTATCTATATTAGTAGTATTTATTACTGAATTAATTTGAAATAATAATTTATTGTTTATCATTCTTTCACACTTGGATGCTTAAAAAATTATCAAGACCCATTTGCTCAATAAGCTTTAAATATCCTTCATATAATTCGATACCGTCTTCACTACCTTGTAGTAATGGAATCATCATATTAGCTGTTATTTCATCTCCAACTGATCTAGCAGCAATAATTGTTGCTCTTTCGGTAGCAGATGCTTCTCTAACTGAATTAAGATTATATTCAATCATAGCAATCATATCATGCCTTTTCCAAGAGGGAGGACTTACTATCAATGGTTGATAATCGGCATCAAAAAATTCAAGTCTTTTAATGTTAATAGAAGCATGTTCTTGCTCTTGTCTAGAATCTGTTTTAATAATTTCTGCTAATTTTTTATAACCCCATCTTTCAAGATGCTCTGCTTGCGCAGTTAATGATGTTGTTTGCTGCCAATGAATATTGAGAGATTTTTTTAGCAATTCAATTACACTATCAGAAGTATAACCAGAAACTTCTTGAGCCTGTGTATCAGATTCAGCTATATAGATTTGGTTTTGTTTTTCCAGCAAATCATTTATAGACTTATTATTACTCATTATATTCTCCTAAGTTAGATCTGATACGTTTGGTGTTGACCACATTTTGCAACTCCAGTAATTTGCTTTCCATTTAGGACCAGGATTATCACAATTATGTCTGGCTCTATAAGATTTTCTTCTTTCAGGATCGTCTCTTTTGATTTCCATATTCGGATCACCAAAATTTACTTTAACAATATTGCCCTTATCATTTTTGACATAAACACTAAATTTTTTTGGACCATTAGGAGTTCTTGTGGGTTTATTTAATTTTACTTTTTTACCATTTTTTTCTTCTGCTATAATTTTTTCATTTTCATCATAGATAAAAGTAGCATCGATCTCCCATATGAATTCATTCCAATCATCATCCCAACTACAATTTGATGCTAGTAAATTATCATGAACTTCTTCCAAAAGAGAAGACTGACCCTTTTTTCTTGTTTGACCTAAACAAATAGCAACTCTTTGTTTTACATCGGGGTAGTCTTTTTTCATTGTTTCATTGCCCATGCATCTAGAAACAAATTTTTGTTTATCTTCGTTTGATTTTTTATTAGGTATTGGCATATGAGACTCCTTATGTACTCATACACCTTAAAATTTGGTCAACAGTATTTTTCCAGGAAAAATGATTAGCCGTTTTGATACCTTCAATATTTGGTTTATTTTCATTTTGATAAATTTTTCTCATATAATATATAATTTGTTCTTTTTGATTATTTTCTATTTTTGCCCACTGACCAAATCCATTGAACCAACAATTGTCATTAGCGTCTTCTAAAGAATCTATATTTATAAGCATAGAATTATTTTCATTACAAAATTCTGTATGTGCAGAATAATTTGTTACTATTACTGGCTTTCCCATTGCCATGGTTTCAAGTAAATCAAGATTCCATCCTTCTGATCTTGATATATAAATACCACAAGTAATATGACTAATTAATTCAGCTAATTCATATTGATTTGCTATTCTAGGAAAAACACGAATTTTTTGTCTTAATTTACAATTATCTACCATTGATAGCCATTCATTGTGTTGTTTCTCATTTAAAAATGGATTACTTGTTACCATCCATAGTTCAACATTATCGTTGATATCAAATGCTTTATCAAATAATTCCAATATTAAATCATGAGATTTACGTTTTTCCCATTTTCCTATGGTTGCAAAAATCACTTTATCAGATAATTTATTATTTTCTTTATATTTTTCATAATTAAAAATATTGGTATCAACACCAAGTGGCACAATATGTGTCTGACTATCAATACCATTAGAATGTATTATATTTTTTGCCCATAGTGATGATACAAATAATTCATCTGGAAATTTTAAATTATGTTTTTCTTTATCTGTAAATTTTGTTAATTCAAAAAAAGGATATGCGTAATATTTGCCTTTACCAATTCTTGAAGCAAGATCGAATTGATGCCAAATTTTTAAACAAGGTGCATTGTAATAAAAAAAGTCTTGGTTATTTATTGTTTTTTTTACTATAGATACATCTTCTGAATTCTCTAAGCTTGGATGGCTTATTGGAAATAGAGAAACATCTACGATCTTATCAAGTTCTTTGAGTATATTGATAGATGCAACTCCATATCCTGTTCCACAAATAGGGGCGTATAGATTAATTTTTTTCATATATTTTATTATGAGTATTATTTACTTGTATAAAGGTTGTTTTTTTCCCAAAATCTTTTATTTTATTAGCTCCAATATAAGTACATGCACTTCTTATTCCACCATAAATATCTTGGATAATTTCTTCAGCTTTACCCTTGTATGGAACAGTAACGCATTTCCCCTCAGATGTTCGATATTTTGCTACTCCGTTATGGTGTTTATCCATAGCATTTTTACTACTCATACCATAATATTGAAGTGATATTTTCCTTTTTTCACAATCAAAATCATATTCTGGATCTAATGGTTGCCAAAATCCTTGAGATGTAAGATATTCATACTTCCATTCTCCTTCACATTCACAAGTACCAGCAAGCATACTACCCAACATCACAAAATCTGTATTGCCGCCAAATGCTTTACAAATATCTCCGACTACTTTACATCCTCCGTCAGAACAAATATGACCCCCAAGACCATGTGCGGCATCTGAGCATTCCATCACAGCACTCAATTGAGGATATCCAACACCTGTTTTTAAACGAGTGGTACACACACTTCCTGACCCTATACCAACCTTGACTATATCAATTTTACCATGAATTATTAATTCCTCTGTCATTTCTGGAGTTACAACATTACCGGCCATAATTATAATTTCTTCATATAATTTGCGAATATTACTTATTATTTTTACAAATTGTTCTGTATAACCATTGGCAACATCAATACAAATATTTGGTAATGGACAATTAAATTTTCTTATCTGATTAAACACTTCTGTTAATTTTTCTAAATCCTTCTGTCCTGTTCCAACAGAATAAAAAACTAAGTGTTTATTTACAATGCTTGGATCTGTGTAGAAAGCAACATATTCATTTGGTTTATAGTGCTTATGTAAACATGTTATCGCTTGGTGTTTGGATAAAGATTTAGCCATATTAAACGTCCCAACAGTATCCATATTAGCTACCATAATAGGAACAGATAATAAGTCTCTTGGCGAATACTTAAAAGAAAAATTTCTACTAAGACACACTTCAGATCTGCTATTAAGAGTTGATCTTTTAGGGCGAATAAGAACATCATCAAAATCAAGCTTTATTTCATTAATTATTTTTTGCATAATCTATATCTATTTTTTCTCTATCTTTAAAGTAGTTAGTTCCATATGACACGAAAATTTCTTCACCCTTTAGTATCTTACGCTGAGATATAACATCAGCAACAAGATTATTATAATCAAAATGCCATTTTGTGTTTGGGGTATCTTGATGATTATATATCATTCCATAACCTAGAACCATATAAAATAAAAATCCATGTTTTTTGCATTCATTACATTCGCATGTTTTTTGAGAATATAGATAATCCCAAATTTGTGGATCAGACTGGTATCTGGATCTAAACGCTAATGGAACCATAGGACATCTTTCTATTAGTTCTTCTGACTCTATATCTTCTGTAGCAAAAACTCCACGAAAATGTATTTCAGAGTTATTAATAATAATTTTTTTAGATTGAAAATAATCAATTTTATTTTTTTTAGTTTCTGACATAATTAATCTCTTAAGTATTTATCGGTATCGTAACATTTCCATTTTTTAAAATCCTCAAATCCAGTTTCACTAACACAGATTTTAGGCCCAGTCATTATACCTCTACCCTTGTAGTGACGCAAGGCTGCTAATATGGCACATTCATGAGAAGTACAATCAATAATAAATTTAAGCTGACCGGACTTTACATAATATTTTGCCATATCTAGATATTAAAAAAATACCATCTCCTATGACAATCAATACTGCTATTATTATTTATATCTATTAAATAGTTTTTAATTTCATCCCACGATGAAAAAATCATATCATGAGGAATTGTTCCAAATAACCAGTCAGGAGTATTCTTTTTGCCTTGCATCATATGTATTAAGATTGGTTTTTTCTGTCTATTAGCCCAAAAAATTTCTTCATATGTTCCGCAAGGATGGATATTTAGATCTAGATTGACTATTAAGAAATCACTAATATCTACCAATCTAAGATCAACAGATCTAATAGTTTTCGCTATTTTTGATAATTCATCATATTTTTCATTTATTTTTAATTGTTGTTTTAGTTCGTGTGTTGATGTATCTTCAAGACCAATACATGTTGGTTTTTTAATAGGATTGAATACAACAATTCCTAGTTGTTCCAAGAAAGGAGTTATATCGTCTCTCCATCCTGTGCCTCTATCTGGTACTCTGTCCATAGCACCAGCAAGATAAACTCTTTGATTATATAGTCTATTCATTATTTTGAATTATTTAAAAGAAAGTCTACAAGATTGTCTCTTTCTGGATAACCATTTCCAAAACGTCTTGTGTAAGAAATTTTTAGATAAGCATTATAAATTCCAATAAAAATACATAGCCAATATACATAATACATTTTTATACTTTCATAATGTGTAGATAAATACTGGTATATCATACCATATATCATCAATTAAATCTGCTATAAAGTTCCAATGTCCTCCAGCCAGTCCGCTACCAAACTTAGGTGCGTGAATTTCAATTCTAGACATTTCGGTATTCGATTCTAGATCTTTAATATGGGTTCTAACTTGATTCATACAATATACTAAAGCGCCATAGTTAAGTGGTCGTTTATTATCATGACTAAGAAGTTTATTTTGAGCTATCATATTTGCAAATATTATACTATGTTTATATTTCTCTTCTGTCGCAACGTTAACAAACTGAGTATGTCCTAGTTTTGATTTTGACCCTAACATATGAAAGTTTGCTTTAACTGTTGGATATAATGTTGAAACTTCACCAGCAAATCCTGCACCAAAAGCATTAACATTGTTACATACATGAGGAACTATAACTGTGGACCCTTTTTGACCTGACTTAATTCTTTGATTGATTTGTTCAAAGATATTTGTATTTTTTAAAAATGCAAACTTATTATAGTTTATCTTATTTGTTTTGATAGACATTTTTACCTCGATATTTTTGACCATTTACCATTTGGGCATTCTTGATCGGCCCAGGCTAGTTTATTCATGAATATTTTTTTATTGTTAATATTACATCCGCAAACCATACACTGAGACATTTTTTCGCTATACATATCACAATTCAAGCAAATATTATATCTATAATTTATTTCTTCTTTAGTGCTCTTTGGAAATCCTGAGTAAATATGAAAAAATAAAGACTTAATAAAGGTTTTAATTTTATGCAAATTTTTTATATTCATCTATATATTCTTTAAGCGGAAGTATGTTTCCTTCTTTGTCTCTTTTGTAGAGATCAAGCAAATCAACAGGATCGTCTGCATTTAGCCATCTAGACATTCCATTATCAATATTAATACACATGTATTTTTTACTGTTTTTGTTCTGTCTAAAATCCGCTGTCAATATAAAAGATTCACTTCTATGGATAAAGAAACATCCAATTGATAACTCTTCAATGTATTTCATCTTGCCATTCTTCCCATAGCTCTTCTTGTCTAAGATATTCTTTTTTTGTTTTGAACTGTTTTCTCATTTTATTAATATCTTTAGATTCAAATTCACTATTGGACTTATCCAAGCATTTCTTTTTATTGAAATTATTTCTTCTTACTTCTTTTCGATTTTCTTGATCTTCATTGCTCATTTTTTTTTCTCACAACCTCCTACTCATTATACGCGACCAGTTGGCTCGGTCAAGACTGTATTTAAAAAGTTTTATACTTGACTTGTAATGAAAAACATATTATAACTTATGCAGCTGGGTAGATAATACTATTCATGCAGTTGACCTATTATCCATTCATAGTGATTACTTATCCTTGTATGGCCACTTTCGTCTCCGTAATCTGAATTTGTTTTTTTATCCATTGTCATAACACAAGAATTTATTCCGGCTAGTTTATTTCCTATAAAAAGCCCACCACCGCTATCTCCGCTCCCTATCAGGAATTCTAATTTAGTTTTATTTTCTTTTGAAGGAGAGCATATTAGTAAATCGTTCTCTATTTTATCTATAGTATTTGACCCTGCTCTTCTTTTGCCATCTGATGTAATTATTCCAGTTTCAAATGTTCCAGTAATTCCATATCCAGATATTGTGCATTGTTTATTTAATTCATCTGAATCAGTATAAAGTTCAGGGAATCCATCTATTTTTAAATTTTCTTCTACTCTCAGTATTGCTATATCGTAGAAACCAAAATTTTCTTTCTTAAAATCTTTATGACATACTATTTTATTTACTATATATATATTTTCATCTTCTATTATTTTGCATATCCTTGATCCGGTAACAACATGAGCCGCTGTTAATAAATGATTTTTGTCTATAGCAACAGCTGAAGCACAAAAGTTTTCATTATTTTCATATGTTCCGCATATTTTATATATGTATATAAATTTTTTACCAAATTCTGTATATTTTTCATCAGATGTGTCTGGATCTCTAGTTCCACCATAAACTGATGCTGCTAACAGTATAAGTAATAGCACAACTATATTCTTTTTGTCCTTTAGCATATGGACCTCCAATAATAAAATAGCTATTATTAGTACACCATATATGGCTGACTATTGGATTTAAAGAACTTTTGCTGCTATCAAGCACCCTTTTGAAACCGCATGTAGTGGATCATTAGCGTGTTTAACAATTTTGACAGGTAAAGGAAAGTTATTTTCTGATAATTTTTTAGTAAAAATATCAATATATCCTTTTGCCTGAGACGTTCCTCCAGCAACAACTATTGTTAGTGGATTTTTAAATTTTGGTAAAGATTTATGACTAGATAATGCAAATGCTAACTGTTTTGTGGTATAGTCAATTAATCTTTCATAATACGAAGAAACCGCAGATAAAACCGGATTTTCATTACTTTCTCCAATAGTAAATCCACCACCTTCTTTTTCTGCTTGAACAACACTATCTTTTTCTCCAGTGGCTACCGCACTCATACGATCAACCCAATCACCAGATTTAGTTGTGCTAAATACTACAGTTGGTTCTCCATTTAACATTACGCAAACATTAGTCATTCCGGCCCCACATGATATTGCTATACCAGTATAATCCTCATCTCCTAGTTCTGCATAACACAATGCTTCTGCTTCGTTAATAGCCTTAGCATCATAACCACATTCTGCTAAAATAGATTTTACTACATCTTCATGGTATCCAACATCAAAGTCTTCATCTTCTTGATCAACTGGTTGTGCAGGAACACAGAATACGAGTTTCTCATTTTGTTCTGATGCCTGACCGGCCACTTCTTTTAAAATAAAGGCTAGAACACGCTTTGCGTCCTTTTCTTTGGCGGATACAACCCCTTTGCTCATGGGTCTTTTGGCATTATCATTTCTCTCGATTGCTTTTTCAATAGCATCTTTTCCTAGTATTACAAAAGATCCATCAGTATCCTTTATGAATATTTTTCCAGATAATCCTTTCTCAATCATTTTTGTAGCTACTGGTGTTGTAGGTTTTATTATATAAAACGCATCTCTAAAATCTTTATAAACTACTCCATCAGATGAATCTTGAGATAATACTATAAAACTTGTGCCCACATCCAATCCTTTACCCATGATATTACCCTTTTAAATTTTTGAGTTTGTTAATTGATGACTCTATATTTTCATTAGTTTTTTTTGTTTCACCAAGATTCTCGTATTTTTTTTCCATATCAGAAGTTTTAATATCAGTCACGTATTTACTTTCATCTATTATCAATTTAGTTTTTATCTTATCTTTTTTTTCTTTAATATCTTTTTTGAAAAATGAATTTGGCTGACTCTCAATAGTTGTCTGACTATTAGTTAATTTACCAATGATATATCCTAAAAAGAAAAATACTATATTCAATAGTATTAATATAATCAATATAATATGTATAGTATCTTCCATAGTTTCCTCTATGATAAGGTACACCACCATATAAATAAAAAAGGGACAAAAGTCCCTTAATATTATGGTCTATTTTTTATTTTTTCTAAATATTGTTTACAATTTTCAACAACATCAGAGTTCCAACTCTTATAGTTCAGTAGATGTCCAAATACTATGTGACATGGATTATCGCATAATGTAATCAAATTAGATGGGTCTAATTCTCTATCTGGATTTTTATGAACTGGTTCTATATGATGAACTTCTAATTTGGAATCTCTCCCACAAGCAGCACATCTTGGGTTATCTTTAAGGTGAATTTTTCTTATAGTAGACCATTTGGGTGATCTTGTTGCAAATCTAAAAAATTTAGACTTAACATTAAGATCTATACCAAATATTTTCATATGTCTCCTATAATTCGCCCCTTTTGAGTTCTAAGAATATAACCTTTTCTTGCCAGATATGGCTCAATACTATTCTCTATAGTATCAATAGCGATGCCTGTCATTGATGAAATTGATTTTAGACCAAGAGGAGTGCCTTTAGATTTTTTTAGGATATTTAAGTACATCCTATCATACACATCAAATCCATTCTCATCTATTCCCTGAACATTAAAAATATCATTAATACTTGTATTGTCATTATAACAAGACTTATAGTTCTTGTACCATTGTAATCTAGCATTAAGAATTCTAGGAGTTCCCTTGCTTCTTTTTGCTACTTCCAAAAGGTCTGAATCATCTATGACTATTCCTAATTTATCGCAATTCAACCTTGCTAGTTTAGCTAGATCATTCTCATCATAAAAAGAAAGATGTTCTTTAATTGTAAAACGATCATAAAATGGTTGACTTAAACTTCCACCACTAGTTGTAGCACCAACAACTGTGAATACTGGCAAATCAATACTTTCTGGTTTCTCTTTATCTTCATCATCTTTTACAGTGATATTAAGAACAAAATCTTCCATGACCGGATATAAAAATTCTTCCACAATCTTAGGCAATCTGTGAATTTCATCAATAAACAAAACTGATCTTGGAGACATTCCCATAATATATGGCATAATATTTTTTACACTTCGTATGGTCGCTGCGTTTGTTGTGTATAGGTTCACTCCCAACTCGTTTGCTATGGCACTTGCTATGGTAGTCTTTCCAAGGCCAGGAGGGCCGTCTATTAAAACGTGAGGCATCGACCCACCACTGTTTTTACAACCCGCCACAGAAACACGCAAACGCTTAATCACAGTATCCTGCCCAATAATTTCATCAAATGATGATGGTCGCATAGCCTTAGACATTATAGTCCTCCAATTTTTGATATAGCTTTTTTAACAATTAAAAAATGATCAACAAATATCTCAGATTCACACACTAATTCAATACAAACTTTTGCTTCTTGTTTTTTGTATCCCAAACCCACCATAGTATTTATTGCACTATTTATTAGGGCTTGGCTGGTTCTTATTTTATCAGACGTTTCTGCTTTGTCCAGTGTTTCTTTAACTGGATCGGAGGCATGGTAGACTATCTTTATTTTTTTAATTAATTTAGGCTTAAAAATAGTTCCGCAATCACATACTATTTTGAAGTTTTTAGTTTGAACTTCTCTCAAAAATAACCAATAGTTAAATCCACAATCAGTATTTGGACAAGTATATTTGAAAGATGCACTTATCTCAGTCGGTTTCTGGTTTTTCTTCTTTTTTGTTATCATCTTTCACCCAAAAAATAAAGTCGTTAGATTCAGAATCATACGCCGTTTCAACTAATCCTTTGTTAACTAATCCATTTAATATATTGCTAGTCATTCTATCATTTAAAGAATATACTATCTTCATATAAGCATCATCGTTTACTAGATATCTTATTTTAGAAGTAGTTTTATTTTTTTCTTTTTTTAGAAAACCTACTATTATAGCAAATGACTCATCATAGGATAATATCTTATCTAGTTCTTGTTTATCTTTATCTGTTACAGACACAATAAAATCGTCTTTCTCCTCGATTTCTGCACCAAAAGAATTAAAGACTAATGCTCTTGTGGCTTCTACGAATCCATCAAAATCTTTAATTATAAACCAGTCATCACTATTATTCTTCTTCATAAATTTTCCTAATTAAGTATTTCAAATAAAGATTCATAATATCTTGGCTGACTAACCACATGTTTAGCATGAGCCTGTAAATGTAGTTCGTATTCTTTTTGGAGTTTATTATATATAAAGTATTTTATTTTCCACATTCCTTCGTTCCAATAGTTGTTCCCCAAGTACAGGGACTTTTTATCGTCCGCTGTACTGGAGAACGAACTATTCACAGGTAACGCAATCGGAGAAAATCCATCTGGAAGTAACGGAGTATTATAGTTAGATAGGTTCTTCAACGCATCTTCTATAGCCTCCTTACTTATCCATTTATATTCTATCTTATTAATCAGACTATCCATATATTTCTTGACCCATTCAGTATCTATCTGAAAGTAGAACTTGTAAGGATCATTATCTTCTGGATATTCTTGATTATTCATAATTTACCTAAACTCTTTCAGACCATCTTGGTCCAGTATTATCAATTACATGAGGTCGAGTTGGTTTACGTCCACGCTTACCTTCATACCCTAATCGTTTCATAATATTACCAACTGTTTGACCACTAACATACCATTTTATGTTCTCAAACTTGCCTTCTTGCAGAAGTTTAGCCACGTCCCAATTGTTACTGGTTTTTTGAACTAATGCGATAAAATATTTTCTAGAAGATTCATTATCTAGTAAATGCTGTAATAGTTTATTTGTGTGTCTTCCCATAATTTATTCCTCCTAGTCCAGAAACAATCGGGGGACACAACAAGCATCCCCCGACTGATCCGGTTTTAATCAACCAACACAAAACTTATCGCTAATCTGGCTTGCCAAGTCTCTGGCAGCACCAGAAAGAAATCGGTTGTTGCTGAAATACAACGCTGTGGATGCTTGGTTGAGGTACTCGACCACCGTTTTTAAAAGTTTGGCCTGCTCCCCACTCAAAACTAAACCACTGTCACCAGCATGAGAAGGCAACACTGGCGACGGATCACCATAAGCCTTTTCGTACTTGTTGTTGTAAGTTTTTGAAAGATCCTCATTATAACTATCTGGAGTCTGATTATAAGACGCCCAAGCACTACTCATAGAGTTTTTTTGACCACAATAATCGGCACTACTATTTGTATAGGTTGCTCTTTGACTATTAAGTTCGTTCAGAATCTTTGCAGCAGCATCAACCGTCACAGGAAGCCCATTAGCATCAGACTTCTTATAGGTTTTTCTCCACTGTTCAAACCAAGCATCACTAGTAGCGTTAGGAACAATAGTTACTGTTGCTGGTTGACCATTTAATGCAGAGATTAAATCTTGAACATTAACGCTTTGACCAGTTGAGCCATTTAGAATACTGGTAAAGTAAGACGCCTTCTTTTCCCAGCACTTACGCCACCAAGTATAAGGAACTCGATAAATCTGATTGATCTTTATGGCTCGTGCATCTCCACCAAAGTAATTTACCAGTTTCTTCTGAATACCATTCCATGTGGTTTGATTAATCAGAGTTCGACTTTGATCATCCATAATCCAATAAATCTGATAACCGTTACGAGTATCTACTACCCAACTTGGCTTAACAGGAAAATTATTGATCTTATCAAGAGAGGACTGCTTAAACTTCATAACCTCTTTTGAGGGCAGATAGTTTCCGTTAGAGTCTCGACCAGCATCAATATCAACAAAGCAACAAGCAATGGTATTGATAGCATACTGTTTACGTCCTCCATTAACGTAGAAGTAAGCATCAGAGTTGCTATTCTCGTTAGCGTCATGTACCTCGTTTAGATCACTTGTATGCTTCATACTACTAATCTTTCTACGAGGATCTCCATTGTAGCAAAAGATATGCCCAGCATTTAGATTAAAGGAATCTAGAAACTGCTGCTGTAGTCTACTCCACGAATTAACGTGACGCTTTCCAGTATTGCTGTTAGCCTTATCATACGGATTAAAACCAAGTTCCATCTTAAACATATTTCACCATTACCTGTAATTGTAAACAACCCAAACCAATATCGGGATAGCAACCTCTACTATCATTAGCGATATAAAATAGCGGGAGAGGAATTGAACCTCTCTCAAATAGCGTTTGTTGAGTTTCCCAACCAGAGGCTATTATCTTAGTCACCAGACTCCACTTTATTTTTATTAATCAGTTATAATCGTCGTAATCTTCCTCATCATCTTCAGCATAAGCCTCTTCGTCATCATCCTCATTCCATCCCCAATCATAATCATTATCATAATCTTCATCCTCATCCTCGTAATCATCCTCACTAAAGACAGATGAATAAAGAGGCTTGAGAAGTTCGCCTTGATACTCTCCGACAACTTCATATCGGCAAGTGCGAAGTTTCTCATAGTTACAATCACTAGGAACACTCACAACATCAGCAGGATTAATCTTAACGATAACGATCTTATCTCCATTTTCAAGACTACCATAACCGGCCACATAATTCAATGCACCAGCATGAAGCCCATTAGAACAACCTCGGCCACGATCATCATCAACCTTTGATCGGGTCATTTCACAAACATTACCAACATGATTATCAAATACTCCGCGATATTTGTCCATGTAATCTGCTCTGACTGCCTTATAAGCAAGGAAATAACCATCCTCAGTAATAGGCAGATGCTCATGCTCAAGGAAATCATACAGTTCCTTTTGACTCTGCATACTAGGATTCTCCATCAGGTTATTCAGGAAATTAACAAGAGGCTGAAAAGGCAGACCCTTGCTCATAAACTCCAGAATTCTCTTGCTAATCGACCCATGAACAACCTCACCCTCATAAGTTACCTGACCATTCTTGATTTCAACAAGACCGTCGCTAAAAGTAGCAACTGCCTTCTCAATATCAATCATTTCAAGCAACTCGTCAGATGTTGCAGAGGGCAATGCCTCTAGAATCATCTTGTAGTTAAGATGGTCGGGCAGAACTTGAAAACTCTTATTGTTCAGCACAACCGTCAGATTACCATCGACAAACATAAACGGAACACTCATAATATAAACTCCTATTGTTTTTAGTTACCTTGTGAATTACTTAATCAAACTACTCAATTGGATCTTAAACAAATCAACCTTATCACTATCCATAGTCTCAACCCATACAGCATTATTTCTCTTACCATA